ATGTTAGAAAAGCAATAGCTTCAAACCCAAACCTTGATCCTGTACATCATGCTAAACTAGTTAATGATGCAAAGCCTGATGTTAGAGAAGCAATAGCTGAAAATCCATCTTACATAAAATGGTTAGAAAACCAAAAAAACGAATCTCTAATTAAAATGTCTAGACCTAAAATCACATTCCCTCAAATGGGAGTTGGAACTAGACCCGACCAAGAAGTTCAGTTGGTAGAGACTCCTAGACAAAAGAAGCTTTTTGCTCGCAAAGTTGCTCAACAAAAAATACCAGACAAAGTAGCTACAACACTTACTGCGGATTATCAACCTAAAGAAGTAAAAGTTTCTATGCAGGCTTCTAGAGATAGAGAAACAAAGAAACTCGTAAACACCCTTTCCGGCAGGACTTTAGGACTAAGTGCTACTACGCCTACAAAACCTTTTTCAGTTACTTTAGCCGGAAAAGAGCGCTCTAAGTTCGAAGAAGGCGATGAAGAGTACAAAAAGAAATTAAGTGAACATGAACAAAAAACAAAAGCACTAAAGTTAGGCTATAAGCAAGCGTTAGATGAATGGTGGAATAAAAAATATCAAGCAACCCTCAGAGGCGACCCTGGCGCTCTTACAATAGAAGAGTTAAAAACAACAAAGCCTGTAGAGCCCAAATACCCCAGGAGACCGTCTAAAAAGAAAGTTGACACTAGCAAACTTTCACCTGAGAAAATTAAAGCCCGTGGCCAATCAGTTGATTCAACCATACATCATGAAGCTTTCCATGATAGTTTAGCTAGAATTAAAGCAAAACACGGACAAAAGGCTTATTCTGGAGTACTCCAAGGGCTTTTGAGTCATTATGACAAAGACACTCTTACTCATGTAGGCACATTTATAAGCAAAGTCCTTGGGTATAAACCTAGAACCCCATCCTTTTCAGAAGAACTTGTTACCCATAGCAGAGATATTTTAGCAAACGATGCTAAAAGAAAAAAGTTCGTAGAATTCATTAAAAAGATGAATCCTGAAAAAGGTGAAGAAAAAGCTAAAGAAGTTATCCAAAAAATGAAAAAAGGCCATCAAAAGGCTTATGAGTGGTCACAAAAATTAAAGCCAGAAGATGTATTAAAGTCTATACTTTTGTCGGATAATCTCAACAAAGCAGAAGACTTAGAAAAAGGTGCAGCTAGACGTTTATATGGAAAATTTAATCCACAAAAAGAGCTGGAAGAAACTGACAACGAAATGTCAGATTGGGTTACTGGAAATAGTGAATCCCGTGAAAAAATCCCAGATCCATCGCCAAACGCTAAATTAAGGATGATGAATAAGCTTTCATCAAAAGCTCAAGTAAGAATTAATCCACAAACAAAACAAAGAGAGTTTTTACTGCACAGACAAATGTCTGATTATGAATATGATGAAAACGCAAAAAATGGCAGAATAAATCATAATCCGTCAACTGATAACAGCGGCCACACCTCTTGGAGTTCAAACTTGGACAAAATTTACTCTGGAATATATTCCAGAGATTCTTTTGATAAAGATGACAACCAAAGTTATAATCATATAGTTTCTGCATGGATTCCAGAATCTCATATAAAAACTATACCCATTCAATACGGTGCTGCAGGAACTCAAAGTCGCAAAAAAGAAAACGGACCCCCAACAAGCACTTCTCAGAAAGAGCAAGAAGTTATCGTGAATCCAGGCCATAATTCTGAAATACATGAAGTATATAAAGATACTGGCGCAGATCCTGAAAACTGGAATTGGCAGAAAACTTTCCAAAAATCAGAATCATTAGAAAAAGGCTTAAAAGGCGATTGGCAAAAAGAAGGCTACACAATGCAGCATTCCCATAATTCTGATTTAAACCAACACAGAATTACAGCTTTTACCCCAAAAGGCGATGTAGCTGGCTCATTTATATTTGAGCAAGGTCCAACTGGATTTATGGCTACATCTGCCCACGTAAAACCAGAGCATCAGCGAAAAGGTCTTGCCTCATCAGCTTACCAGCTATTTGAAAATAGATCTGGACAAAAGTTGATGCCTCATACAGGCAGATTTGGTGAAAGTAAACAGTCCCCAGATGCTGAAGCACTATGGGCTAATCCAAATAAAACTTTCGGTAAATCAGAAGATTTTGGAAAAAACAATTATTCTTTTGTTGGAACTTGTATAGATATTGGCAAAGAAAATCACCAATTAACTAATATTGGCGATGCATCTGATTGGGACAGAATGACGACAGAAGAATCTGTACCTATTTCAAAACAAAAATTTGAAAACTATACAGGTAAAAAATATAAAAATGCTATATCTTTTGGAATACATCCAGAACATAAATTTATATGGGCAGAACTTCCACATTCAGATGGGGTTGGGACAGTACATCATTATTATTTTAAAAACTTCGGTAAATCAGAAGATTTAATTAAAACAGAAACAAAGATTAAACAGCTAGCAAATCAGTATGCTACCAATAAAGGCATGAAGTTAAGCCATAACTACCAAGTCAATCTTAATCCAGATCACGGTAAAGCTGTAGCTCATGCTTACGACCAAATGAAGCATGACCCAGAACATCCAGAAACAAAAGCCGCATATAATGCCCTTATCGGTGAAACTGGTGACCAATTCCAGCATCTAATGAATAGTGGGCTTAAAATATCTAGAATGCAGCCTGGGCAGGAAAATCCATACAAATCTTCTAAAGATATGCTACATGACCTCCATGTAAATAATCATTTATGGTATTATCCTACTGAACAAGGATTTGGAGATAGTGAACAAGAAAAGGCGCACCCCATGCTCCAAACTACTAAATTCTCTGACAACAAAAACCCACTTTTAGCTAATGATATTTTTAGAATTGTCCATGACGCTTTTGGACATGGATTAACTAATTCTACTTTTGGGCCTAAAGGCGAACACGCTAGTTATTTAGCGCATAAAGAAATGTTTAGCCCTCTAGCTCAAAAGGCACTAACTACTGAGACTTTAGGCCAGAACAGTTGGGTAAACTTTGGACCTAAAGGTGAACATAACAGGAAAAATCCTGAGCAAACGATTTTCGCAGAACAAAAAGCCGGACTTTTACCTGAATCTATTTTAAAAGGTAAATGGCATGAATAGGCATAAAAGGTCTACCGAAGAGTATAAAAAAGAATTAAACCAAATGAATAGCGATCACACCTTATCTAAAGCGGCCCCTGATTATAAGACTCAGGCCAGCTCAGGAGTAATTGCTTACTATCCAGTTTCATTTCGTGGCAAAAAGCTTTCTGATGAAGGTGTCCCGTTCCACATGACTGTAAAATTTTTTGGACATAAAGACTCCCTAGATCTTAATGATGTTAAGCAAAGAGTGGAAAAACACAGAGCATTACTGTCCCAGCCTGTAGATGAAAAAGATATAATGGCTATTCCTCACAAGTTTAAAACTCAGACAGGCATCACTCATCACGTTTTATTGTTACATGGTGTTCCAGACCATGTTAAGCAAGTATATGAAAACAATAAGGATATTGGAGCTACTTATAAAAGTTTTGCCCCACATATCACTGTTTCTGAAGAAATCTATAACCAATTAAACGGTAAACCAGCCAGAGCTACAGACTTAGGTATTAAGTTTCATCCTGCTGAGTTCAAGGTAGGCGACCAAGTACATAAGACTTTTTAGAAACCCTAATCTTTTTAATAGAATATTGGGGAGCTTATGGCTGAGCGTAAAGAAGAAAAGAAGATTTCTATTCCTAAAAAAGAATTAGTCCAGGAACACAAGCATTTAGTTAGTGTCCTTGAATCCCCTTCTCATAAAGATGATATTGCAGAAGCTACAAAGCAACGTAAAGAATTAAAGGGATATACTAAAAAAGCAGACCCACTTGCATCAGAACTTACATCTGAAAAAGGTGTTTCAGAATCTGGCATTGAAGCAAGAAGAGCCGACCCAAAACAAAAAGGTCTAGTGTCACATGGATATGCTAGAATTACTTCACCAGAAAAGCATGGCGAAAGAGCTAAAAACTATTTCAGGCAGACGTTAAATAAACTTAAAGCTCAAGCTAAGCCAAATCTCCCTAAATCTGAAGAAGCCATGGAAAAGTCTACAGCCCTAGAAAGATACCTTAAAGCAAAAGGTAAAAGTAAATGGGAAGCGAGAGCTAAAAGATCAGCAGGTACTCCAAAAGGTGTTCATACCCCCACAAAAGTTAAAGGTGGAAATAGTGAAGCTGGTGATTTTGCTATAGGAAGAAAAGTTCCAGCAAACGATTACGATTTTTCTCCAAACAGAACAGCCGGAAAAGAAAAAGCAAGATCTTTACACGCAAACAAATTAAAAGAACTTCGCAATATGCCTAAGCCAAATCTACCTAAATCTGAATATGAAGATATTGATAATGATGGCAAGAATGATGCACAAGAATCTCATGGCCAGATTAATAGAAAAAAAGCTGATTTAAATCAAGATGGCAAAATTACTCACAAAGAAGCTGTAAAAGCATCTAGCATGAAAAAAGAAGAGCTAGACAAAAAAGATAGATGCTGGGATGGATATAAACCAGTCCCTGGTAAAAAGCCGTATGAAAAAGGTTCTTGCGCCCCAATTGAAAAGTCAGAAGAAGTTCCATGCACCTGTGGAGCTGAAGATATCAAAAAAGACGAAAAGCCTTTTCATGGGTACAATAAAGAAAAGCATTCAAAGTCTGGCGGATTAAATGATAAATACCGTAAAAAGTATAATCGTGAAACTGGCTCTAATTTACAACGTCCAAGTAAAGATAAAGACAATTCTAGGCATAAATCATTTTGTGCAAGAATGTCTGGAGTAAAAGGTCCAACTTCAAAAGAAGGAAAACTTACCCCTAAAGGCGCAGCTTTAAAAAGATGGAATTGCTCTAAAAACGATGACGCTAAAAATCTTACTAAAGATGAATCAGCAGCAACTGCCGTTGCACCAAAAATCTGGTCTATTAAGCATCAGCCAACAGAACAGGGCGGTTTTGTACATTTTTCTCATCCACAACACGGAACTGTAACAATTAAGAAAAACCCAAGACCTGGACTTGCTACTGAAAACCCGTATGTTGCTGTTCACAATGGAGCCCCTGTTGGTAGATATAAGGATATCCATACTGCGGTCCATGGTGTAAAAAATTATGTTAGTACTTTGGGTAAACAGACTAATACTAGAATGATTAACAGACCAGTTGCAAAATCTGAATATTTTAAGCTTAAGCTTGAATCATTAAAAAAAGCTGGGTGGGGATTTGGACTTGGCGGAACTTGGGGATTTCACACTATTAATAATGATGAAAGCTCTAATAGATTTGGTAAAGATGATCAAGACCCTAAAGTTTGGCCAGAAGATCACCCAGACTACCGTCATCATTCAAAAAACGCAACTCCATATACAGGAGCTGGAGTAACTCGTAATAGTCGTGGCGGAGCTAGCGTTTCAGTTGGTAGTAGAGGTCATTATATTGATGCAGATCAAGTTCCGCATATAATTAACGCTCTTACTAGAGGTAAAAAGGCAACAGTAGAATCTAAAGGTTTTGGAAGAAAAGCTGAATACGGGCCAGAGCATCTTGAAGAGTTTAAGAAAGTTTTTTCTAAAAAGACAGAAGGCTTAGGTAAATCAGAAAAGCTAAAAAAAGATGAAGGCAGTTCATCTTATGTAGATGGCTATTTAAATAAGATGGACAAATCCCTAAAGACTTTTCTTTTACACAAAGACCGAAATGTTGATTCTATAGTTAATTCTGCATTAAATAAAGGGCAAAAAGAAAAAGCTTTACATAAATTAAAATCTCAAGAAAAATATTTAAGACGAGGATATGAATTTTCAAAATTTGTTAAAGATTCTAAAAATTCTCAAACGGGTCCTCAAATTAAAACTGGAACTTTAAGTGGAGCAAAATATAAAGATCGCCCAATTCCAAAATTCGGTATTGTCGCTGGCCATACTTGCCCACAAAAAGGTAATTGTTTTGGTACTTGTTATGCATTGCAAGGCCAATATGATATGAATAAAAATCTTATTACAAATAATGTCAATAATTGGGCTGCAGCAGAGAGAGATGATTTTGTACCTAAAATGTCAGAACATATTAGCAAAACTGTTCACCCAGGCTCTCTTTTTAGAATTCATGATTCTGGAGATTTTTATAGTCAAGATTACCTAGACAAATGGAGAGATATCGCAAAAAACCATCCAGATAAAACCTTTTATGCATATACTAAATCATTAAATTTAAACTTTGATGATATCGATAAGCTTCCAAATTTTAAGATAATTAGATCTATTGGAGGTCAGCAAGATGATAAGATTGACCCAAGTAAGCCCCATGCTGTAATTTTTCCTAATATAGAAGAGCTGCACAAGAACGGATACACCTATGTTGGCGATAACGATGCTTTAGCCGCAGATCCAAATGTCACAAAAATAGGACTAGTCCATCACGGTACTAAAGGTAGAGATTTTCATCCAAATATTTATTCACATTTAGGGATAAATCTAGCTGATACAAAAGTTAGAAAAGCCCCTAAAGCAGATAAAAAACCTAAATTAAAACAAGAGTCTAGTCCAAGTTTTGATGTTAAACTCATTAAAAATGAAATAGCTAATAACCAAGAAAGTTTATCTGGACATACTTTAGACCAGCCAGATTTAATGAATAGACTTATGGATGATTATAAATTGAATAATTATTTTAAAGCTAAATTGGCTAAAAACCCTAATCTTAAGTAGGTAAAGAGGTAATAAAATGGATAAAAAACAACTTTTAGAAATGACTAAAGCTTTACTTATTAAAGCTCAAAAAGATGGCCTTAAAAAAGATGATATGCCACATCCTGCTAATTCCCCAGAAGACAAGGCTCATGATATCGTAGAAGAGGATGAAAGCATTAAGCAAGCCTTGGCTATCCTAGATACTCCTGAAAAACAAGCTAAAATGTTTGAACACCTCCGCTCTTTGTCTGATAAAGAAAGTCTCCGTTCACCTGAAAATCAAGAAGCAGGTAAGGAAATGGAAAAATCAGCAATTGAGATCGTAAAAGGATTGCTTAAGAAGTCCCAAGAAAACCCTGCTGAGTTTGAAGAAATGGCTAAGGCTTTGATGCCAGCCCCTGCTACACCCCCTGCTGCTCCAAAAGGCACCGCAAAAGCTCCTGCAGCTAAAATGCCTAAAGCACCTAAAATGCCTAAAAGTCCAGCTGCTCCTGCTCCTCAGATGATGAAAGAGGAAAAAAAGGAAAAAAAGGAAGAAATGGAAAAATGCGGTCCAATGAAGATGAGCAAAGAAGAGATTAAAGAAGATTTAAAGAAGGAATGGAAGCCTAAATTCAAAAAGGAATCTAAATAATGTCACAAAAGAAACGTGAGATTAAAAAAGAATATACCATTGTTGGCCAGAAAGCTGAAGAAAATCAAACTCTTACAGCTAATCAGCCACAGCCTATGCATATTCAAATTTCTTTTGATCAATGGTGGTTACAAACGCAACAAAAATATAACTTTAAAACTGACCTTAAAGAGGCCCTGAAGAAACACTTTGAAGCCAAAGGTTTCATGGACGATAGTAGGAATTTCGATAAAGGGTTGAAAGATTTTGGGTTTAATACCTAATCTTTTATATAGGCAGTGGAGGATTAAAAATGGCTCAATCATTTACTAACGAAGACGGTATTACGCTGATAAATCCAGGTACTTATGTATCAGTATCTGTTAAATCTGGACAAGGAGCTATTGCTTCTGCCGGAGTTGTTACACTCATCGGTGAAGCTGATGAAGGAGACGGATTCCTTTCTGAATCTGATCTCGCTGATGTAGCATTTACCCCTGATCAATATGGTAAAGTATTGCTCAAGTACGGTTCTGGTCGCATCGTTGATGCCTTCAGAGCTATTGTTGCTGCTGCTAACGATCCTAATATCGCAGGCGCTGTAACACTAGTAAGAATTTTAAAAACAAACCAATCAACTGCTGCCTCTGCATTGATGTCAAAAATCCAAGCTGACTACGCTGAACTTAAAGCTCGTAAAGCTGGTGCCCCTGGAAATACTATCCGCTTTAAATCAGAAGCTGTATCTGTAGAAGTTGCTCCTGAAACAGGAAAAATCTCTTACGCTCCTCTTTTGACTGGAAGCGCATCTTTGGGAGTTCGTGCTAACGGATTGATCAACTCTTCTATTTCTGTATCTGCTAAACAATCTGCTGAAGCTCTTGTAGCTTCTATTGAAGATTTACAAAAAGGTATCCTAGCTAAAGGTGGGCAAGAAAAACTTATCTTGCCTGCTGCTGGAACTACAATTAGTTTAGCCGCTGCCGATGCATCTACAATTGTAATCACACTTGCTACTGGCTCTCAATGGACAGAAGTTCCTGAAGCTGGCGATACTCTTGTTATCCCTGCTAACGGTGATTACTCTGCTGCTCAAGATTCTGCTATCTCTGGTGCTGCTGGAGAAAACGTAGGTACATACATCGTTCAAGATGCTACAAATACTTTGACTTCAGCTACTATCACTGCTAAGAAAATTTCTGCTGCAGGATCTCTTGCTGGAGATTCTGGCACAGTAAGTGTAGATAAGCGTGATATCGTTATCTACAAACAAATCGAAATCAAAAACCTTTCTGGTCAAGACCTTAAAGCCCTTGTAGGAGTCGATGGGTCTTACCAATCTACTCTCAATGATGGTGTTAACGCAAAAATCCAACTTCCTGCTGGAAAAGTTTTTGCAACTCAACCTAAAGCTGGAGACATTGCGGTATTAGAAGCTGCTTTCTGTTCTGTTGCTGCTGGTTTCTACCAAGTTGTTAGCGCTACAACTAACACTGTAACTTTAACTAGACTTTCAGAAGGAAGCTCTGGATCTACCACTTCTTCTGAAGCTGTAGCTGCTCCAGTAGAAGAAGCTACTCAACCTATGAAATTGATGCAAAAAGAGATCGATGGACTCGGTAAAACTCTTTGTATCGAAGGTGACGTAGAAGCTATCTTCAAAAAAGCTGATGGGTCTGCTGCTGGACTTTCTAACAAACAACTTATTTCTGCTTCTGAATATAAGAACCAAATGACATACACTAAAGGTGATGCTTCTGAGTCTCTTAAAGCTGGCGGTGAAGTTGTACTCCTCGTTGGATGCTCTGAAGAAGATGCTACAATGGTTATCGATGATTCTAAAATTGACTTTAAAGTTGCATCTGTAACTAGATTTTCTGCCTCCTATAAAGACTTTAAAACACTTTCTGACCTTGCTTCTTATATCAGCTCTCAGACTAACTTCTCTGCGTCAGTTGCTTCTTCTAAGTACGCTGCAGCTAAACCTGCTGACTTAGATAACGGCACATTTGCTATCTCTGGACTTGAGTCTCATAAGAACGGAAGAATTAAGAGAGATGCTTCTGAGTGGGCTAAAGCAAACGCTGGGTCTACACTTGTAGCTGTTACTCTTAAGGCTGAAGCTGGTCTTCCTGTTACTTCTGCTGACAAGTTCTTGACTGGTGGAGCTAAGAACGGAACTACTTCTGCTCTTATCACTACAGCTATTGACGCTGCAGAAAAACTTGAAACAAACTTTGTTGTACCTCTTTTCTCAGTAGATGCTGATGCAGACATCGAGCAGAGCGAAACTGAAAGCTCTTCCACTTATACAATTGATGCCATCAATGCTTACGCTAAAGCACACGTCATCAAAATGTCTGCCATCAAAATGAAGAAAAACAGAGTAGCACTTCTTTCTAAAGAATCATCTTACGATGCTGCTAAGGAAGCTGCCGGAGAACTTTCTTCTTACAGAACTTATCTCTGCGTACAAAAAGCTAAAAACGTATCTTCTACTGGTGAAATCAAGATGTACCAACCTTGGATGTCTGCAATTATCGCTGCTGGAATGCAAGCTGCTGCAGGTTACAAAGGTATTGTTAAGAAGTTTGCCAATGTAACTGGTATCGCTACTCCAGAAGGCGACTTCGACCCGAACCTCCCTGGTGATTCTGAAGATGCATTGAAAGCCGGAATCCTTTTTATGGAAAAAGTTCCAACTGGTGGATTCCGCTGGGTATCTGATCAATCTACATACAGCTTAGACAATAACTTTGTCTATAACAGCTTACAAGCTGTCTATATCAGCGACCTTATCACACTTACTCTTATTGATCGTTTTGATAAGCTTGTTGTTGGTAAATCAGTTGCTCAAATGACTGCAAATGCCGCTCTTTCAATCCTTGAAGCTGAAATGTTTAACTTCCAGCGTCTACGTTGGATTGCTTCTTCCGATGATGCTCCTAAAGGATACAAGAATGCAACTGCCACACTTAACGGTGGAGTAATGGAAATTGCTGTAGAAATCAAATTGGCAGGACTTATTTACTTTGTTCCTATCAGCCTTTCTATCAGTCAAGTTACTCAGACAGCGGCTCAACAATAATAAATAAAGCTCAATAAAGCGCAAATGACCTATCCTATACTTTAGGGTAGGTTTTTTGTTTTTAAGGGTATAATTATAAGTGCAATAACCTAATCTTAATAGAGACAAACCTTGCTTATATAAGGGGGCAAAATGGCTATTCTTAGTGGGTTATCTGGGGTACAAAAAGGCGAATTAAGTACAGTAACTCTGGATAAAGCTGCCTTATTTGCTTTGCCAGCAATTACAGGATATTACGCAGTTCAAGCAAATGTAAAAAAGGCAATTTTTTACTACAAAGAGACTACTGTAGGTCAAAAAGAAGTATTAACTTTTGATCTTTCACAAGCTACACCGTCTACTACAACTACATTTTCTTTAAAAGCTGAAAATCAATGGGAAATCTTTAAAATTATTCTAGAAGACTTCGATAGCGGCTTTTTTGTAATTGAGGGTAACGACCTACCTTCTGATATTGATATTAACTTTGTATAAGATTAAACGAGGACTAAAATGACGATATTAAGCGGATTAAGTGCTTTAGAAAAAGGTCAACAAGGTACAGCTACTTTAGATAAGGCTGGACTATTTGCCTTAGCTCCAATAGCTGCTGACCCATATTTTTCTGTACAATCAAACGTAGATAAAGCTTTATTTTTCTATAAAGCTACAAATTCTACCCAAAAAGAAATTCTGATTTTTGACTTAAGCCAAGCTCAACCAGAGGCTATAGCTAGTTTTTCAGAAACGGCACTAAATGATTGGGAAATTGAAAAAATTATTTTAACTGATTTTGACGGCGGATCTTTTATTGTACAAAATGGTGATTTACCGACAGACATACAAATTCAATTACCTAACTTAGTGACATTTACTGAAACAATTTCTGGCGTATCTAAAATTAATGCTGTAGTAAGAACATCAGCAATCCAATCAGATGGTAAGATTTTATTGGGTGGAGATTTTACAAATTATGGAGGCACAATAGGCAGAAATAAGCTTATTAGATTAAATGCTGACGGTACATTAGATACAGCATTTTGTGTAAACGCTGTTGATGGATATAAATTTAGCAATATAGTTTGGGCAATAGCAGTTCAATCAGATGGTAAGATTCTTGTTGGTGGAGATTTTACAAATTATGGATTCACATCAGGTAGAGGCAGGCTTATTAGATTAAATGCTGACGGTACATTAGATTTAGATACAAGTACTCCTAATGGTCAGCATTTTCATACTAATGCAGTTGATGCAACCAAGTTTAACAATACAGTTTACTCAATAGCAGTCCAGTCAGACGGTAAGATTCTAGTAGGCGGAAACTTTTCAAACTATGCAGGTACAACAAATAGAAATAGGCTTATTAGATTAAATGCCCATGGTACATTAGATTTAGATACAAATACCCCTAATACTGCACATTTTCATACTAATGCAGTTGATGCAGCTAAGTTTAGCAATACAGTCTGGACAATAGCAGTCCAATCAGATGGTAAGATTCTAGTAGGCGGAAGCTTTTCAAACTATGCAGGTACAACAAATAGAAGCTATTTAATTAGATTAAATGCCCATGGTACATTAGATTTAGATACAAATACCCCTAATACTGCACATTTTCATACTAATGCAGTTGATGCAGCTAAGTTTAACAATACAGTTTACTCAATAGCAGTTCAATCAGACGGTAAAATTCTTGTTGGTGGAGATTTTTCAAGTTATGCAAGTACATCAGGTAGAAATAGACTTGTTAGATTAAATGCTCATGGTACACTAGACACATCATTTTGTGCTAATGCATCTGATTCGTTTAAAATTAATAATATAGTTTTCTCAATAGCAGTCCAATCAGATGGTAAGATTCTAGTAGGCGGAGACTTCACTAATTATTCTTTTGTATCAAACAGAAATAGACTAATTAAATTAAATGCCGATGGAAGCTTAAATACTGCATTTTGTGCTAATGCATCTGATGGAGATAAATTTAATGCCATAGTTTATTCAATAAAGGTTCGATCAGATGACAGTTTGGCAGTAAGCGGATTTTTTAATGGCGGCTACGATAAAAATACTCGCTTTACAATAATTAATTCTGACGGAACATTTAATCAAACGACTTTAGAAATATCGGGAATTGGAGCTAAAGTTCCAGTTGGTACAATTTTGGCAATAGCAGTACAGTCAGACGGTAAGATTCTAGTAGGCGGAGCATTTCAACGATATGGGGGAGTATTAAACAGAAACTATTTAGTTAGATTAAATGCTGATGGTACATTAGATACAGCATTTTGCACTAATGCAGTTGATGGAGCCAAGTTTAGCAATACAGTCTGGGCAATAGCAGTCCAGTCAGACGGTAAGATTCTAGTAGGTGGATCATTTACAAGTTATGGTACGGCAGGTAGAAACTATTTAATTAGGTTAAACTCCACTGGAACTTTAGATTTAGATACAAGTACTCCTAATAGTCAGCATTTTCATACTAATGCAGTTGATGGAGCCAAGTTTAACAATACAGTTTACTCAATAGCAGTCCAGTCAGACGGTAAGATTCTAGTAGGTGGAGATTTTATAAATTATGCAGGTACAACAAATAGAAATAGGCTTATTAGATTAAATGCTCACGGTACATTAGATTTAGATACAAATACTTCTAATAGTCAGCATTTTCATACTAATGCAGTTGATGCAACCAAGTTTAACAATACAGTTTACTCAATAGCAGTCCAATCAGATGGTAAGATTCTTGTTGGTGGAGCCTTTTCAAGTTATGCAGGTACAACAAATAGAAGCTATTTAATTAGATTAAATGCTCACGGTACATTAGATTTAGATACAAGTACTCCTAATAGTCAGCATTTTCATACTAATGCAGTTGATGCAGCTAAGTTTGGTGCAATAATTAGGACTGTATACGTACAGTCTGATGGAACAATTCTAGTAGGTGGAGACTTTTTTCATTATGGAGGCACAACAGGTAGAAGTAAGGTTGTTAAATTAAATGCTCACGGTACACTAGACACATCATTTTGTGCTAATGCAGTTGATGGATCTAAATTAAATGGAAGTATCTATATAGCTAAACCACAATTAGATGGCAAAATTTTAATAGGTGGAGGGCTTATAAATTATGCAGGCGTAACAGGTAGAAACTACTTAGTTCGATTAAATGCTGATGGTACATTAGACACAGCATTTTGCACTAGTGCAATTGATGTAGGAAAATTTAACAATCCGCCTTATACAGCAGTTGATCAATTAGATGGCAAATTGTTTATAGGTGGAGAATTTACCACTTATGCAGGTAAATACGATAGATTAATCGTATTAAAAAATGGTCAAATATTTTAATTAGGAGATTAAAATGGCATTGATAAATGGAATAAATTCCGTAACAAAAGGCTCATCAGCGTCTTTGACTTTAGATAAAGCAGTCTTATTTGCACTACCCTCAGTAGTGGCTAGCGCACATTTTAGCGATCAGACAAATGTTAAGTTGGTAAAAATTAAATATAAATCTAGTCCAGGTAACCAAACCAAAGTCTTGACTTTTGAAGCTTCTCAGACTACCCCATCTGCGTCAATTCTTTTTTCTCTTAAGGCTAGAGATTTATTTCAAGTAGAAGAAATTATTCTCGTTGACTTTGACGATGCCTTTTTGTTAGTACAAAGTGTCGATATTCCTACTGGATTAAATATTGAATTTGGACCATAAACATTAATAAAATTAAATAGATAGAGTGCCTAAAAATATTCTATTTATTTTCCTACCCATAACACATTAAAAAACCTAATCTTTTCAGTATATAGGAGTTAATCATGGCTAAAGCTCAAATTTTAACAGGTGCGAGGGCAAAAATCCTAATCAACGGTAACCCCGTCGGCCTTTTTACACAATGCAGCTGGTCTATCAGACAAGATAAACAACCTGCTTTTATTCTTGGCAGACACAATCCTGCTGAACTTGTACCTACATCACAAGAGCCTGTTTCTATCAGCTTAACTGGCTACAGAGTTATAGATGCTGGACCTTACAAAGTTGCTAATGCTACACTTTTAAGAAATCTTTTAAATGAAGAAGATTTTACAGTTGAAATTATTGATCGTCAAACTGGTAAGCCAATTTTTAAAGCTGAAGGTTGTCGTGTTACTGGATGGTCTTCTGGTGTTGCTGCAAGGTCTACTAGCGATATCCGTGTAGATATTACTGCAATCAGAGCCGAAGATGAGTATGGCTCTTCTGTAGGTGGAGATGACGAAACTAATAGCGCATCTAACCTAAGCGATGGAACGTAATTAGTTACAATAAACAATTATTAAATCAAAAGGGTGCCTAACGGTGCCCTTTTTAGTTTAAAGCAGCAAATCTTTTAAAAACTTAGTTAATGCTGCATCTATTTTAGAGCTTTTTTCTCCCACAGATTCAGATTGTTTAATATGATTTAATACAGATAATACATCATACAGACTAACGTCTTTGCCACTATCTATTAATCCACCGCCTGGGCCACGAATAACAGTAACTAAACCATTTTTAGCCAATAATCTTACTGTTTTATGTAGAAAAAACTTAGTGGTCCCAATTTTAGCTGCTAAAGCATCAACATTCATTGGTTTACCAGTAGTATCATTTTTGAGTATCTCAAGCAGCTCTATAGATATTTTAACATCTTGAGGAATTTTCATTTAGAATCCTTTTTAATATAAAATCTTCCAGTAGCCCATTTAGGGTCTGCAGGATAAAAATTTCTAGGGGCATCTAAACTAGCATAGGCTAAGGTTTTGTCTATTTCATATTTATCTACATCAGGATATTGACGTTTAATCCAATCAATAGACGCCTTTTCAAAAGCCTTCCGCTCTTTTCTTGTCCATAAAAGACTATCATATAATGCCTGAGCTTTTTCTTTATCTCCCTTACATAGGCTAATGACTTTTTTCTGAAGCTGATCTAAAGGGCTTAAATCTTTAGTTACTGCATACCTAATACCTATCTTAACTTCTATGTAATCATTAGCTTTTAATAAAGCTAATTCATCTCTTAGAAGCTTAGCTTTTACGGCTTTAATAGCCTTATAATACGAAGGATAAAGCTTTTTATGTTGTTCTATTGTGTATACTCTAGGAACTCCAGTAATATCTAAATAAAATTGATTAGGTGCAGTCACAACATTACCTTTTAAGTCTTTAGTCTTAAGGGGTTGTTCTAGTAGTTTAATTTTTACAGCAGAAATCATAGCTACATAATCTTTTAGCTTGGGAGAATGCTCTCTATCAAAGCGAGCATCACTTTCATATAAAACATAAACTTCGCAGCCAATCCTTTGAGATAAATCCATTAGATCCAAATAATCATTTGTAAGGTTGAGGTCACCGTACCAGATTTTCCCATGATCTTCAGTACATACGTTTGCATTAAAAACAATCAAATCTTTAGGATTTTCTTTTCTATATCTGCCCTTAGAATAGCAGATCAATCGACCCAAGTGACCTAACAGTAGATTTGCGGTTTCTAAAGCTTCTTTTCTTGTAACTAACATACATCCTCCACAGGTATATTATACCACAAAAATAGACTATACACTAACTTTTCCCCCAAGGGACGGGTGAGATTCATAGCCTTCCAATTGAATATCTTCCATTTTAAAATCATCAATATTTTTAACATCAGGATTAAGTTTTAATTTACACATAGGAAAAGGCTTCCTGGCCATCTGCTCTTTAACTTGATCAATATGATTAGTATAAATATGAGCATCGCCAATTACATGAACAAAATCGCCTACCTCTAAACCGCAGACTTGAGCTATCATATGAGTTAATAAGGCGTAGCTAGCTATATTAAATGGAACTCCTAAGAATATGTCACCACTACGCTGATAAAGTTGACAGCTAAGTTTATTGTCACGAACATAGAACTGAAACATAGTATGACAAGCAGGCAGGCTTTGTTTGCTTAGGTCTGCAGGATTCCATGCACTTACAATTAATCTGCGAGATTCAGGATTAGTTTTAATTTGCCCTATAACCTGAGCAATTTGATCAATAGTGCTGCCATCGGGAGATTGCCATGAACGCCATTGTTTCCCATAAATGGGACCTAAGTCACCATCTTCTTTAGCCCATTCATCCCAAATGTTTACGCCCAGAGCTTTTAAATCATTATTGTTTGTGGAGCCAGACAAAAACCAAAGAAGCTCACCTTTAATACCTTTAAAAAATACTTTTTTTGTTGAAAGTAAAGGAAAGCCTTCACTTAGAGGAAACCGCATTCTTACCCCAAACAGACTAAGGGTTCCAGTGCCAGTCCTGTCCTTAGACTCTATTCCATGAATTAAAATTTCATTACATAAGTCTAGGTATTGATCATCAGCAATATTTATATCAAATTCGTAATCGTTAAACATAAAACCCTCAATTCATTACCCACCATAAAATTTCAAGCCATTTCCAGATGCCAAAACAAAGAGTTACAAACATTAACGCTATGTGAGGTACAAGTAAATATTTTCTATAAAACAATCGACTCATACTATAAACAACTTTCTTAGGTTTTTAGGAACAAGACTCATAGCTTTAGTTCTTTTTTTAACTATAGGAGCAGTTTCTTCAACGATTCTTTCAATTTGAATCCTCATTTGCTCACAAAGTTCTTTATCTTTTGATTCCTTACCTTTTTTGTAATATTTTACAAAGTGAGATAAAAGACTCATTTTAAAAATAAAATCTCGCTTACTCATAAATACCTCACATATCATCCAAAGGGGTTTGTTCTATAGCTTTTTTAGGAGTATCAACTAGCTCAAATGGGACTTCAATACCCTTAGTTTTTAAGAACTCTTCCAATCCTGAGATAATCAAAAAAACTTGATTATTACGACTATTGTCGTATGGAAGTGCAATATGTTCATTAAAAACCGATTGTGCTGCATCTGATATTTTAATGATATCAGACATTGTGATAGCTAATTTACTCATTTTGTATCCTTATATAAGATCTTTAGGGCGGATTCGCACCGCCTGCTCGGTTATTAGCCGAACTTGCCACTTTTAAGGCCGCAGAGTTCCTACCTCTGTGCTAAAGAAAGTTTTAAGCCACTTTTTTTATCTTTGCCTTAACATCTAATTTAACATAAGTAGACTTAGTAATCAAGTCTAATTCTGTACATTTTACAATCCCAACACGCTCTAATAAAGTATCAGCTCCAACTACTCGATTTTGCTCGATTTCTTTAAGAATTACAGCAAAACCTTCTGTTTCCATAGAACCTAAAGCCTTCAAAGTCGAGGCTATCTCTTCTTTTTTAGTCTCCAAAAGCTTAATTTGATCTCGCAATTGCATATATTGTTCACACATTTCGTTTATTTGACTTAATTTCATACCTACCTCCTAATTACAAAACCAGGATATCAAGTAATACTTTAAAAGTCAACTATTTGTCTCATTTCAATACTTTGGCTATATCCTAATCTTATTGTAGATACTTACAGTATTATAGCTTTAAAAAAAATAAAGGTACAAAGTGTCTAAATTGCCTACAATTTTTCAGACTAAATGGCCGTCCGTTCTTTTGGGGCCTATTTCTGTATCTAACTATATAGTTACAGTCCCATCTACTTATGGATTAGCTGTTAATCAAATCGTAGTATTAAGACTTGGCACAAAAGCTAAAGAATTTGAAATTAAACGAGTATTATCTGACACAGAGCTTCAACTTGGCCAAACAAACTCAGGTTTAAAAACTTTTCTGAATCCCACTGAATTTGATGGTGGAACTTTGGAAATGTCAGAACAGGAAAGAAATAAGCTAGGGTTTGAATACGTGCTTAGGGCTGTTTATCAAGAAGAGCCTGCAGTTGCACTTAGAAGCATTTTAGTTGACTGGATGGGTCAACATTACAGCGAAACTAATCCACTACCTGTTTCCGGCTCTCTTACTGTTGATATAGGAAATGAAGTAGAAATTAAAAATGACAGCGGTAATCCTGTACCTGTATCTGGTGAAGTTTCAATTAGTTCCTTGCCTGAAGTAGAAATTAAAAATGACATTAATAATCCAATTCCATCTAGCATTTATACTCCAGACGGTAATCCAAACGCATCTACAAATCCTGTTTGGGTTACTGGTGAAATGAACGCAAATATTACAAGCGGATTTAGTTTAGACGCATTTTCTAGACTAAGAGTTAGTGAGCCCTTTACTTTAGGTGATTACAAGCATTTATATGGAATTGACCCTAACTTTAATGATAATTTAATTAATGGTGGAACTGCAGTATACAATGCAAATAAGGCTTCAGCCACATTATCAACCTCAAGTGATCCGAGTTCAAGAGCTACCCACCAAACTAAAATGTATCACCATTATCAGCCTGGAAAAAGCCAACTAATACTTTCATCTGTAGTTTTTGGCCATGCTCAGCAAAACGTAACAAAGCGAACAGGTTATTTTGACGATAAAAACGGTATATTTTTTGAGCAAGTTGGAAGCAGTATATCAGACAATACAGACAATGGTACATTGAATTGGGTAATACGCTCCTATACTTCTGGCCTTGCAGATGAATCTGATATAGGCACATATAAAAGGCGAGTTCCCCAATCTGAATGGAACGTAGATAAATGTGACGGAACTGGGCCATCTGGTTTTAATATTGACACTTCAAAAACACAGTTAATCTGGACAGACTTTCAATGGTTAGGAGTTGGACGAGTAGAATGCGGTTTTGTTCATGACGGTAAATTTGTTTTAGCTCATAGATATTATCACTCAAATATATTGCCAGAAGTGTATTTAAGCAACCCCAATTTGCCAGTAAGATGCGAAATACTTAATACGGGAGCTACCACAGGTGGTTCTATGGATCAAATTTGCTCTACTGTTGCTACTGAAGGTGGATATATTGAAAGCGGTATTGATTTTTCTGTGTACTCCCCAATAAGAGCTACAATTGGCAATGGGCAAACAACATTTCCTTTAATGGCCGTTAGACTAAAAAATTCATTTAATGGATATGATAATAGAGTAAGTGCTAGAGCCAACCAAACAAGTTTTTACGTGGAAAACAATAGTATAGTGTATGAGATTATAAAATTACCATCAGCGGCCAGCCTATCTACTACTTTAAACGGTGGCGTACTTACATGGGTTTCTGCAGATGCCTCTAGTGCAGTAGAATATTGCGTAAATGCCACAGATTTTGTTAGTGTTGACGCTGATAGGCTTTCGTCTGGCTTTGTTCCATCTGGAGCTAGTCAAAATAGTTTATCCCCAGTTGCAAGCGGATCTATATCTTCAGCTAAAAAGAATGTTATATCTCAAAACTTTGATAGCACAAGCTCGGAAGTATACGTTATTGTTGTCAGTACTGTCCTTGCTGGTAACAACCTATCAGCAAACGTAGCCTGTGCCTTTCAATGGAGAGAAATCTATTAATGATATCAAATATTTGCAAAAAAATGGCAAATAATCCTAATCTTAGAATTGATGTGTCTCGTTACATAAATGGGAAAAACATAAATAAACTTAACACTTTAGGGGTGGAAATAGATGAGTAGAGTTAGATTAGAAAAGATATCTGCATCTTTGATTCCTATTCCACCTACCGGAAAAGCTAGTTTATTTTTAGATGGCTTAGATGGAAATTTAAAGCTTAAATTAGATGATGGTAATACTATCATCCTAAATAGCAGTGAAGAGTATATCCAGGACTTAGTTGCTAACTTTTTTGCAGATTCAGCTAGCTTGGAAGTATCTTATGATGATTTGGGCGACTCCATTTCTATCAATATTAAGCCAAATGTTATAAATGATTATTATGTGGACAAAATTAGTCCAGTAAAAATAACTGATACCCAGAATGGAAGGTATCAAAGCTCGTTGACAACAACGAATAGTACACCAACATTGATTCAAAGCATATCTTGTGCTGTAGATGGGTCGTGGATGGTAGAAGCGAGGGTTACGTGTAGGAGAATAGGCGGTTTATCGGGGTCTGCAGGAGATTCTGCAGTATTTAAAAGGAGCTTTCGAATCAAGTCCGAAGGTTCAACGGTAACAGTGCATGACATTCAGGCTGACTATACATCGAGAGACTTACCTAATATGCAAACTACTGAGGTAAGTATTTCTGTAAGCAGTACGAATGTTAACATTTCTGTAGTCGGGATTAGTGATACCGACCTTAAATGGAATGCTGATACGATAACAAATATTAATACATAATAGGGGAGAAATAAATTATGGCTATTATTTTATCACAAATTACAATAGGCGATCATAGAATAATGATCACCGACAGCGCACCAAATACAGGCGCTGGAATTACAGCTGAAATTGGTTCAATGATCATCGTTTCAGGAGTTGCTCCTGAAGGTGCTATTTGGCTAAAAACTGGATCTAACGATACAGACTGGAAAGTTAGTACAGTTGATAAAGCAGCATTAGATCTACAAATTCTTGGCATAGAAAATGACATTGCTCAAGAAATTCTTGATCGTGTTGCTCAAGATGCTGCCACATTAGCTTCTGCAAATTCTTACACAGATGGTGAAATTGCTCAAGAAGTAATTGACAGGAATGCTGCTATTGCTGCAGGTGATGCTGCCACATTAGCTTCTGCAAATTCTTACACAGATGGTGAAATTGCTCAAGAAGTAATTGACAGAAACGCTGCTATTGCTGCAGTAAGCCTTGATCTTACCGCATTGCAAGGAGATCTTGACGCATTAGACGGTAGAGTTATTTCTGTTGAATCTGATCTTGCTCAAGAAATTCTTGATCGTGCTGCAGATGTAGATGCTGAAGAATCTGCTCGTATTGCTGCAGATAACGCATTAGATGGACGTTTGGACATTATCGAAGGCATTGGTGAAGGTTCCGTAGCTAAAGCAGAACAAGATGCCAAAGACTATGCAGATGCTGCCGTACTAGTAGAAACTAATGCTCGTATTGCTGCTGACGATGCTCTTGATGGCCGTCTTGATGTTATCGAAGGCATTGGTGAAGGTTCCGTAGCTAAAGCAGAACAAGATGCCAAAGACTATGCAGATGCTGCTGTAGCAGTAGAAGCTGGTGATAGAGCCGCAGAAGATCTCACATTCTTAAAACTTGACGGTTCTAGACCAATGACTGGTGCCCTTAATATGGGTAACCATAAAATTGAGTTTCTTCATGCTCCAGAAAATGCATCTGATGCAGCTACTAAAGAGTACGTTGATGACTTGCTTGCTGGTCTTTCATGGAAAGAAGCAGTACACTCTGCTACAGTTGCTAGCGAAAACATTAACATTGCTAATCCTGGTACAGCTACAATTGGTGGACATTTGTTGGAGCAGGGTCAAAGAGTTCTCCTTAAAGATCAAACTGACCTTAGCGAAAATGGTATCTATATCTTTGATACTTCTTCTACAGCTTTAGTTCGTTCTTCAGACGCTGATGTTTGGGCTGAGCTTGAAGGTGCAGTTGTGTACGTTCAAGAAGGTACAAATGCTGGCGGTAAGTTTGTTGCTACCATTCCTCCAACTGGAGTTGTTGGTGTAGACGACATCACATTTACAATGTTTTCTGCTGCAAGTGCCCTTGATGGTGTTGGAACTGCTGATACCGTCGCTATCTGGACAGATGTCCACACTCTTGGTTCTTCTCTAGTTACTACTCAAGAACTTGAATATGTTTCTGGCGTAACTTCTGGAATTCAGGCGCAAATCGATGCTGAAGAATCTGCTCGTATTTCTGCAGATAACGCATTAGACGGTAGACTTGATATTATTGAAGGTGCTGATACAGTTGAAGGTTCTGTCGCTAAAGCAGAAAAAGATGCTAAAGACTATGCAGATGCTGCAGTTGCTCAAGAAGTTATTGACAGGAATGCTGCTATTGCCGCAGGTGATGCTCTTAAAGTAGACAAAGCTGGCGATACAATGACTGGCAACTTAGTTGTGGATAGCGGAACTGGATCGTCCTCTACTCTTAGCACATCCAGTTTATCTATTTCAGGAATGTTTGGCCCGACTTCTGAATTGTCAGATGGTGCCTTATCTATAGCCGATTCAATGCTGGGATCTTTGGGGCAATTACAGGCTGGAAGTTTAAATTTATCAAATCTTCCACAAGGTAAAAATATTACGTTAGCTGGTGGGGAAATTGAAACTTCTATACGGCAATTAGACCTTACATTTAATAAAATAAGTACAGATAATGGAAAAATCCGTTTATATAATTATAATGGATCTACTTATACCCCTATTCTTCCAACTCAACCAGAACACGTTACTACTAAATCATATGTTGATGCTGCTGATTCTGCGCTTGATGCCCGTTTAGATCTTCTTGAAGCTGACGATGTAACTAAGACTTATGTTGACAGCCAAGATGCTCTTAAAGTATCTAAAGCTGGCGATACAATGTCTGGTGATCTAATTGTTGATCTTGGCGCTGGCCAAACTTCAACTGTTGGACAAAATGTTGTTGTGACAGCTTCTGATGGAAGCAGTAGTACAGTAGATGCCTTATCTAATACGATTGCTGCTGGCGATGGGCTATCTGAAAGTTCTTTATCTTCTAACTCATTAACAATGTACCTTGATGACGGTACAGGCGATTATGACGCAGTTGATATTTACACTAATGCAATTAAACTTTACCATTGGGATGGTTCGGCTCAAACGCCAATCATGCCTGTTAATGATGAAGACGTTACTGTAAAAAAGTACGTTGATGACTCTATTGCTGCTCTTGGATCTGGCTCTCTTACTGCTATCCAAAACGAACTTGATGCTACTCAATTAGGTGCTGGTCTTGGAACAGGTGGTTCCTACATCCCTCATATTGGTACTAATTATATTGATGGACAGTCTTCTTTAGATGCTGCTGACGTTGCTTTAGACCAAGCATTAAAAGCTGAAGAAACTGCCCGTATCGCTGGTGATGCTGCTTCTCAAAGCTATGCCGATGGGGTAGTAGCTGCTGAACAGTTAAGAGCTTTAGCTGCAGAAGGTGTATTGCAAGATAATATCGATGATGAAGCTTCTGCACGTGCCCTTGCTGACGGACTTCTTCAAGGTGAAATTGATGCTATTCAAGATGACTATGGTGCTGCTAATGGTCTAGCTACTCTTGATGGTGGTGGAAAAGTTCCTTTGAGTCAGTTGCCTAATTCTATTATGCAATATCAAGGCGTATGGGATGCTTCTACTAACACTCCTGCTTTGGCAGATGGTGCTGGAAACGCTGATGAGGCTATCGGTGATGTATACAGAGTAAGCGTTGCTGGCTCTCATAACTTAGGATCTGGATTAATTTCATTTGAAGTTGGCGATTATGTAATCCTTAATGCTTCTAAAGTGTGGGAAAAGTCTGATACTACAGATGCAGTTGCCACTGTAAATGGATACACTGGAAACGTAGTTCTTGACGCTGCAGATTTGCTTATGGTTTCTAAACCAGCTCAAACTGTTGAATCTGAACTTGTTCAGTTGCAATTAAATATCGATGCAGAAGAAGCAAGAGCTTTAGCTGCAGAAGGTGTACTGCAAGGTAACATTGACGCAGAAGAAGCTGCTCGTATTGCCGCTGACTTGTTGAAACTTGATCTTGCTGGCGGAACAATGTCTGGCGACATCAACATGGGAAGCAATGACCTTGTTAATGCTTCTAGCGTAGTTGTCGGTGCTGCTTCTGGCGATAGCATTTTCCAATTGCAAGAAAACAACGTCAAATACAACGTATCTGCGCATGCTGCACAGACTACTGATGGAACTCAGATTACTATGTTCTCTGAGACTCCAGCTGATAACTCTGTTGGATTATACAAAGTAATGGTTACTGGTATTGATGCTGCAAACAATGACTCAGTTGCTTACGAAAGAACTGTCCGTGTTAAGAAAGTTAGTGGAGTAGTTTCTCTTGGAACTATTCAGGCCGACTATACTAGCGAAGACCCTTCTTTGAGTCAGTGTAGTATTGATATTCAAGGTGTTAGCGGAACAGTTGCAGTTAAAGTTGCAGGTGTTAATACTAAAACTATTAACTGGAAAGCTGTACTTGAAAAAGTAAGATAATTATTCAAACTATGGTAGGCCGCTTCTCTGATGGGGAGGCGGCTTTCCTCTTAACTTTAGGACTTACATATGGCTGTGTTAGGTACTTTAACTCTAAATGAAATTGTAATCTATGAAGTGGATGAAAATCCTACAATAGCCGGATTAGAGGCAGCTTCTGGATCACTAGCTATTATGACCGATGGGTCAGCTATTTTTCATAAAGGAGAAGGGGATCAATTTAACTGGGTAAACCATTCAGTTAGTGATCACGGAAATCTAAGTGGTCTTAGCGATGACGACCACATACAATACTTATTAACTGACGGCACAAGACAAATGAGCGGCTCATTAGATATGGGCAGTAATGATGTTACCAATGCTGGTGACTATAATGGAGTGACTGTCGAGGCTCATGCTTCTAGACACTTACCAGATGGCGCTGACCCTTTAGCGACATCAACCCCAGTTTCTACTGGAGTAGAAAATTCAGAAGGATCAGCAAATTCTTTTGCTAGAGCTGATCATATTCATAAAACTTTAATAAATTCAAATTTTATTTTTATAAACACAAAAACAGATTTTCCTGCGGCAGTTGGCGGAGTAATTACTCTTGCTAATAATACCACATATTTTATAACTACTGCTATCGATCTTACTGGCGATAGGTTAGTTGCAGGACAAAATACTACTATTATCGGCGGTTCGTCCGAAAACTGTTCAATAACATCAACTGGACTAAGCTCAAGTACGGCGCTAATCACATCTAACTACTCTTTACCGATGAGGAATATATCAATTACCCATGGAAAAGCATTAGATCTTGATGGTACTGGTAATGCGTCAGCGGCTTTAGATTGGTTTGGAGTAAACTTTGTTAATTGTGCAACAGTTGGAACAATCAAAACTTATACAAACTTTATTATGACTGATTGTGCATTATTAAATTCAGCTAATATGACATTTGATGGCACAATTCAAACCGTAGGATTTATCAGCTGCTTGTTTTCTGGAATAGCAGGACAAACAACCTTAAATTTTCCGTCAACATTAACAATTACTAGAAGAATACGAGCAGTATTTTCATCATTTGTCGCATTTGGCGGAGCAACAGCAATATACGTAGATCCAGCCGTTACATTTAGTGCTGGCGCAGAAAACTACATTTTAATTACTTGTAACTTTAGCGGTGGTGCTACCTATGTAGGTGGTACAAATTACACAAGCAATAACGCATTATTCCAAAACTGTAGGGGGATAACCAATTCAGCCAATGTTGGTCAAATGTATTTTATAAATGATGCTACCCCAAATTCAATTGCCTCTCAAGGGGTATTTGAAAAGATCGAGGGCACTACTATAGCATCCTCGATTAATCAAAAATTCTCACATTCATTGAATAGATTGACTTATGTAGGCGGTTTAACAAAAGAATTCGTCATAACAGCATCATGTTCAGCCAATTCAGTAACAACTCCTTCAGCAGTTCTTCTTGTTAGAATAGCAAAAAATGGCGCTACTATAGCCGAATCTGAATCACAAGTTACTACGTCTAACATAGGGAGAAACGAAAACTTTTACTGTCAAGCAATAGTAAATCTTGCCCCAAATGACTATATTGAACTTTTTATTGCAAACGATACAAGTACAAATAGCGTAATTGTAACAGATTTAAATCTTTTAGCAAGAGCGTCAGGATAATAAAATGAAAAAAATTAACGTATATGTAAATTCAGTTTTAAGATGGGAAGCTTTTAAAGATGAAGATGAATATCAGGCATGGCTTGACTCCTGTATAGCAGCCAATATCTGGGGTGCCCCTGGGACTTATACCTATGAAGTTTTAGATGGAAACGCAGAGTGGGCACAGGTAGTTTTAAAGAATGAAGTAATCACTAAGATATACGCTGACGAGAACTACTATAAAAAGAGTGACATCCTTGGGGCTGTTTCAACAATTGTTGAAGATAACTTACCTCTTGATAAAGCGTTAATCTCAAACTCACAGGGAAAAGTTGCAGCATCTTCAACAACTTCATCTGAAATTGGACATTTGTCTGGTGTTACTTCAGCTATTCAGACTCAAATTGACTCTAAAGAGCCAACAATTACATTGACAACTAACAGAGCTGTTGTTTCAGATACAAATGGTAAGGTTTCAGCGTCTACTGTTACCTCATCTGAATTAGAACATTTGTCGGGTGTTACTTCAGCTGTTCAAACTCAAATTGACTCTAAAGCAAACCATACCAATCCTACGTTAACAGGAACTATTAACTGGAGAAGTGATGCGCTAGAAGACACCGTTGATATCTCTGAGTTAATTTCTTTTACTTCTACAATGGGCTTACTTGAGGGCGGTCAAATTACTGTTAATAGTGGTCTAACTATAAATGTAGCTAGAACTATTGGATATGCTTCTAATAGTGAAGATTACGCAACTCAGTTGTTAAAGAAAATTGATGCTGCTGCCACAACACTACTTTTACCTGCTAATTCAAATGTTTATATTTACTATACTGCTGGATCAGTCCTTAGTTATAACGTGACAATGCCTAATGGAAGATCTAATGTTATCCTTGGAAGAGTTGTTACAAATGCAACGGATGTTGTTTATATTGAAAAAAGTGAAGTAGACGCTCACCATTGGTCAAACCATGCTGACATTATGCTTAAAGATGCATTTGGTCCTATATTTTCTAGCGGTTCAATTATCACTGAAAACGGTACAAACGCTAGACAGTTAGATATGACTAACGGTGTTTATTTTTATGGTGAGCATCGTTTAACTTTAGCTGAAGAAACTAGCCTATCATTTAATGCTTATTACAGTAATGGCTCTGGCGGCTATACTGTTGAATCAGCTTCGTCTACCGTGTCTAACTCTCTCTATGATGATGGTTCAGGTACATTGGCATCAATTCCAACAGATAAATATGTAAAACATTTACTGGTAGCTATCAAAGAGCAAACTGGAACTCAGAAGTTCTTACTGTTTTACGGTGATTCAAACTGGACTACTGAAGCGGAAGCTTTGGCTGCAAATCTACCAGCTACGCCAGACTTTATTAAAAACACATTTGTTCGTTTGGCTAGTATTGTTGTAAAGCAGGGTGTAAGTGCTATCCAGCAAATAGTCGATGAAAGACCAAGAGTCGGCTTTTCTCCAAGTGCTGTTTCTGCAGCAGTTGTTACCGACCACGGCGCTCTTTCTGGCTTATCTGACGATGACCATATTCAGTACTTTCTTGCTAATGGCTCTAGGGCTATGAGTGGCAATCTTGATATGAACGGAAATGATATTATCTCACTTGATACGGTAAACGGTGTTGTCGTTGAGGCTCATGCAAGTAGACATCAGCCAGGAGGCGCAGATGCTATCCCAACAGCTACAGCAGTCTCTATAGCTACCGCTAACGCTGAAGGAACTTCAACTTCACTTGCAAGGGCTGACCATACCCATAAAATTGATGATAGTTTTATTACAAGTTCAATGCTTGCTGGGTCTATTGATGCCGCAAAAATTGCATCTGGGGCTGTATCAAATACTGAGTTTGAATACCTTGATGGTGTTACATCAGCTATTCAGACTCAGATAGATAGTAAAGAGCCAACAATTACTGGAGCTGCGACATCAATAACATCCTCAGACCTTACCGCTTCTAGAGCATTAGCTTCAGATGCTTCAGGTAAAGTCGCTGTATCAGCTACAACCTCAACTGAATTAGGATATGTTTCTGGAGTTACTTCTGCCATCCAAACTCAACTTGACGGAAAACAAGCAACTATTACTGGTGCAGCTACGACTATTACTAATTCAAATTTGACTGCAAGCAGAGCTGTGGTATCCGATGCAAGCGGTAAGATTGATATATCCCCAACAACTTCAGATGAAATTGCATTTGTATCGGGCGTTACTTCAGCTATTCAGACTCAACTTAATGGTAAACAGGCGACTATAACAGGTGCTGCTTCTACAATAACAACGGCAAATTTGTCTAACGATAAGGCATTAGTTTCAGATGCAGGCGGTAAGGTTTCGGCTTCTGCTGTAACTTCTACAGAACTTGGATATGTTTCTGGAGTTACTTCTGCCATCCAAACTCAACTTGACGGAAAACAAGCAACTGGAAATTATATTACTGACCTGACTGGTGATGTAACTGCATCAGGCCCTGGATCTGCTGCTGCAACATTGGCAAATTCTGGAGTTGTTGCTGGTACATATAGCTTAGTTACAGTAGACGCCAAAGGCCGTGTAACGGATGGCTCTAATTCTGGCTCAATAACTCGGTACTCTTATTTTACTTCAGCGTCAACATCCTCAACATCTACTACATACGCAACGGTAACGGGGCTTACTACAATCAGTCTTCCAACTGGTTTATATAAAATTAAAGTTTTAGGTAAAGCTCAAACGGCGTCAACAACCAGTGGTCTTGGATTAAGAATAGCTGCTGGAACAGCTACAATATCAAATGTTGGCGTAGCATGGTCTTTTTCTCAAGGTGCTAACGGTGTTTCTAAAGATTTTAGATATGACCAGACTGCTACAGCAGATAACATTACTTCAGCGTCAACACAAGCAGCTAACACGGATTTTATGGTTAGAGGTGAGGGTTTTATTAGAGTGTCAGTTGCTGGAACTGTTGTTGTACAATTTAGATCAGAAAGCACTACTGCAGCTACGCTACAAGCCGATACATCTTTTATTTTGGAGTTAGTGTAATATGACAATTAATGGAATTGAAATACAATCATTAGAGCATTTAGAAGATATAATAAAGGATATGGACGAAGATAGCAAGATTCACTTACGACTTATTTTTAATCAATATCAACTAAACGGAAATTAAATGTCTATAAGCTTTAAAGAAGTAGATCACGCAAAGAAAAATTTGAATTCGATACATTTAACCGCAACTATAGAAGCCAAATACGACTTTCTTGTGGTTACAGGGGAAGACAGACAGTTTGTGGTTCAAGCTGAAAAATATTCAGAAGTAGGCCAAGCCATAGAAGATGCTGTTAGAATGATTTTTGAGGATGAAAGCATACTTTTTGTAAAAACTGCTATAATTACGGAGACTTTCGTTGTTATAGAAATTGCACTAGACGTAGCCTAATCTTATTATTGAGGGTAGTCATGGATGATAAACTGAATATGATTTTAGATCAAATAGCTGATACGCAAGATAAACAAGCATCTTCGATTGAAGCCCTTAAAGAAAGCGTTATCCGTCAAGAGATTTCGCTAGAGACTCATATTGATCAAACTCGTCAAATGAATTCTAAAATCTCTGATATTAACGATAGACTTAGTGAGTATAATGCTCAATTACAAATCCACATTGCAGGCGTACAGCAATTAAAGGAAATGAATACTCTTATCCGTGAAGAGCTTAAGCAAAGAGAAAAAGAGCTTGAAATTAAGCTTTCTGAGGCTCATGAAAAAATCAATTCTAGACTTGAAGTTGCAGAAGAGCCAATTAAATGGCTTAAAACAGCAGGCGTTTATGCTAAATGGGTAGGTAGTATCGGTAGTGCCATAGGAATGATTTACGTTTTAGTTAAGTTTTTAGCAGCACTTTAGTCTGTATGCTGTAAATCACACTCAACGACATCTTCTAAGCGATTAGCTCTATTTGCAGGCAATTGAAGCATAGGTCCTTGATAGTTAAATAATTCATTGATGTAGTATTCATAACTACCTTCAAAAACATCTCTTTTTAGAGCAAATTGATACATCAAGCTTTTAGGCACAAAAGGGTCTGTGAAATAATACCCAAAGTGAGGTCTAAGCTGAGCGCAATGACCCAATTCATGATAAATAATAAGCTCCCTACGACTTTGACTTGATGCATAAAACTTGTCACGATTAACAAAAACAACATTTTGACCATTCCGCAAAAAAGCACAAAAGGCCAATACCTTGGACCCTCTCCAATCTGTATCCCCAAATGTTACCACCACGTTTTGTGTGTTAATATTTTTACCAAAATCTGCAGCATAGTTTAAATATTTAATAAAGTAAGGCATTAATTCTAAAGAATTTTCAAACTCAATGTTAATAGGAGCGATCTCTTTTTTAGGAGTCTTAACTATGCCTTCAGAATCTTCAGGTAAATTTTCAGGGTCATAATTGGGATTATGAAGTTGTTGACAGGCGGCATTTAATACTAATAGTAGGGTCAAAATTAAGTTTTTCATGATTTAAATATCTCATAGTATGGCCAATAAGTCAATAGCCTAATCTTATATATATGAAATTCTTAACAGCATTAAAACAGTCTATAAGCGAAAAAGGCTTAAAATTGCCACTAGCCTATGATCCAGTGACAAAAAAGGCTTCTATTACTATTTTATTTGCTTGGGTATCCTTTGCGTTAGCGCTATCGAGTATCATTTTGTTACACAAATTCCAGTCTATTCTTCCTGCTACAATAATGTCAGTTATTTTTTGGGTCATTTCAACTATATTCTATCTTATCAGAAAAATACAAAAAGCCAAAATTGACCTAGATGACAAAAGTATTGACATTGAAGGTGAAGAAAGTAAAGACTAATCCTTTTTCTTTTTTCTACCTTTTCGGCTACCAGAATTTTTATTAGATTCTTCAATAACTTCAGCCATAACTTGAGCAGCATCCTCTAAGGGCCTAACTTGTCGAAAAGCTACTCGTTCGGTAGGCAAGCATACTAACAAAGGCACACCTTCTTCGATTGATACTTCCCCATCAAGCGCCATGAAAGAGGCAGTAATACGACTTGCGTCTTTGTATGCACCGAGGAGAATAACCCCGTTTTCTGCAAGCATTCTTGAAGGTTTAAAATCTAAATCCATATTCCCACCTGAAATGGGCTTAATAGCAAAATCAAAAGTTAAAAGAGTTACCTTCCCATCAGACATTGTAACAGGATTGCTTTGGCTCAAAGTAAACTCAGTGCCGCCATCTTCCTTAATTGCTTTGCTTTTTTCAAATACTACTAATCTCATTGTGTCCTCCTATGTCCAATCAACTGTTCCAACTGCAACATTTGTGCTGTTTAGCTCTACTCTATCATATAAGGAATTAAATTCAAGCTTTTTAAAAACTTTTTTCAATTCTTCTTTTGATTGGTCCACTTTCATTAAAGGTACTTCAATATTTAATGATTTTTCCATAGTAACTAAATCTTTAGCTAAGAATACTTGATCATGACTTTTGATTAATTTTTCTTTAGTTTTTCCAACTGTATGGTCTATATTTTTATATATAGCATTTAAAGAACCGAAATCGTTTAGCAACTTAACAGCGCCTTTAGGACCAATTCCATCAATCCCTTTAATATTGTCAGAAGTATCTCCGACTATAGCCAAATAATCAATAAATTGTTCTGGACTTATGCCATACTTAATATAAACATCAGATGGACCAATAAGAGTATCCTTGGAAATATCATAAATTTTAACAGTATTTGACACTAGTTGATTAAAGTCTTTGTCGCCGGATACAATATATACCTCATTATTTTCTTTATACTTTTCACATAACGAGGCAATTACATCATCCCCTTCATACCCATCTACTGAAATAGCTGGATAGCCAAAACCAGACAAAAGTTCAGGAAGCATATTCAATTGAGTTTTAAGGTCTTCAGGCAACTCCTGTCTGTTGGCTTTATAGGCAGAGCTTTTTTGCTTTCTTAAATTTTTGGTTTTAGACTCCAAAGCAAATATTACTAGGTCAGGTTTATGGTCATCTAAAATCATGTACACCATCTTGCAAAAACCATAAAGACCTTGGACTGGCAATCCATAAGAAGTTTTTAAAGGCTCGTTGCCCCAAAAAGCTCTGTGGAATAAATTCATAGTATCTATCAAATATACCTTCATGAAAGCACTTCTCTTTGAATCTTTTCAATTTCTTCAGATGTATACAAATACTTCGAGGTCTTTTCAATATATTCTTTGATTTCTTTAAGATATCTTTCAACCAAATCTCTATCGTCACTTGATAAATAGTTAGAAGAAGAGTGATATTCTTCAACTGCAGTTTTAATTATACCCATCATTGGGGCCTTAGCAAGAAACATCTTAGTTTTACTGCCTTTTCTGTACCAATTATCTCTTGTGCATAATAGGTCTAAAAAATCATTATATCTATTAAACATACGCAGCACTATATCTGACTTAGAAGTATAATTCTTTTCAATGTCTTCGCCAAGCTCAAGCCTAGTAATAGTGCGGTCAATATAGCCACTCATAGTGTTAAACAGTAAGCATCTAAGCACGACTTGATGTATAGGACGTAAGACTAGGCAATGTGTATCTAATTCTTCTTGCATTCTGCACCTCTATCGAATTATACCACTTTTACCTAATCTTATTATTATCCCACCTTAAAAAATCAAAAAAATGCTATAATAACATTGAAGCATTCAAAAATATGCTTAATAATACATATAGGAGTTAAGCAATGGAAACTACTGTAAAAGTTGATTTTCACGAAATTGGGTCTGACACAGGACAAGTTTATGAAGGCCAGTTTGTAATTAAAACCTTGCTTTCACGCAGAGATCTTTTTATGGCTGATGAACGCCGCCGCCTAGTTATCGGATCTCTTGGTGAATCAGCGCCATCAATGATTAATGGCGAAGCATACATGATCGGACAGCTTGCCGTAAGAATTGTGGATGCACCTAAATGGTTTAAAGAGTCGGACTTAGGTCTTGAGCTTAAAGATGAAAACATCATTCCAATGCTTTTTAAACTATGTATGGATAAAGAACAAGAGCGTAAGGATGAAATTAAAAAGAAATCTGAGGAAAGCTTAAAAAAGCTGTCTAAAAAGATCGAAAAAGCCTAGTAGAGTTTAATATGATGGACTTTGAGTTGTTGAGTGCTATTCGTATGATAGCACTCCATGATGCAATTGAAGGGAATTATGAGGCTTTCTACAGAAAAACCTGTAGATGGTACTCTAAGACATTTTATACCCCTCTAAAAGAAGTCATGGAAATGGCCGATGAAGAAGTTTTAAGGGTATATTTCGAGGAAACCATTCAAACTATGAAGTCTCTAGGTGACGAAAAATTTGATGAATATGTCAAAGAAGTAGTCCAGCAAGAGCTAAATAAAAACAAAGATGAAGAAGAATTGGCAGCAGAAACTGCAGATGATGACGACTGGTACAAAGAAGAGCTTGAAAGGCTTAAAAAAGAAGATAGCAAGAAATCAAAGACTAAAAAATCCAAATCTACTAAAAAAGCCAATAAAAACGAAGATATAGATGAAAAGCCTAATCTTTTAGGTACAGACGATAGTGGCACATTTTATTTTAATGGCGAAGATAATATTGAATAGCAAGGTATATAATGGCTAAGCTTACTTTTGAAGCCCAGATGAAGGGCTTTGAACAACTTAATGATATGTTCAAAAAAATCGAAGAAAGTCTTTACGATGTTTCTCATGCAGGAAACAAAGGCTTCGATGAAATGAACAGCAAAGTAAAAGCTTTGCATGATACCCTCGGCAATCTAACAAAATCTCAAGATTCAATTGGAAGAATACTAAAAGAGTACACTAACGTAGGTGATGATACTATTGGTATCGTTAGAGATATGAACAAAGGTATTGTAAGTGCCATGAAAGAAGGCACAGCAGCCCTTAAAAACGAAATTTCTAATATTAGATCAATGATTAGAGATGAGCAGAACAATTTAGCCACATTAAAAGCTAATTCTAAGCTATTCACAGAAGAAGAGCGCCAACAAATGCATGGCGAAATCTCTAAAAGAATTACCACTTTACAGGGAATGCAAGTCACAGCAGCAACTTCAGTTGCTGATGCAGAACGCCAACAAGCTTACAAAGCGTCTTTTGTTGGTAAAATGGGCGATTATTTGGGCACAAAAGTAAATTTGCCTTTTGGCGCTCAAATGACTAGAGGTGCATTGATAGGTGGAGCGGCTGCACTTCCTGGAGCTGTACTTGGAATATCTAGCTATGCAGTAACTGAACAGATGAATCCCCAAAGAACTTTTATGGCTCAAAGAGATTTAGCAATGCAAACTGCCGGAAGAGCTATGGAAGGCGACCCTACGTTATACATGATGCAGCAAATGGGTTTAGGGGCGGCTAATGCTACTGAACAGTCTATGGCATTTAAAGCTAAAACTTCTATGCAATTCTTAATGCAAAATCCTCTTGGCGGAGCCGTTATGGGAGGATTGGCAGGCTTTAAACTTGGTGGTCCATGGGGTGCGCTTGCAGGTGCTGCAGCAGGTGCTTTTGCTGCTCCGAATAAAACTTACGATACCGTATTAGCGGAAGCAAAAATGCAACTAAGAGAAGAAGATCAAAGAATGGGTGAAACGGTTTTTAAAACCGCAAGCGAAGGTTATAGAAGTGAATCCAGAAACTTAGACCTTGCACAAAGATCTATGGGTCGTGAAGAAGCCCAGCGTCTTACTAGAATTGGGTACAGAGCAGGTCTTTTATCTGAAGAAACCGCAGATGAAATAAATGCTATAGCAGGACTTGGCGCTTCTCCTTATATGTCAGCAAATTATCTTAAATTAAGAAGACGTTACGGTGTATCTGGTGCTATGATGGATAGATTAAACCAGACAACAGCTCTTTCTGGAAATTCTGAAGTTGCAAGACAAGATATACTGCAAATGTATGCAAATGCTGGTATGTATGGATCAGAATCATATGGCTCTAGAATGGAGCTTTCTAACTTCATGGCCAGCATGATGCAAGGTCGTGGACCTGGAACTTCTGCAGCAGATGTTGGCGGCACAGTATCAACATTGATATCCCAAGGAACTGGGAATATCGGTCTTAGAACTAAATCTGCAATTCAAGCAGTTTCAACTCTTAATGAAATGAAAAAAGGCCCTACGGCTTTAAATGCCCTTGAAACATCTACCTTAATGAGCATGGGTATTACAGACCCATTTATTATTCAGAGCCTTATTCGAAGAGGCTTAGGCACAAAAGAAGTCCAGCAAGATATAGCTAATGCTACAGGAATTCCTTTACCAGATGTTCAAGCAAAAATTGGCGGCATTAATACTACCATGTTAGAACAAGCTAAGAATTTTGGAACAGAGACATCTAGACAGCAAGCAGCTAAAATGAAAAGAGACTATGACACCATGGTATTTATGGGGGATGAAGCTGCAGAAAGAGCGGCTCAAGGAGTAGGATATACCTATAAACAAACCCTTGCAGCAGAATATGGGACCAAAAGCGCAGGTAAATTTAATTTAGTCCAAGAAACTTATAGTCAAGCAGATGTCCAAGCTGCCGGAAAAGCTTCGGAAATCGAAGCGTCTTATAAAAATATGGAAAAAATGATTAGCGAAGTTGGTGGAGATTTATCAAAAACTGTTATTCAAGCTATAAACGAATCAATTTCTTTTGGGTTTAATCAAGCAGTTATGCAGATGGATTTAACTACAAAACAACTTTTAAGCGAAAAGAAAAGAGATCAGGCTAGTAAGAGTAAAGTTGAAGCTGAAGAAATCAAATATAATGCTCTTGATAAAACTCGATATTAATAATTAATTATCTAAAATTATAGCTCATTGAGGTATAATATAACGTATGAGCGCTAAAAAAACAGGTAAAAAACCTACTAAAACTCAAGATAAACCTAAAGGATCTCCTGGTCATCCATCGGTTTATTTAACACAAAATCAGTCTGATTCTCATCAAAGAAATCCTAGCTGGTGCGTTGCTTTTATTAGATTTAATGAAGTATCTGCGATGCATACGACTTCTTCAGATTTATTTGCTGAAAAAAAAGCGCTTATTATAGAAAACGATTGTGTAGGAGTTTCAATAAATAATCCAAAAGGATCATTTGCAAAGACCTGCTCTTTAAGCATGAAAGTCGGTGAAATCTGGTATCAAAATGCAGTTTCTTGCGGTGATTGGGTTTTTGTTTGGATGTCTGACAGTCAAGACCATATTGATAGAATTGTAGAAGCTTTATACGGTTCTGGGAAGGAGTCTTTGAATGGTTTTAATTCTGGCCTTAAATTTATAGGGAGAGTGATTAGCACCGATAACTCTGATGTTATTGACTCAACTGGACATAGAACCATTTATCAAAATGTACATTGCCAAGCCTTTTTAGAAATGAATACTTCTATTTATTACACATTCTTATCTCAATCTGTAATCGAAGCAAACAACAAAGAAAACCAAGTATCAGGTAATATTAATTTTGTAAAAAAATCTATTTCAGATATACAGAAAAGCAATGGAATGGGGGCAGCATTAACAAAACTTGGCGAAATTTTTGACAACTATTATAAAAATAGTGCGGATACAGCACCAGAAACAATCATAGGGATGCTTTTTACTCTTATAATGGGCATCGAAAAAGAAAAAAATCTAGCAAATTCACTTGGAGATATAAAAGGATCTTTTTCTGATGCTATTGGAATACCAAAAACCGTAGCTAATATAATGGGTATTCCAGAAGCAACTAAACTTTGGGAACTTTATACTTTATACCTTGGTCTGCAAAAATATTCTAGTAAAAGAAATACGCTTGCTGGTAATTTAAGTCCAGATTTTTCATCAGAAACTGATCAAGCACCAAATTCAGTTTTTTATAGAACACCTTATCCTACAAAAGGATACGTGCCTTTTTATATGCCCCCAATCTGGGATAATAATACATTTTGGGGAGTTTTAAGCCAATTTGTGCATCCAATTGTAAACGAAATGTACACAGCACTTAGAATTAATAAAGATGGTCAAATAAGACCTACCCTTATAGTTAGGGAACAACCTTTTAGTACTGGACTATATAATTATCTATACCAAAAGGCCCCAGAAATAATAAAAGTAGACTCTCTAAGTAGCGCACCTCCAAACGCAAAAGCTGGAGAAACAAACCAAAAACAAAGCGCTCAAAGTGCAATAAAAGAAAAAATTCAAAAAGCTCAATCATCAGGTAATAAAACAGAAAGTATTGTTTCATATGACGAAAAATCATCCTTAAAAAAAGATACGATTCCATCTGCGCCAGGTCCAAAGTATGATAATGATAGAAGAACTTTTTTTCATAATTTACCTAGATGGGTAGTAGACGAAAGCGCTCTACACTCCATAAATGTTAGCACTGATGAAGGTGCCCGTGTAAATTTTGTCCAAGTTTGGGGTAGATCTCAGGGTTTAGAGTTTAATCAAGCAAAAATTGATCAAGAGCAGTGGAAGATAATCCAGTTTATGTCACCAAACTATGTTTCTGATGATAGAGATATTAAAAGACACGGACTTAGGGCTGATATATCTGAATCACAATTTGATATGCCTTCAAATGATGCAGGTACATTGACACATCTGTTTTGCAGAATGAGAGCAGATTGGCTTTTTAATGGGCATTTAAAATTAAATGGTACAGCCAGTCTTCATGGTATTGTGGAACCTATAGTTGAGGGAGACAATGCTCAAATCCGTGGGGTCCTTTATCATATTGAAGGCGTATCTCATAATGGTGTTTTAGGTGTTAATGGGCAAAAAACCTTCACAACCACATTGCAATTATCTAGAGGGGTTCTTGCAAACGAATTTGATAAAGATTCTAGTCTTCCACGGTATGCCAAAGATTTGCCAGAAAGCCGAGCTGGTATGGATACTCAAAAAGGATTCAATCTACCAGGAAGCACAGATTTACAGGCAACTTCTTCTAGAAAAGGCCGTGACGTTGCTACTGGTGAAAAAATAAAAGCTCCAGAGAATACTGGTAAAAAGAAAAAGAAGAACCCTTTAGAAAAACTAAAAAAAGCATTACCTAAAGCTAAAAGGAAGGGCAAATAATGACTAATTTTAATCAAACTTTTTTTGGTCAAATCAAAGAAATTATAGCTCCTGACCATCCCAAAAATCCAACTAAATATCAATACTTATATCTAGTTGTAATTTCTGCTGGTGGATATTCACAAATTACGGCACCGTGCATTAGAAATGACCCTTTTGGTGAAATTGATAACTACCAAGATTCAATTTTAAATGTAGGCGATAAAGTGTTTATATTATTCCCTAAAGGCGATAAGTCTATGGGTCTGATCATTGGCGGTGGTAGATACTATTCTAAGCCACAAGATAAGGCAAAAGGTAAATACTTTTTAAGACGTTTCAATAAAGTAGAGACATATATTGATTCTGCGTTTAATTACAGTGTTAAGTCTGATTCTGGACCTAACTTCCAATTAATGGTAGATAAAATCATTTTAGACGATTCAGTTGGTGAAAAGATTGTTTTAGATAAAAACGCTAAATCTATTACTATTGGGACTAAAGACCTGACAATTGATGCCAAAGGTAAAGCGAATATTACTGTAAAAGGTAATTTGACTATAAATGTGTCTGGCAATGCTGATATAAAAGTATCCAAAAATGCTAACATTAAGGCTAAAAAGATAGCCCTTAACGGTGAAAAGTCTGGTATTACAACTGAAATGTCCCATCAAGGTGTAATAGATTTGATCACAGGTGTACCAGTTAAAGCAAGTAAAACGGTTTTAGGTGACGTGTAATGCCAGCAGTTCCAGCGGCTTTAATTTCAATGATAACTAAAAATGTTTCTGATAACATCAAAAAGTTATCTGGAAAATCACCATTGGAAACAAAAGCTGCTCCATATTTTACTCAAATGTGTAAAGCCATAGGAATGGGTATCGCAAGTGGAACCCAAACATTAACTTTTGAAACTAAAGATCAAGGGTTTAAAGGTGAGCCCCCAGTTCCTGGGGTTGGTATGGGTATGGGGTTAGAAGTTGATGCAGATTATATGTCAGAAAAGATATATACAAACATTAGAAAAAGCATACTAAAAAGGTATAAAAAAACATCGCATAATCCATGGCCCCCAGAAAGCGAAAATTCTGGGGAATTCCTAAAGGCTTTCTCGGACGGAATAGCTAAAGCTGTAAAAGAGCATTATAAGACTAGTTGGGTTTTAAACTCTAATCACCCATTGATCTATAGTGGAAGTGCCAAATGCGATAAGTTTAAAGGGGTACAAGCCCCTGCAGTTAAAAGTATTATACTTGCAAATAAAGGCTCATTAAAAGGGCCATTTTTTGCGGATTTTGCAGAAGGTGTAGCTAAAGGCTATCAAGATACTATTGAAAAAAAGACCACTGGAAAAGTAACAATTACGGGCATTTGTATAATTATTGTGCCTCCAGCAGGTTTCCAAATGTGTGGTATACCAGCAACTGGTAAAAGTACTGGCATAGCATCCTAATCTTATTAGTATCTATATATCTGCCGATTCAGGAGCATATTGTAAATGTCTATTCCAAAAAAGTCTATTCCAAAATCAGTATCTGACAAGATGCCATCTTCTGTTACTGAAAGTTTAAATAAAGCCCAAAAAGCAGTGACTTCTTCTATAGTAGATATATTAAAAGCTCAGACACAAGCTGCTATTGACTCAAACTTAATGTCTAATTTTTCTCGATTAAAAAACACTGATTTTAATGCAAGTGTTAATGAAGATTTTTTTGTCAGATGGGAAGCTTTAGATAAAATTGATTATAACGCCTCTTATTCTTATGATCTTCTTATTGTAGATAATGATACAAGCAAAATTAAGCATTCCTATACTTTCCCCATAAATCCTTCGTCAATAAGTATTAATGTACCAAGTGCGTCAAGTATTGAAACAACAATGAAGGGTATCGTGGTAACTGAAAATGGAGCGCCTCTCAGACAGATATCAATTAGCGGAACTACAGGTACAGCACCAGTTAGAAACTTTGGTACAACAGGGGCTGATAAAAGTGAAACAGAAAAAACATTAAATTATCTGTTTAAAAATACTATTAAAGCGGTAGATACACTTAAAGAAACCTATAAAAAAGCTCAATCTGTCGGAAGTCAACCAAATGGAGGGTTTGAAGGCCCCTTAAATTTAGAATTCTCAGAAACTTATAAAATATCTGTTACTGGATATGAAAGTATACACGATTTAGCCAGATTTTTAGATATTTATATGGCTCTTAAAAAACAATCTCAATACAGATCTTATAGGCTTATTTTGGCCATGCATAAAGATCAAATGTATTATAAATGTAAATTAGACAATTATTCTATTACCAAACAGGCCGGAACATTAGAATATAGCTATAACATTAATTTCACAGCTTTCCAAAGATTGCCAAATATAAATGAGTATATTGGTAAAAATGGAAGAAAGCCAAAGAATGGTTTAGGGGATTCAAGAAATGCATTAAGCGCAATAAGTCAGGCATTTGCTTCAATTAAAAAAACTAGACAAATACTTGCAGACGCTCGAAATGTTTTAAAAGGTATAAGAGGCGATATCAATGATAGTATTATACAGCCAATGAGTGATATGAATTTAGCCTTAAAAGACATACTAGGGATTGCAATGGATGCATCTGATTTCTATAATCACGGTACAGCTCAGTTTAATAATGCTATAATTCACGCCTTAGCTACAAATCAGGCTTTTACAGCAGAAGGTGTTCAAGGTGAGGATACTATCGGTGGAACTCCTAGTATGATAGGTTCTGCAAAAGAAGATTTAGATAATAAAAGAGCTGAAAATACCCCAGATGTGGAAGAATCCAGAACACCAAATGCAAGTCCGACTCAAATCATAAAACAAGACCCACTGGCATTTCAAAGGCTTCTAGAAAAGATTGATTTAGACACATTAGAGCTAACCGAAGAAACTAAAGATTTAATAGACCAAAGGCTGGATGAAGTTAGAGCATTAACTTCTGTTGATTTCATGCAAAGGCGTGAATTAGTAGCCGATTGCGTTAGATCTATATCTGAAGCTTTTGGCGGTGGTTCTACTACATATAATAGAATCATGGGCGTAGAAGAGCCTAAATTTACATATAAAAAACTTACAGTTGATGACATTATCCTATTAAAATCCTTAAATGACGCTGTACTGGCATTTGATTCTTTTTGTGCCCATCTAGAAGAAGCTGAAAATGAAGTACAGGAAGACTATTATAGTTTTTACCAAGACTATGCTATTTCTGCAGGAATTCCATTTGAAACTAACTCATCCAGATTCTTTGTGCCGTTTCCATATGAAGCCACATTAGAGCAAGTAGCCTCACAATATTTGGGTGACCCTGAAAGATGGATTGAAATTGCAGCAGTGAATGGATTGAAGGCACCATATATAGACGAAATTGGTATAGAAATACCAGTCACAGCTAGTTCGGGCGGCAATACCTTAACAGTCTCTTCAGATTTAGGGTTTTACGTAGGACAAGTTGTACAAATATTCTCTGATACTCAAAAGACTATTAGACGAAAAGTCAGGTCATTAGATGTGTTTTCTGCAATAGAAACCATTATAACTTTTGAAGAATCAGACGATAGCGTTAATTTAAGCCTTTATAAACCTTCTCAAAACGCTAAAATCAGGCGATATGCACCTAATACGGTTAATTCTAATATGCTAATTGCTATTCCATCAAATACACCTGCTACATTTAAGAACATTAAAACTTCACCTGAAATATCTCAATTAAATGGGCTAGCTCGGATGGCCGGAATAGATATGATGTTAAGCAGCTCAGGAGATATCATTTTAATGGGTGGTGGTGAAGTCAAAATGGCAACTGGACTAACTAATATAATTCAAGCGGCTATGCTGAAATTAAACACAAAGCTTGGTTCCATGATTCAGCATCCAGACTATGGTAATGGCATAGAAGCAGGCAACCCTACATCGGAAGTTGACTTAAATAGCGTTATTCAAGATATTAATAACTCATTTGGCGATGATGAAAGATTTAGCGATATAATAGGCGTAGAGGTTAAAAAAGAAGGCCCAAGTCTATCAGTCTCGATCTTAGTAGGGCTTAGTGAAACTGATGTAGTTTTACCTATTTCAGCACAAGTTCCGATTTAATCCTAATCTTATAACTATATAAACCAAGAGATTAAAGCATGGCAAATACACCTGATTTACGTTCACAAGAACAGATTACGGCTCAAATTGTAGACTCATTCTTAGCTCGTTTAGGAAAAGACATTGATCTTAACAAAGGTTCAGTCATTTCTCAATTAATCGAAGCTTTTGGTCGTAATATGTTTACATCTACTGCAGATATTATCATGATGATTGATGCATTGTCTGTAGATAGAGCTGAAGGTGAATCACTCCAAAGATTAGCAAGAGATAAGAATGTACCAATCTTACCAGCTTTATCTTCTACTGGAAAAGTAACAGTAACTGATACTTCTTTCCAGAAAATCTCTAGTAGCGTATATGCTGGTCAACCAGCTCCAGTTGCAGGCAGCTTAAAGATCTATGTTTCAGATGCTTCTAAAATGCCAGATGCTGGTTCTATTTACTTAGGTCGTGGAACTAAAAACATTGAAGGTCCACTCGAATACACATCTAAGACTTCTGAAGCAAGCGGTGCATACTGGTCATTAACTTTAGCTCCAACTTCCCCAACCACAAAGTTCCATAACATTGGTGAGCTAGTTATTTTAGCTCAAGGTGGTAACAGGGAAATTGCAATCGGTACAACTGTACAAACTCCACAAGGTTCTGCTGCATCGGCTGTTGTTTTTACTACTACTTCAAAAGCTGTTATATTAGATGGTGAAACTACAGTCACCAACATCCCAGTCAAGTGTAAACAGCTTGGCTCAGTTGGTAACGTACCTAAAGGCGCAATTAAAGACGTAGTTGGTCTACCTTTCGAAGCATCTGTTACTAACGACTTTGCCTTTTCTAATGGTAGAGAAGCTGATACAGATGATGACATCAGAACACGTATTAAATTATATGAACAAGCTAAAGCAAAAGGTACTGAACTTGCTATTCAATATGCAACTATCGGTGCATTTGCTAAAGACGAACTTAAAAAAGTTAAATCATCCTCGATAGTTCGTTATACTGATAACTCTACTGCCATTGTTTTTGATGATGGTAGCGGATATGAGCCTAATTATCAAGGTTCTACTTACGAAGTTATTATTGATTCCGCAGTAGGCGGAGAACGTGAAGTCCAGTTAAGACAAAAGCCATTAGCTCAGGCTAGAACTAAGTCTATCAATGCTGGACCTTATCCGATGACTGAAGGTTCATACATTGCCTGCGTCATTAATAATGTATACTCTGAGCATTTGTTTCAATTATCAGATTTCAAAGTCCCAAGCTCAGCTACAGTTGAAGAGATTGCTGCATCTATTAATGGTGACGTTAATTGTAACTTTCTCTGTTCTACAGCAGAAAACAGAACCAAGCTAGTTCTTTACCCTAAAGACAGAGATGCCAATAATATTAAAGTTGTTGTGCCATCTGACAGTAAACCAAATGCAAATGAAGTCTTAGGATTCTCAGCTGCAGAAGAAGTTACTATTAGACTATATATCAATGATGTGCCATTATTTCAAGATGGTCTATACGCTAAAGTTACTACTTTACCTAAGTCTGAGTGGGGAGTTATCATTGAAGGCGAAACACTTTCATACATTGTTGATGGAACTACTGAAGTTTCTGTTACATTTATGGATTCGCATTTCCAAGCAGTAGACTCAAATGCTACGGCAAGTTCTTTGACTGATATTGAAACATGGGCTCAAGTTATGACTAACTTGATGCCTGGGGTTACTGCAAACGTGGTAGGGGATAAGATTGACCTTATTTCCAACAAAGCCAATGATGATTCTGCGGCTATTGAAATCACAGGCGGAACTCTTAGGAATCTTGTGTTCTCAGTAGATGAAACACTATACCAAACTGGTAGAACTCCTGACTTCACATTAAATAAACAAACTGGCCAAATTGCTTTCAAGAATCCCTTGTCAACAAAAGATAAGCTTACTGCAGGTTCACAGTTCACTAGAGCAAACGTATTTACTTCATCGCTTCCAGTAGGTGCTGGTTCTGATGGAAGATTCTGGGCAGTAATTGATGGCGATGCTAAATCTATCAATAACACTTTAAAGCCCACTACTCAGTTAACCTTTGGAAAAATTGGCACTAAACTTACACTTACAGCCACTACACCTGGCCTTGATCCAGAAGGTTTTGATGATGTGCAAAAAGGCGACTGGCTACTTGTTTGGGCCAATTCTACTGATAACTCAGCCCTTATTGCTAACCAAGGTTTTTGGCGAGTAGAGTCTACTCAAGTTGGCGAGATCATTGTTGATGATGGCATCACACCTAGATCATCTTTGCTTACTTCTTTCAATTCTATTTCTAGCCGCATTGTTATTGTTAGATCTACTGCACCTATGCAGAAAGTGACATATACTTCAGGCATGACTTTACCACAACTTAGAGCCCATATTGAAGATACTTTAATTGGGTCTGAAGTTGATATCGTAGGGTCTAAGCTTAGAATTAGCACTAAATCATATGACTCAAACGGCGAAGTGTTTATTGTTGCTGCAGATCTTGGTGGAGAAGCTTTAGGTCTAACTCTTTCAACAGCATATAAAAACGTAACTTCGCATTATGCTTATATCACTCAATCTGCCGAAGCTAACGTAAATACATTTACCCATGGCGCATTTGGTCCAGCTATTTCTTATACTGAATTTAAAGATCTTAATTATGAGAATATTGGCGGAACTGCTGATGACATTATAACTATCCTACCTAAGCATGATTTAGCAAACGATACCTTTTTACCTGAAACTAATGAAAAACGTAGAGCATTTGTTACAAGTTTTGAGAAACAATCTCTTACAGACTATCGTCTAAGCTTAAAGGTTCCTAACTTTCTAAACAGTGAAGGAAGCGTAATCCAAGAGGACGACAGGTATTATCTAAGATCTGCATATAAATTTGATTCAAGGGACAATACAACTATAGTAATTGACGGAGACAATGTAACTAAAGCTTACTCCTTACCAGTTTCTAGAAAGTTATATGTATCTGACCACTCAACTCCTACACCTAATGACTTCAGTGCCGCTGACCTAGAATCCAGTCTAGACCTTAATGATCAAGCTTCATTTTATGATTTTGATTTCTCTAACTTTAAAGTTCATAGACAAGCTTCTCAGATTTTAACTGACGGTACATACTCTATTAAGTTTAAATCAGCTGAGTTTGGACCTGTTGGTAACTCGATGAGAGTTGGATTCGTCTATCCATCATCTACAGCACAGCAAGAACTTTCCCACTCATTCAGCGTAAGTGATGCGATTGATACCTCGATTGTTTTGCCTGTTACCGAAGATAAAACAGCTACATGGGATTCAACCAGTTCTTTCACTGTAGAAGTATTATCCACTTCAGGTGGTAAAGATGCTGTTAAATTTACATGGAGAGCAGGCACCGAGCCAGACTTTTCTTCAACAGGAACAGCTGCACAAGAAGGCGATATTCTTATTATTACAGACCTTGCCAACTTTTTAGAAGCCAATAAAGGTATCACCGCTAAGATTACTGAAGTTAATCCTACGTCATTAACTATTGAAATGCCTACAGGAAAAGCCCAGACTGATAATATGTCTGCTTCAAGTATGGTAAACTATAATGGCAAAATCACTATTACTTTCGCATCTGCCCATAATATAATAGATGGCCAAAGAGTAGGACTTTGGAACACTTCTTCGCCAAACGGTGCTACATTTCCATTTAATCAAAGCTATGTAGCTAAAGTTTTAAACGCTACACAAATTGAACTTCAGACTCCATTGTCAACTCCAGGTGGTTCAATTGCAACTATTTCTAGAACTAGCAATATTGTTACAGTTAAAACAAACCAAGATCATGGTCTAGCTGCTGGCAATATTATTAATATCAGCGGATTAAGCGATAACTCATTAAATGGAACTGTATCTGTATTTTCAGTTTCAATTACCGACCCACAGGTATTCAAGTATATCAAATCTGGCTCTAATACAGCTTTCACTAACACTGGACGCTTTGATTATCAGTCTTATGTAGACGGAACTACTTCTGCAGTTATCAGTACAGTATCTAAGTCTGGAACTACAGTCACAGCAACTACCGCAGCAAATCATGGCTTTCAAATCGGTGATTTAGTTAAAATTCAGAATATCACTATTGGTGCATGGAACAATGCAACGTCTTATGCTATTGATGATGTCGTGTCTACAGCTGGAAATAATTATATAGCTAGGGCCGCAAATACAAACTCTGACCCATTATCAAATCCAGCAATCTGGGATATTACAACAATAGACCTAACTGGTACATTTATTGTTGAAACTACTCCAGCATTAAATCAATTTACATATTTCTATGGATATAGTGGAGCCGCAACTGGTACAGGAGGCTCGGCTACTGAACAAGTATCTTCTGCTTCTGTGGCTAGATCATTAGGCGCTGCAGTTACTTCTAATATGCAAATTGGTGCAGTAGGAACTACGGTTCAAGAAGTTATTGATTATTGTGCATCTAATATCAGTGATAAGCTTTTGGCAGAACTTGGTTCAGGGTCTGCTTTAGCTACAATCAGTGAGTCTACTGCAGATACCTTGGGACTTGCTAGTGACTATATTTCTACTACTATTTCAAAGATTAAAACTGTCCAAAATAGCCGTAAAGCAAGTTTTGTTACAGCAGATCTTATCCTAAAAGGTTCGTCTATCACAGTGACTGGTCTAGCTACTTCAAGCTACAACAATACTTATACTGTACTAGATTCGTATATTGATCCATTGACTTCTGAAAAAATTGCAGTAGTTCAAACAACTGTTACTGGAGCATTAACTCAAACTATTACTGATGTAGGCTCTGTAGGTGGAACGACTCCGATGCTGATGCTTGAGGATGGTGAGAATTCAATCGAATCTAATAATCTCACTACTTTATCCGGCATCCCAATGTTTTACGTTAAAACTCCTTGGAAGTCTGCTCCTACTATTAGTGATGAAATTAGGCTTGTAGCTAAAACTAATGACCATATCAATAGACTTTGGAACAAGCTTATTGTAACTGGATTAAGCAATATCGCTAAAGTTGATCAGTCTAAGTATGATGAAAGCTTACAGCTAACCACTAAACTTTTTGGTGGTGCAGGTAGCATTGAAATGGTTGGCGGTACAGCAAACACTTTGAATCTGGCTCTTTCATCTGCAGGTAAAGAGTATAATGGCAAATTCGGTCAAATCCAAGTTCCTTACGAGATCCGCAGAGGTCTAGTCAATGGCCAATGGATTAATATCAATAATACCGTTAAAAATAATAAGAGTCTTGGTCTTAGCACAAATACGGCTATTACATTGACTGGCTCTACCGCTGCTATCGCATCAGGCACTGGCACTTTCCAAACTATTAGAGCTTCTACTCACACTGCTGCAACTAAAGTTAAGTTTGAAAAGCAAGGCGACTTTGTTGCTATCATTGCAGTCGATGGACCTACTTTTGGTTTTAGCTCTGCTGGCATCAAAGAGGGTGACTGGCTCAGAATTGATAATGAGGCTGGTTTAAATACTTCAGGAGATTCTACTGGACTTTGGTCTTCCAGCACTACTTATCCATTAAGCGCAAGAATTAAGTACAACAATACTTATTACATCAGCCTTCAGAATGGTAACCTTAATAAAAATCCTGCAGCATTTCCTGCTTATTGGGAAGTCAATGAAGTCAGCGCTAATAATGAGGGTATCTTCCAAGTCGTAAGAGTTTTTGGTGATGACACTGTATATATTCAGATAAGCAATCCTGTTGAAGAAATAGTTGAGCTTGGCCACGTAGATGCATTGACTTTTTACAGCTATGACTCTGTAATGCCTGGAGATAAACTGATCATAAGTACTAATGCTTTTGGTGTACAAAATACTGGCACTTATACTGTAGCGGATTTTAATATCCAATCAAGCAACTTGACTTCAACCGTAATTACCTTGGACGATGTTGTCCCTAATCCTCCTACAGGTTCAGTTGGGTTAGCTGGAGACTTTGGTCAATTCAACGTGGAGGCTAAGAGCTTTGTTTCCTTGTGGAAGCGTATCGCAGCTATGGGGCCATCGCTTAACAATGAGCTTATTATTTTACTTGATAGCCCTGAGTTAACTGATCGTGTTGGTGAAAACTTCGGTTCATACTTGTCAGGTAAGTCTAAGCTTGAGTTCCCTGAGTCTATCGCAGTTGGTGTTGACGCTTATAACTACTACAAAGGTCTAATCAAAGAATTGAATAAAATCATTTACGGAGATTCTACCGATTCAGTCAACTATCCAGGCGTTCGTGCTGCAGGAACTTACATCGACATCAAGCAAGCAATCTTGAAGCGTATCAAAGTATCCTTCTCAGTAAGACTTAAAACTGGTATCCCATTTGTGGAAGTCCGTGAGCGTATTAAAGCAGCCGTTGCAGGATATGTAAATAACTTAGACGTTGGTGAATCTGTATCTATTTCTAGAATGATTTCAGCAGCTAATACAGTTGTAGGCGTTATCGCAGTTGCCGTAACTTACCCTACTTACGATGCATCAAATGATTTGATCACTGTATCACCGGACGAAAGAGCGTATATTCTTGATACAACGTCCGACATTACCGTATCTGTTATCGAATAAAGCGGAGTGGACTGGAAGTAGTGCCAGCTCAGGCTCATAACCTGAATTCATGGAGGTGCAAGTCCTCCCTCCGCAACCAATTTATGGCCTTTACCCTCGTAGACCTGAAATGTAAGAAATTGATACATTATCATAGCCTAATTTTTTTAATTCTTTTCTGATTTTACTTACAGACCAAGTATTTGTTGCAAAAAACTTTACTGAAACGGGGGAATACTTTTTTGAATAAAACTCTACATAAAAATTCATAAAAGCCTCCTGATATATAAATCTTACTAAATAATGCTGTATAAGTCAATAGTCTAGGTTAATTTTGTGCTATAATACTTCTATCAGGATGATACTTGACTTAGGATGAGTCCCCAGGGAAGAGTGTTCTCCAAGCTTATGGAAGAGCTTATTTTTGTTTGTATTATTTTGAGACCAAGGCGTGAAGTCGCTGTGGACGTAAAGATCGGTATAGCCATTAAAATTCGTGACAGGCACAATACCCCACTGGGACACGCAGAGAGAAGACAATACTCGGAGCCGAATGCGAGGGTAATCGGTGGTGCCTCTTTCGTAAGGTTAACTTTTGCGTCCGGTGCGTAATAGCATAGGATAGCAGCCACTTGAACCTCAGTACGCTCATAGCCGTGGTAGCGTACGGCTGGTCTCGCTTTGTTTATTTTATATGTGGTAGCGGCATGGAGAGCTGTGGACGATAGTGAAGTTGAAATATGACCCAAACGAAATCCACTGGAGACACGCATGGAGAATACGGAAGCAGCGATTTACACTAACAGTGCAGGTATCTGAGGTGTATTTTTAGCGGAAGCAGACCGACAGTCCGTAGGGGATACGACTATGGAGCCAGAGTAGCGACTGGCCTACCACGCTTTTTTAGGAGGATTTATGACTGAACGAGAATATGAAATTGTAGAAGAAACCGTTGTCCATTTTGAAGAAGAAGGCGGTTGGGCTATAGCTGTCACAAAACAAGAAGCGATTGTTCTCTATAAATACCTTAAAACTTACCTTAAGTTCACTGAAACAAATAAGCACAAAGGCCGACCAGTCCTAATCAGTAAGAAGAAAAACGCCGTATTACCTAAAAAAGTTGGCGTTAAAGTCTATAATTGCTTATATAATGATTATAAAGACCTTGCTGATAGCACCTATGTTAAATTAAATGGATTTATTAGTGAATGGGAAAACTAATAGTAGGACTTTTATTGTTACACTGGTTAATTATTGTGTTTAAATGGAGCCCATTTGAATACTGCTCTGCTATAAATCCCGACAACATGAACGCAGCAGTAAGCTGCATGGAAAGCCCATTCTGGCTTTGGAGGAGGTACTAATGAAAATCGTTATTGGAGATTTTATTAAACATAAAAGCTTTATGGACGTTTGTCTAGAAGTTAAAAAAGTATATGATTATGGCCATGGAATCGAAGTGTCAGGCATTTGGTGGAATTTAGCTTATGTTAACAGCTTTTGTATTAATGAAAGGCAAAAAATTAATATAGCTAAAACAAAAGAAAGCATTAAACCAGAGAGCCAAAGGACCACAGACTTAAGCGAATGGGAAGTTTTGAGCAAAGAATGCCGTACAGACAATTGCTTTAGATACTCTTCTTGGTTCCCAATTAAAAGTGAGCCACTATTATAGTAGCCTAAAAATGACAAAAACCTTCACATTGGACTAATATGTTACCTCAAAAAAGAAATACTCAAGCCCCAGCTGCTAAAATAAAAGAAGTGTACATTTTAGAAGACTATGATTTTACTCCTGAAAACTCTACCAAAACAGTAGAAGATGATTCTTGGGTAGGGTTTGAGGTCATTCCTTTCCTGAAAGAATTGGCCAAAAATACAGAGAAATAAGAGCCTAATCTTATTAATATCTAAAATATTCCCATAGGTATCAATGGACAAGGTTAAAGCACTCAGACAATATATATCAAATTTTGTAAAAGGTGAAAACGTAGATGCCCTTTTAGGTGCATTAGGGGATTCATTACAATCTTTAGAAGATTTGTCTATTGCCGTTAACGATCAGCTAACAATTTCAACAGCTTCCGGCGTTTATTTAGATAAAAGATTGTCTGAACTTGGCATCACTAGACCTGCAGAACTTGGTATGGATGACCTTGCCTTCAGAAAAATGGGTATCCAAATCAATGCTCAAAAGCAAGTAACTGAGGCAATTCATACTGTACTCGGTACATTTTATGGTGAAGAGACTGTTAGAGCTTTCACTACATCTAGCATTGCTGGACCATACTTTCTGGAAGATGGCGACGACTTAATTTTTGAACTTGAAGACGGCGTACAGCAAACTATCGTAATCAATGAAGCAGATTTTTTAAACGTACAAGAAGCTACTGCAGAAGAATTAGCTGATGTAATTACTCGATCAATTAGAGCAGTCGGATATGACAGCTATGCGCTAGTATATTTAGATATGGATACAGGTTTAAAGTATATTAGATTTTTTGGTGGAGCCAAAGGTCCGTATTCATTTATTAAGATCTTAGGCGGTAAACTTCAGTCTAAGTTAGAGTTCCCAGATATGCGTGGAACTTTTGTGCCAAATCTTATCAATACTCCAATCATTTGGCAAATCACTAGAACTACTGGTTCAACTCACAGATTCAGATGGGTAGGTGGACCACAACCTGCATTGGATAAAGTTTCCCCTGAAGATTCAGTTCTAATCTATGGCCAACAATTGGCATCAATCGGTATTGAAGGTACATTTACTGTGACAGGTGTTAGGCCTGCTCAACCGTTTGTTAGTCCTGATGCTGGTTATTTTGAAATAGAACTTGAAGGTTACGGCGCACTTAAATCTAGCACTCCAGACCTTATTCCACCAACTAATACCCCCACTGACACTTTCAGTATTGATATTAGTCAAGCTTACCATGATGACCTAAAATTCTTTTTGCCTAAGAAAAATACTCCTTATTCAAATACTAGGTATGCGCTTGCTTGGGAACCAGCTATAAATCTTTTGAGAGTTTATATGCCAGCTACAACTAAAGTTGTTCGCAGGGAAATCATTGGCGCTGCTCACTTACATTTGCTTTATTTGAATAATGAACTTAATGGCTCTTTCACAGATATTGAGATTCTTTCTGATAGATCATTCAGATACCCACAAAATGGCTACGATGTTATTGCAAGCGGTGGAACTGTTACGCATGGCTCTAATACCTATGATATAGAGTACATTTTCAGGGAAAACTTCATGACTACAGTAGTATTAACCCCTGAGACTACACATAGTCTAACTGGAACGCTAGATGAATTCGGTAGACTAATGTCAACTGAAGTTGTAAGTATTTCTGTGCCTGATATGCCACAAGATGACTACTCTAATCCTTACAAAGGTCCTTACATCCTAGATCCGGCAGCAGAATATACGCTTACTGATAAGTTTGTAAAATTGAGAGAAGATGTCATTGGCGGCCAAACTAAAAACACAATTGTAGTAGAAGGCGTATTGCCAAACGAAGCTGGAATACTATTATTCTCCTTAAACAAAGACGATCAAGAAGGTCCTGTCAGGTATTTAGCCACACAAACTGCCTCTGATGCTTTACCAAATCCAATCGTAAGTATTTCACAGTTTGGCACTACTGTAACAGTTACCACAACCACACCACATGGCGCAGCTGTAGGCGAAATGGTCGTAATTGCTGGCACTGCTAATTTCGATGGCTCATGGGAAGTTACTAGTACTCCTAGTTCAACAGTTTATAAGTTTATTAAAACTCCTGCTGCTACATTGTTTGAAAATACTGGTACATCAACTACTGTTGTCAATGGAGTTCTAAGCACACTTGTACTAGACCCTAGCTATGTTTTCCAGAATACCCACAGAATAAATGACGATGTTACCCTTATTTCTGATGATAAAGTTTATGAGCCTAGAGCAGATGGCTCAGACTATGGTCCATATGTTACAGGGACTGCAGAAGGCCAAGCTTTTGCTGAAAAATTGATTAAACAAATCACAGCTCTTGGAATTAACCTTGAAATAGTCATAGTATATCCAGATGATATCGGCTTAGGAAATGAGGGCGGTTCAGCTTCATTATCCGAACCACCGACTTCTGATAAGCTATTTGTTTGGGGCGTATAATGAGATCAATTGCTTTAACTAGTGCAAGTTTATTGTTAAAAGTAGCTTACGAAGACGGTAAAGAGAAAGTCATCGGGTTCGCCAAAGGTCTAAGTGTTGCAGTCTCCCAAGGCCATAAAAACACTTTTGTAGTAGATAGCCCGTTTCCAGCTGAAATGGCTCAAGGCACCCAACCGATGATCGTAAAAGGCTCACTTACCACTTATTTACCTAAAGGTTCTACGCCAGAATCATCAGGTCTAGTTCCATATAGACTAAGCTTGAGGAATGATGAAAATGCCTCAACTTCTAAATTTATGCATCTTCGGGTATACGATAGAACGACAGATACCTTAGTTTTTTCTGCCGATTATTGTAAAGTAACGAGCTATAATATAAATATGATGGCCAGAGGCATAGTCGAGGTCCAGTTCCAATTTGACGGGATGTACCTGACCCCTGGAAATACTGTTTAAACCTAATCTTATTAGTACAACGGAGTATTAAATGTCAGTCAAAAGACGCTTAAGTTTTTATAGTGGAATGCGTATAGATATCCCACACATAAGATCATTAGAATCTTCTGTGTCACATGACTTTGATATGATGGCCAGAGGTTTAATTACAGGCCTAAATAATCCGTATTTAATCAGAGGTTTCAAAATCTCTATCCCTACCGCAGCCGTTAATGCTTCCTCACTTAGTATTGAAGTTGCTGACTCCGCACTTTTACATTCTTCCGCAACTGAGTCCGGCACTATCCTTTTGATTGATCCTACAGAGCCATTACAGGTTTTAGATAGCACCAATACAAAAGTTATTGGTTCATTCCAGCCTAATACAGTTAACTATATCGGCTTGGATTACCGCAGAGTTTCCGACACTACCACGCTTGATCAAACGGCAGGGTGGTCTGCATCCCAAAATCTAGAATACCAAAGGTCAGTCCCAATCGGGAGAATCTTAGACTACAGATTTGTAGTATCTACTAACGGATTCGGGAAGAATCTGCCTTTATATTTAGTAAAAACGACCTCAACTAATGCGGTAGAATGGATATCGAAAGCTTCCCCAAATTTGTTCAGGCTGGGTAGTGGCGGAGCTAATCCTGATCCTTATCATTCATTTAATTTTGGTGTAGAGCCACTTTCAGGCGAACGCTCTGAATATTTATCTACTAATCCTAATCATCCAAATCCAGTAACAACTGGACCTAATCCAGATTCGAATGTTTTTGAGTATGGCGATTTTGCTATCAAGAATTTGAAAGAGTGGATGGATGCCGTAATGACCAGATTCAAAGAAATTGGTAACTCCACTTTCTGGTACAAGTCTAGTCTTTTACCTGATTCGGCTGCAAATACTTCTGATATCTGGAATGATGCCCTTGGTTCAGTTTTAACTGGTGTTGGTAACTTATCGTACAATCTTATTTTAGAATCTTCATTGCCATCAACTGGTGCCTTTCAGTCAAGAGTTAAATACCCAGATATTTCTGCTGGAGATGTCTTTGTTAAAGGGTTAACTTCTAGTGCCAAGGCAACTCTATCATCTTACTCTAACGGCAAGCTTGTTGTAAATAGCTTGACTGGCGGCACATTTATCTACAATGAAGATCTTAAAACATACAGATCATTGAATCCTGATAAGAATTTGTTTGAAATCATGGATGCTAACTGGAATGGTAGTAAATTTGCCCACATGAGAATGCTTGAGCCTACGCCTTCCACTTTAAGCAATATTGTATCTTGGTCATATGAAAATATGACAGATTCTGATGAATTCAGCTTTTCTGTTATTAAAGCTATTGTAACTGATGCATCAGCTATGCAAGCTGGTGACCTGATGTTTGTAACTGGGCTATTACTTCCAGACCCTGAATATCATATCGAAAACGTAGTACAGCTACAGGAAGTCAATACTTCTACAAATGAAGTTACATTTATTTGGGGTGAGCATTTATACTTAAGTTCAGGTGTCCCCACTGTTGAGTCTGGAAACTCATTAGGACCAGCATCCCATTCAAGTGTTTACCCTTTTATGCCTAGATTCTTAGTAGATTCTTGGGAACTTGATGGAACTAATGCTAAAATTACCACCAATGGTCAGCACAATATCAGACCTATCAGAACATATGTCTGTGACACTAACTTAGGCTCAAACATTATCACTACAGTTTCTACAGCAGAGTTGGTTCCTGGTGATGTCATCGTAGGTGCAGGTATTGCTGATTACTCAGTTGTAGCAACAGTTGATAGTTTGACTCAATTTACTATCAACAAAAATGCTACTGCTACAGCTTCAGGCGTTACTTTAGAGGCTCGTCACAGAATTTTAGTTTCTGGACTTGAGACTAGCAATAGCGATTTCCCTAAAACATCCTGGTTTGACGCTGATGTTGACTCAGAAAACTATGTTATTATTGATGTAGGTAGTGCTAGCGGTACACCACAAGTTGCTTCAGGCGCTCACATTAAATCTGTTTTCCATAAGTCTGAGATCTCTGTTTTTGAGGCAACTCCGTCTGAATACTCAGTTGGCTCCCAAGCATTGTACTTAATGGGTGAGACTGCTGGTGTTTACTACGTAGGTCCAGATACATTACCTGTACTTAACCAAGCTTCTGGTCCATACTATATGGAAGTTGTGGTAGCTGAATCAATCGTACAAGATCCAGCTAAAGTTTCTACTATTTCTAACGCAGCTTCTGGTTGGTGGTCTTCTACCTATGCTAATCCTGAGTATATTAAAGTAGAAATAGAGCCTGGGCATTCACATAACTTGTCCACTAGCGGCAGCGGATTTACCTCCTCTGTTACAATTTACGGTGATAGCACTAAGTCTGTATTTATTAAATCTTACAGCAACGTAAATATTATTGTTATAGATTCTGAGCATTTTATCATTCAAGATCAGGCTGTTACTTCAGTTCAAGCCGATTACACTAATTCTGGCTTAGCTGATTCTACTTTCGTGAATTTTGCTGATAACCCATACTCTGGTCCTATTGCTTGGGATGCAGACATGGTAATCAAGTCTATTGTAGGCGATAAGCGTGTAGTTATCCCTGCTACTGCAACTTGTTATGATTCTACAGTTGAAAACCAAAGTTCTGCAGCTAACCAGTTCAATATCAATGGTATCACAGGAACTGCTTACCTACAAGATGGCGAAGTTGCTTACATTATTCTCGATAGAAATAAAGTGGTCAGTAGCGGAGCTTATTGGTCTGTAAACGAAGCTAGCAATACCATTATCGGCTCTACTTTGGCTTTAGATAAAGATAATTTGCCACTTGAAGAAGGCGACTTCGTTAAATTTGAAGATGAAGATGACTCTAAATGGATTAGAATTTCTAGTGTTGGCGCAACTAGCATCAGTATAACTACCGACGATAATCAAACTCCTACAGCCTTGCAACGTCCAGCTAAGAGCGGCAGACTTGTTTATGCTAAGGGAACTTACAACAAGCTTTATGTTAAGCCTCACCATGCAGTAGAACCATCAGCTGATGTTTATTGGCTAGCCGTTCGTCGTGATAACTATGGGTATAAATCTAAAGTTTATTTCCGTGGTCTTGAGCTTACTATCGGGGAAGTCCGTGAGATCAGTGCCCCTACATCTAGCAATATCCTATTATACATTGGTGCGGAGTCAGAAGCTTCTGTTAATCCGACTTATACAGCTATCGACAGCTCTGGTGATTACAAGTATTCTGAAGACTTCTTGATCACACAGATTGATAATGCTACTAAAATGGTTACATTGAATAACCCAGTTCCGCTTGGACCTCAAGTTCAAGATAGAATTGTTAAAATTACTGGTACAACTGAGCAAGTCTGGACAATCAAACATTTAGTGACCTCTAAGACTTTTATTGTAACTGAGGATACAGCCGATCTTTCTGCTGGAGATGCAGTTAAGTACAGACAAATGAACCAAAACATTCAAGATTCTGACAACCTTACTTTGGCTATCAGAAAAGAAGATCGTAATCTTGGTTCAGTACAAACAGCCTTATCTAAGCCTGTTTATGATGAAAGCGTTTATATACAACAGATCATTTTAACTTCAGGTGATAACGTAAAATCTGGCAGCTATATCTATCAAGGCCCACAATATAATCCTACTGCTCTTGCATGGGTGTTACATGGAAACCAAACTGGACAAACAGATACAGTTGAGGGAGCAAGCTTAGCACTTCCAGGCGGACATCCTAGTCTTCCTACCGATGCAGCTTTAATCCATGTTTATTCTGGCACATTTTCTAGCGGAGATGTAGTTTACCAAAATAGTTCTGCTGTAGGTACAATTACTGGCTCAATTACTGCCCCTGCCCTTTACGGCAACACGACTGCTGGTGGAGTAGAGCTTATTTTACCTCCTAATAGAAGAACAGAAGTCAAAGGCTCTGGCGGATACGTGACTTTCGGTACTCATTCTTTCTATAAAGCTAGCGAAGAGGAGACTTTAGCTGGCGAAGAATTGATGGTATTTGTTAATGATACTGCTCGCCAAGCTGCTGTTGATTACGATGAAACTTTCGGTGGTCCTAAAGCTAAGATCAGACTCAGAAGAACTACCCCTCCAAACACTAGAATGCGTTTCCGTGTAATGTCATCTTTTGGTAGCGTAGTTGCTGCTAAAGCTGGTGATGTCACTCTGCAATCTGCTTATAACTCAGGTGCCACTATTGGCACATCTGCTGGAAGACCTGTAACTATTACTTCTAATGATACTGCTTCAGGTGCTGTTGGACAATTGATTAGAGGCTCCCTGCAAATTAACGGCGGTGTCAATCAACTTGGTGGTATCTATAATGAAACAGGCGCAGGTGATCAGACTTTTGTCGTAGGTAATGAAAACGATAAGCCTAAAGAAGTTTGGTCTGGCTTAGAGGCAGTTAAAACCCACACTTCGCACCCAGGTTCTGCTTGGATTCGTAAGACTGCAGCTCAGATCGTTATTGGTGACGCTGCTACTGCTATTACTGGCTCAGCTATTACTCTTGAAGATAATACAACCTACAGAATTAAAATTAGTGCTGTAGGCCGTAGGTCGGATGGAACTTTTGGTGCTGGATCTTTCAGCATCGAAGGTACATTCTACAGAAGTCTAGGCGGTTCAGCTCAAGCTGCTGGAATGCCAGTCTCTTACATTATCGGTGCTGATGGCGATGGCCAAAACTGGGCTATTGTTTTCGGTGTAAGCGGTAACGATGTGACTATGATGGTTTACGGCTCAGCAGGTGCAACAATCCAATGGGTTTGCTCTATTGATTACCAAGCCGTAGCTTCGACTTAACGGGTCATTGATTCGTAAGTTTCTGTAGCCCATACACTTGAGGGCAAGGCAGTTTTCTTATCAAGGTATGTCTGATATGAGAACCAAACTTGAGCCTTGCCCGTGAACATATTTTCAACCAACCCATCCCAATACTTAGCGTAAATTCTCTGATAATAAGTACTTGATACTAAGTATGAGTATGTTGACATAATCTTTTCAATTTCATTGCCTTCAATAAGTACCCCACTATCGTCATGATCAGCATTACGTACACAATGATCTAACTCATGATATATTAAAGTATATTTACCGATCTCCTTAAATCTATCCCAATAGTCAGTACTGATAGTGACAGTCTTTATAACTTTAGAAGTAGCTGTAATTCCTTCCATAGATCGTTCTTCACCGAGTACACATTGACCTAAACGGTTTTCAGGCAACTTACCACTTTTAATTATAAGGTTTTCGGTATCAATACGTTTGCCGTAAGATGCAGCATCAGTGAAGTAAGCCTTAGCGTATTTTTTGTACTTTTCTTCCATTTTAGGGTTGAAAGTAACTTCTTTAGAGCAGGCTGAGAGTAAAAGCAATAAAACAACAAATAAAAGTCTCATAATTACTCCTTACGACAAAATAAAAGTTAAGATTGCAGGTAAAATTACAGTTGAGATAACCATAATTAAGCCCATAGCGAACATGACATTGCCTTGGGGCGTAGAGATATAAGTATTGCCGTTTTCGTCCGTGAACACGTAATCTTCGGGTTTACATTCTTTAAACATAAAAGCCTCCATACACATACAGATTAACGTGCTTAGAGGCTATTGTCAATAATAAATATAACAATGTATCGGTTTGATACTATTCTTCGTGGTAATCGGTTCTAAAAGTGGTTTTTACTCTTGTTAAGAGTTCTTTTGATTCTAGGTAAAATTCGTCTTTCCATTCAACTTGATAGCTATCTGCTGTTTTTTGAGACACAGGTCTAGTATGAGTCACCATTCTGAGCATGGATAATATTTGCCCAAATCTTCCATCAGGAAATTTTTCCACTGCTTCAGTCAGGATTTTAAGTAGCTCTCTATTTGCTTCTAACCTAGTCATTAAAATCGCCCACTGTTAAGTTTTAGCAAAGCTTCCATAGTCCTGATTTCTTTCTTGATGGGCTCGTAATACCCTACGAAATAAGGTTTGCTGTTAAAGTAATAATACGGGCCAGGGATCTCAACCACATTGATCTTTGCGTACAATGCGTAATAATTTCTAAAACCCAGGTCAGCCAAAAGCTTTTCTCGTACCTCTTCATTGCAAAATATATCGTAAGGCTTACTCATATTACTGTCCTTGTGTTACTGTATATACAATAAACTGAGAACGACTTTTAGTGTTAGTCTTTTTAAAGATATTAGTCAAATGAAATTTAACTGTTTTCTCCGAGACATAGAGCTGACTGGCAACTTCCTTGTTAGAAAGCCCAGTTGCAACTAGTTGTGCAACTTCCAATTCACGTCCACTTAGTCCTGCCGTCCTTAAAAGATCTGTAGCTTTTTGTGTTAGCATAATTTCCTCCTATATTAGTATTATACCTCAAAAACTAAACTTTAATCTAGATTAATCACCATTTCCATGGATTTCTTCCAAAACTTCATCACCAATTTCTGTAACGCTAATTATTCTTTCGTAAATCGGTGGATACATAAGCTTTTTTACACCGTCACCGATTCTTGGTGCATAGCGTTTATCACCAACTGAAACTGTTAAACTCTTAGTATATGCCTCTTGGCCTTCTTGGGTCACTTCTATTGTTATATGATACTTTGCCATATTATCTACGCCTTCTGCCAATCTTTTTGTATGAAAAGTTGTTACCATTATAGTCGTCGTCATCTTTAGGTGGAGCTTCAACTCTAGTATTCAAAAGGCGTTCGATAGTTTCCTCTAAATCTTCGTTTAAAATAAACACGGCCTGGATAATTTCCTTTAATTCATCTACAGTCAAGCCTTCGGTGCGGTCTGACCATAAGTCCAAATCCTTGAATTTTTCGCCAAGTTTTTGTTTGAAATAGCTATACCTAACATCTCTTGATGGATAAGTGACACATACCACTGAGGACATACGTCCAGGTCTCACTAAGCGTTTGGGGATTTCTTCAAAATAGTTAGTAGTAGCTAAAAAGATCACGTTATTGCGTTGTATTTGGCCATCTAGCAACAACAGTAAATCTTCCTCATCTTCTTGCGCCAATCTGTCAAACTCTTCGAAAACCACTACCAGCAATTGGTCTGGCTGACTTTGATTCAAGTGTTCATACGCTTTCTTTAAAGCAGAGATATTATCCACAAATAAGCAGATGGCCTTATTTTTAGTTACGGCGTGTTCAACAATCCTATTTACTAGAATAGTCTTACCTGAGCCTGGAGGTCCATACAAAAGAACCCCACGTTTATATAGGAAATCTAAATCATCAAACTTTTTTCTTGTCTCATCTGACATAAAGAGTTCCATTTGATTGATAATAGTCATGTACTCTTTTGAGGGAAGGGATAGGATTTTATCGTTTTTAAAAGTAACTTCATCAAAAAGAAGGATGTCCTTCATTCCGTCATAAAAAAGTTTATAAATACCGGAAGCAAGAGTATCTGTAGCAATAGCTGGCGATGTTTCTACGATAACTTTGGAGCCAATTTTAATGTAAGATAGTTTAGTTTTCACTTTTCTTCTCCAATTCTTCCACACGTCTTTTTACTTGCATTAACTCCTCAATTAGCGCAGGAATAAGCAGTGATTCCATTTGCGTGAGTAATTCTGGCTTCATTCTACTGATAGCAAGCTGGAATGGTGTATTTTCTGCTAACAAAACATCGTCGTATTTTTGATTTTCGTCCAACATAGCTGCCCTCCTTAAAGTAAATCAGTCTTTTTAATCTTAGGCATCATGCTGCCATTTTCATACAAAACGATTTCTACTTGGGCTTCATATTTATCCAGAGTAGAAACAGTTAACTTATTGTCACCCATGTACAAGTTAACGGACTCAGAGTGAGTATTTGCTTCAAGCCACTGCAATGCCTTTTTAAGATCTTTTATATCAATTTTCATACGTTTGCCCTTTATTTTTTAGATATTTAAAAGTCCAATCCCATAGCCGATAGCCCCACCAACAAGTCCAGCTATTAAATGTCTAGAAATGGCAGGAATATTGAATTCTTTGCCTAGTTGGTGGATTGCCTGCCCTGTAACAAACGCTAAAAATAATGCTAAAGCCAGTTTCATACATCCTCCGAGCCTTTAATCTATTATATCGCAAAACCTTAGTCCTGATTTAGCTTTTCTAAATCTTTTTTAGCTTCATTTAATTCTGCGATAATTTTGTCGATACTCAGAATAACGCCGTTTAAAACGTCTTCTTTGCTGAATCCATAAACGTAATCTTTAATAAGTATGTGCCCATCCAGTGATGTATCTTTACCTTTGCCATCATCTTCTATGCGTACACTAACAGGACTATTGTATTGTTTTTTATTTTCCCAGACTTTCATCTTGGCCTCCTATTCATTTTAATCTACTATTCATTATAAAGTGAATAGACCAATTAATATGCTTTTTAGTAATAATACACCTCAGAACTAGTAGACTCCCCTTCAGGCTTTTCAAACAAATCTAAGCAATCCAAAAAGCACTGATGTATGCTCATATGTTTTTGCTTAGTTTCTTTGTTTAACTTTTTGACAGTTGCACTAATATGATCTATAGATGTGTAAATTTGCTTATCTTTTTGCTTCCATTCCCCATTATCGAATACTATCACGACCCATTTCATTCAGGCTCCCAGTCATTTGCCCATTCCAGCCACGAAAATTCATGGACTGCTTTCCTAATTTGACGTTTAGGTGCTTCCATCTTAACATTTTGCTCCATAAAGTCAAGGATATTTTCTAATACCTCTTCTCTTACGTCTACATTATTATTACTAAGATGCGCTTTTAGCTGTTTAATTGCTTCACTTCGTTTCATCGTTGACCCCTCATTTCTTTAATTTGATCTTCTAATTCGCTAATGGTATTTAATAAAACCGAAATAATTCTGTAATTTGAAGGAGGTGTATCTAGCCATTCAAATTCATAGCCCTTACACTTAGATTGTAAATCAATTTTTAGCCATGTATAATTTGAACTTGCGCGGCACCCTAAAAATTTGCCATCCTCACTTATAACCATGCCAAAACAATTATCATGGTCTGGTGTCATCGGAAATCCATATGCTTTCATTTTAATCTCCTGACAAAATAATAAGTTAGCCCAAACCAGCGAACGGATGGTTTATCTGCATTAAGGATAATAATTTTACCGCTGGGGGTTTTGTATAGTGATCTGGCGGCCTTTAGGTCATTCATGAACAATCCTCCTGATAGCCTTCCAGCAGATATACCCAGCCTCACCATTCACATCATCGGTATTATGGTATTCAGATGCTTCCTCCAGTGCCTCAATAGCAAGGTCTAGTTTTTTCTGTAATTCTTCATAGGCGGAATATTCAATAACGTGAATAGCATTGCCACGGAACTTTTCAGTATCTTGTTCGTAAATATATGCAGATTTAACAGAGGGGTTGTCTACATTTAAAATGCTGTCAATCCAAAACTGTTCAGGCTTTTGATTGCTCATCTTCAGATTCTCCTCTATTGGCTGTTAATATTTTAAGGAAATTGTCTGCTGCGGTATTTGCTAAGTCATACTGGTCTGGGAGCTTATAGCCTCTTTTAGACAACTCATCAACAAATGCCACGGCAATATTTGACTGCCAAGCAAACCAATACCCAATATCTTTTTTCAATTCAGCAGATAAATGATCTATAGCTTCTTTAGTTTCCATCTTTAAGCTCCTTTAAAACAATTCTAGCTAATTTTCCACCATACATCATGTAGCTATCATGGGGCTCAAGGTCTCTATTTGTGATGTTTTTGTACACGTCTTTCCAGTTAGGGGTAAGACCACCCTCAGCAACTAGCTCCCCTCGGTCATTGTACATTCCATTATAGTTCCAATTGTTTTTGTCTGCATAGAATTCTAACGCTTCAATAGCTTTTCGTAGTTTAAATTTAAGATCTTTAGTAGAATCGGGCATTATCTACCTGCCTTTTTAAGGATTTCTCGTAAATCATGCTGTAAGTCCTTGTATTTACTGTAAACTTCCTTATATTGAGCAATAAATGTATCATCCAATTCGATGCCATATTCTTCTAAATAGTCTTCGCCAAACATTTCAATAACTTCTTCTTGATCTTTTAGGTACAGCTTAAACCTATCTTCTTCATTTATAACGACTTTACGTTTCATCTTTATACTCTCCACCAGTCATTAAAAAGCCAATTTGATTGGCAAGTTTAGTATTGCCAGCTCTAATTAATGAGTTAATTAGAGCCACTGAACTATACTCTCGTCCAGTTCTCTCGGCATCATATCTATCTAAAACAGATTGTGCCTCCTCATCAGTGTAGCTTTTTTGAATAACATAGTCAAGTAAAATTTGTTCAGGTGTTTTCACGGTCTAGCTCCTGTAAATAAAAACTAATAAACGAAAATGCGAGAAGAGGTGACATTATCGCAAGGATTCCTAAATAACCATTTATTTCTATTGCGGATAACACCATAAAGGTATATCCCACTACAAGGACGGCAAGCGATATTAGCAAGATGGAAGCTTTCAAAAATGCTTTAATAATCTTATTCATCTTCAGGCTCCCAAGCGTTTACGCCTTCTAGGTCCGATCCTAGCGCTTTAACTTCTGGTGGTAACATTCCTAAATCTTCCATAGCCAATAATAATTCACTAGCAACCATTTCCCAGTATTCTTTTGGGTCTCTCTCAGTATAGTCCATTCTCGGTGTCATAATAACTTGAGCCATATATTTCACCATTTCACTTCGTTTCATCTTCAACCTCTTTTAAAGAATCCAAAAACTTCCAGAATATATGTAAGTGAAATTTACTAGGGCTCACTGGAGAGTATTCACCACAGTCTGGGCATCTATAGGCCACAATTCCATCATATATGCCAAGAAAGCCGCCGTCAATGCCTATTTCGCGTTTCCAGACATATGGGGGACTATAGTTGTGTTTAAGATCATCTGGAATTTCCTCACCAATCCAATTTGAATTACATATAGGACAGTTACTCATCTTCAGGCTCCCATAAGCATTCGCTAGATACTAAAGTATTACCGTTATCTTGATCTATATACCTAATTGTTTCTGGGGGTAGCATGCCAGCTTTTTCTATTTCTAATAATAAGCCACTAGACATGGTAATTCTATCCTGTTCAGTAGAACAAGTGCTAGTATCATTATCTTTTATCCAGTCTGCTAGGATTTTAAGGATCTCACTTCGTTTCATCTTCAATCCCTTCGTTTAAAGCCGCAATCAATGCATCTGCATATTTTAGCGCTGCTGCTGCTGTTAGTTTACCAGTGTCTTGATAGTCAGGAAAAAAGCTTGCGTTATGTGATATTAGCCCTTGCATCGCCAAAGCTGCAAAATGCTCACGTTTAGTTAAGCCAACGCATTGACCTACACCGCCATTATCAGCAAATGTTACTCCTATTGGTTCATGTGGGTTAGTTTTCATCTTCAGGCTCCCACTCATACACATCTGGCAATTCCCCTAGAGACTTTCCATCCATGCTGGTCACTTGGTAAGTTTCCAATGGAGGCGGCAACATACCGAACCCCTCAATCATATCTAGTAATCTAGATGCTCTACGCTTAAAGGTAGCCTCTTCTGTCTCATTACCGTGTTTACCATTCACTTCAGGGTCGGCCAGTTCATCAGCCATTAAATCTATCATCTCACTTCGTTTCATCGTTGACCTCTTTTAAAAAATCCAAAAACTTCCAGAATATATGTAAGTGAAATTTACTAGGGCTCACTGGAGAGTACTCGCCGCAATCTGGGCATTTCAAAGCCACAATACCATCATATATGCCAAGATAGCCGCCGTCAATACCTATTTCGCGTTTCCAGACATATGGGGGACTATAGTGATGTTTAAGATCATCTGGGATTTCTCCACCAATCCAATTTGAATTACAATTAGGACAGTTATTCATCTTCAGGCTCCCATAAGCATTCGCTAGATACTAAAGTATTGCCGTTATCTTGATCTATATACCTAATTGTTTCAGGGGGCAGCATACCAGCCTTCTCCATCTCCTTTAAGACAAGGACCATTCTATCTCTAGTGGTATAACTATTCGTTGTGAACTTAATATAGGTATCAGCCATTAAATCTAACATCTCACTTCGTTTCATCTTCAGACTCCTTCTCATTGGCTATCTCCACAGCAAATAATAGATTTAGTTCTTGTTGGGCAGCAACATAAGCAGCATCAGCAGCAGCGGCAGCAGCATAAGCAGCAGTAGCAGCGGCATCAGCAGCATAAGCAGCAGTAGCAGCAGCGGCAGCAGCGGCAGCAGCATAAGCAGCATAAGCAGCAGCATAAGCAGCATAAGCAGCAGTAGCATAATAAACAAGTTGCTTATTATTTTCTTTAATTATTTTTAGATAGAGTTCGGCAGCGTTAATTGCTTTTCTTGGTCTTTTGTCATTAGGATACTTTTCTTCAAAGACATGTAAAACAGATGATGCACATTTTAATGCAAATTTAACATTCTGTTGTTTTGTAAACAAGTTTGTAATTACCCAAATTTTGTCTGAATAACTAATATTTTCTAATAATACAAAATCTTCAATATTATTATCAAAATCTTTGTAATGTTCTAAAAAATTATCAAATCTATTTTTGCAAGGATTTAACTTTTCTATAATTTCTTTATTAATTTTCATCTTCAGGCTCCCAGTCAACTGCTACTCTAAATGTATAATGCTTTCCTTGGCCATCCTCAATTGTGGGCTTCATGCCTCTATTCTCAAATTCACCAAGAATAAAGTCAACCATTTTTCTTGGGCTAGACGATATATTGCTGTCAATGTACTCTGCAAAGATATTAGCCACAGCCTCCACCATCTCACTACGTTTAATTTTTCCTACTCCTCGATACATGATACCCCCAAAGAGCTTTTAATTCTGTAGCAGATCTTTCCTGATTCTTTATCAAAATACCGCTCTACATCATCCCAAATAGGTCTTTCATCTTCTATTATATCTTTTTTCTTGTCTAAGTTCAGGTGTATTGGCCCAGACTCAATACAACCCGAAGTCAAAAGCGCTGCTAAGACTATCACTTCCTTAAGCATGAAATTCCTCTAGCGTTTCTAACAGTATAGCAAACCACGCCGTATTCCTCGTCAATATAACGCTCAAGGTCAGATGTTCCTCTGCTTTCTTGTTTAATTCTTTTGTCTAGGTTTAAATGTTTACGGCTAAACTTTTTGCCACAACCAGAAAACAGCATAAGCCCAATAATTACCATTACAATTTTTTTCATGGCCGCACTCCTTTAACCAAAGTCAAAAATGAAAGCTTTTCATTCAGGCACATTTTTGTAGTATCTGCTAGAACAAACTCTTTTGGAGTCTGGGGATAATATACATCACCTTCGATAACTTTATCAATTACAGTCATGTAAATCTTATCAGTCATAGGGAGAGTCTTTTCATAGATAGCAGCCCCACCGATAACAAAAACTTCACCTGTTTTATCTAGACCTTTAGCCAACTCAATGGCACTTTCAATGGAATCCACAAACTTAAGATTCTCGGTCTCTTTTATAGCTTTGGGTTTAGAGGTGATGACAATGTTCATGCGATTCTTTAGGGGTGATTTAATAGACTGGAAGGTCTTTCTGCCCATAATAACTACATGGCCCGTAGTCCTAGCTTTAAAGTAAGCCAGCTCTTCAGGGATATACCATGGGATAATTCCGCCACGTCCGATAACACCATTTTTAGCCATGCAAACAATATGAGAAAGCGTCATTTTGTGTCGCCTTTCTCTAACGAATTTAATTGCATTACTCGAACAAACATTCCGTCATAATAAGCTCGCAATTTAACATCGAAAAGCGTATTTGTCCAGGTATCTTCAGAGGTTAGACTAAGTGTAATGTATTTTTTTTCAATATCTATCGAGTACAAATTAAACCCAAGAACAGTTAGGCGCTCCATTGCTATTTCTCTACCCACTTTTTTATTAAACTGATCTCCTGGGTGGAGAAACGCTGCCCCTACTTCCAAAGGAAAAGCTGCTGCATAGTAGTTATCTTTAATTGCATTTGATGCAAACTCTACTAAGTCAGAAAACTGAGGTACTTCAATTACAAATGTACCGCAATTTCTCCGGCCATTGTAGCGTGGCTTCTCTGGACGGTTGTGGATAGTTGCATACCGATTCATTACGACCTCCGTATTGATTTATTATACCTTAATTCCAAAAGTCGTTGTAATACCACCAATCCAAAGTCATACCAGAAAAAAGTACAATCATTAGTATAATTGCGTATTCCATTATTTCTCCAAAGACTTTCTCAGGTTATCTGTTTCCAATATTACTCTTTCTTTACTAAAGTCTAACTTTAATATTTGACAATTTTCATATCTAGGAAAGCTATCGTATTGACTTGCATCAGAATCAAGCAAAGCACATAAAAGCATAGTTATGTGTACTTGATGAGAAAAAACCATGATGTTGCCTTTAATACGACCCATCATGTAGTCCAGCTTCAATTTATTAACAAAAGTGACTGCTCTAGTGTAAGTGTCGGCTACGCTTTCGCCATTTTTAAAGCGGTAATAGAATTTGCCGTATCTGTCACGCTTTTCCAAGGTATCTTCAATATCAAGCTTATCTTTAAAATTTTTCCACTCCTGCTCTCGTATAAGAGCCTCCACATTAACAGTCTTAGCTTTAAGACCTTGAGTAGCAAGTTCATAAGTTTCCATTGCTCTTTTATAAGGGGACACGTAAATATGCACCTCAGAGTCATTCACCTTTCCCAAATCTCTCATAAGGTAATAGCCAGCCTCAATGCTCTGAATTCTACCTTCTTGGGTCAACGAGATGTTTTGATCTAGCTCAGGGTAATGCTCATTATTTTTTTGCCTAACATTTCCTTCGGATTCACCGTGTCTAATTAAATAAATTTTCATAATACCCAAACCTCTTTTACAATTTTAAATTAATAAATATAACAGGTATGTATTAAACCTTTTCCGTAGCAATATTCAGAGTTTATCTTGTGTATTTTATCAAGATTGTGGCTACTACAGACTATTTTGCCATTATACTCTAATTTATAGAGCGCCAATCGATTCATATATACCTCACAGTAAAAGCATCCAATGCAATTAGTCGCCCATCCGTGGGCAACATTTTTAGGAAACAGTCGAACAGCAAGTGGGGCACGACTTTCGAGTTAACCGTATGGGCTCCCCAGCCCACCACCTTTCCTCGTCCTAACAAAACCAGTATATCAAAGATTAATTAAAAGTAAAGAATTATTTTTAGTAGGTATCAAACTGAGAATCAGTCTTCTTCGATCTCGCCATAAACCTTGAGGTCAAAAACGCCTTCTTCTTCTGTAGGCGAATAAGTGTAAACCCAGTCAGGGCACCACCGTTGATACTCAGATTCTTTCATGAGTGCTTCTTCCAAGTATGATAAAGACATTTCCATGTCATCCATGTCCGGTTTCCACTCAGCCTCATAAATAAGCCTTTTGGCTGGGCCATGGTCCATCATCGCTTAACTCCTGATTTGAGTACGATTTCGCAAACATGGTCTGCTCGTTCAATATGCTCATAGCATTCCCAAGGATTACTTCCTACTACGCATACGCCATGTAAGGCCTGAGCAACGATATCGCTACCTGTTAGCATTAAGTTCCTATAAGTGGACTCACCAAGTTCCTCTGAAACTGCAGGAATAATAGGTACATCTGGCCCTACTTTAGTATATCGTGACAATTCAATGAATTGAGCAGCAATTTCCTGTAAAGACCATCCAGCATATAATGCCGCAATAATGTGAGTAGGATGAGCATGAACTACAACTCTGGTTGAGCTATTATCATGCAATTGGATTAACTTGTGCATATGCAGTTCACCGGAAGGTTTTGAACCATCTGGAATTACCAGATTGTTGCCATCTACCTTCATCTTGATGATATCTTCAACTCGTAGCACGTTTTTTCTGACACCACTTGGAGTTATATATATGATATTGCTGCCTTTACGTCTTAGGGATGCATTGCCATCTCTGGTTGTAATCCAGCCTCGTTCATATAGTCTTTTCATCACATCGCACATTGCCGTGATCATTGCTTCTCCGGTCTAAAATACAAGTCTAACTCTCTGGATTGGATATCATAAGACGTATCTGAACCAAGAAGCCCTACGGTGTAGATGTGGACATTTGTTTGACTGCTTAGCGATAGATTTAGAGTAATTGTTCTGATGGCAGATGGGTTTAAGAACATGGGCGTTTCTGATACAGCTGGACCCTTAATCGTAGCGTCATATTGAATTCGATAACCTTTAATGAAATCTGATATATCCATTTTATTTCCCCTTTACTTTTACAGATTTAGCCAAACGCTCTTGCTTTTCGCAAAACTCTGAGGCTTCTTTGTTAAATTTAGCGGTACTAACCTGACGCTTCAATTTGATATACGAGTGCATACAACCAATCCAAAAATCGCTTTTTTTAGCCCTCTTTGGTGCAGATTGGCATCCAATTGCAAAAATAATTGACAATAATAGATATCTCATATTAGCGCATCTCCCTTAACATAGCAGCAATAAAGATACCGCTAGCAATTGCAGAAATTAAACCTGGAATACTGAAGGTTAAAATACCACTTAACATCCATAAACTACAGGCGATTAGCCTTAATCTAGGAAGCTTTTTTAGACGTGCAATAAATAAAATCATTTTACCTCCACAGAAGAATTATAGTGTTTTTTCTTGCATTATTATACTTTTTTGTGGTAGAATTATAGAGTAATAGGAGGATATATGAAAAAGCTTATTTTGATAGGGCTGTTAGCTTTTTGCTCAAACGGTGTAGCCGATGAGGGATCAGTTTATTATGAACGAATTAATGCAGCGTTTACTTGGGATGGAGTTTTTAGTTTAGATGAGTATAAGCGTTATACGTTTGAGGGTCACGGGGTTGGCTTACAAACAGATGTATTGCAGTATGAAGAATTTCGTATTAGGACTAACACTCATTTAGTTCAAGGTAATTACGGTGTTATGTATGGCGCTGGAGTGTCAGCCTTTCCTTTATGGTCGATTACTCGTAATCTTAAACTTGCCCCTGAATATAACTTAGGCTTTGACCTTTTTTCTACAAATAGCTTTTCTCCTTATAAGTCAACTCAATTAAATTTTAGCTCAAAGATTGGGCCTAAGTTAAAATATAAGGATCTTGAAGTTGGGGCTTATGTCTTTTACTCAGACTCACTGAGCGGTGTAAATCTTTCAGGCACAAGCCTTCAGGTGAACTATACAATTTGGGGGTATTGATTCAAAGTTGATATCATATGATAACAAAAAGACCCACAGGAAACTGTGGGTTTTTACTTTAAAAATAGGATTAAATATAGAGTGTAGATCTAGTTATAGGCACAAAATTAAAGAGATTATTCGCTTTTAGGTCCTTTTGCGTCAAATAAAAGGACCATCATAATTATGACAAAAGGCCAGAAAAAGACTCCCAGCAAAAAGACTAGACTGAAGGAGGTCACTTCCATTTAGGTGCCCCTGAAACTTCTTTTAAAAGGTCTTTGCCTTCGTTCACGCATTTATTCATAAGCTCTTCGTTTTCAGTAGGCGAGCTATCTTTTTCAATGACGCAATTAGCTATAGAAACGGCACATTCTTCTTTGCTATCTTTTGTGATATATGGACTGTTAAATTGACACAACATGGCAATCACAGTTACTACTTTATCTAGCGAAACCATTTTAATCCTCCCACTTATATTTATTTTCAATCCAAGCAAATGCTTCTACCCCATGAGGTATTACTTTAGTCCGAATGGGCGGCGGAACCATCCCCACCATAGATTCACAATGAGTCAATACAATTTCAGCCAATTCGTCAGAGTTAATATCATCACCTTGTCCTTCAAGGTATGTATCAATTGCCATTTTAAGCACCTTTAAAGCCTCGTCCCTTTTCATATTTGCTCCTTAATTAGGTAAATTATAGACCCAAGCAAGAAAAAAAGCAAAACTATCGTAATTAATAAGCCTGTTTCAATATTCCTGTCATTTTTCATTTTTTAGACTTCTTTTTTAAGGGCTTTCTTGTGTACATTTTCTTTTTAGAGAAAAGGCCAATATCATCAAATTTAGAAACTGCCCATAATAATGTATTGAGATCAGCAATTGTACAAAGAGGTAATTCAATCTTTTTCTTTTCATCAAAAAACTTTATTACGCAGCCGCCATCAAAATTCTCAAAAGATACAATAGGCTTATTTCTCAGGCGCTCAGTCCACTGGTCGCCTTTAGCAATAAGAACAAATTTTGTGTACCAGCCCTTTTTGTCCTTAACGCCCTTGACCTTAAAAGTTGTAGAGTATTTTAATCCTGCTAAATCTTGAGACTCATCAATCATAGCCTCAAAAAACTTTTTATCAAGCTTTTCATGACGAGCTTTAATTAAATTTTTTTCCATATATTCTCCTAAAAAAGTGAGAGGGCCGGACGCTACTCCGACTATGCCGTTCATTGTGCTTGTGCGACCACAACTATCGCTTTGATGTTATCGCTACTTCGTAGCGGCGAGGCCCCAGCCGCTATTAGTGCGTGTCTCCAGTGGCCCTTGTTTCAGGTCTTTCTAATCGGAACTACCGACTTCCACAGCTTTCCACGCCGCTCTCTCAATAATATAATATCTTAAAATTCTTTGCTAAGATAATACTCAGTATATGCAATTTCTCGGTCTAAAGCCTCTTTACACTTGTTAGATCCACAAGTTAAACTAAATAAAACAGCAGCTTGACCAGCAATAAAGGATTCTCCAATAACTCGTTCTACGGTTTTATTGCAATAGGCGCAATTCATATTTGTTACGGGGTTAATGCCAACGGGTAGTATTACTAGTTTATTGTCCATAAAATCCTCCATAATCCATAAATACCATAAGTTTTATGTAAAGTCAATAAAATATTTCGACTAAAGTCCATATAATTGAATAAAAAAAGCCCCCTGGGGCTAAGGGGGCTAAAAAAGGAGGGGCAAGACCTTTTATATTATTAGGGGGTATTTCCTAAACAAATTATACCTCAAAAACCCTAATCTTTTCAGTATGAACGATAAAAAACTTTTAGATATTGCAAAAAGAATTTTAGAATTGGCCAAGAATACGCCTGAAGTACTTGAAAGCACTGAGCTTTCTAAAATGGACCCTTCTAAAAAATATTTGCGTATCCGCCAAGATTGGAATACTGAGTATAAGCAAGGTGGTAAGCACTATAAGCTTCCGTTTAATACTTTGACTCATATCAATCAGTTGCCTCAAATTGATGCACATCACCAAGGCAAAAAAGTTTGGCAAGAATCTAGTACTCCCGACAAGAAGTGGGGAGAAGAAACTTATGAGATGCTACCGGAAGGCTCTTTAAAACTTGTTGGCGCTAACTACGACACTAGTGGTTAATACCTAATCTTATTATTGAGTTCCTGCTGTCAGAAATGCCAGTAGCTTTCGGCCAAATGTCCGTAAGGTAGGAGAAAAAATGGCTTTAAATAAGATAGACGTTCTAAGTCTAGGTCGTGGTAGTTTAAAGGATAATAGTAATTCTATTATTGCCTTTTCATCCAACAGTGAAGTTCAAACTTGGTCCAATACTACTACGTATGCCCAATACAATGTTGTTGAGCATTCAAGCAAAATCTACAGATCTAAAGTTGCATCCAATTTAAGCAATACTCCTGACGCATCCCCAAATCAGTGGGAAACTCTTTATTCAGACCCAAAAGACGGTGACATCTGTTTCGTGATCAACGGAGCAAATTCTAATATTATGCAACGTGCTAATAGCGTTTGGGTTAAATATAGAGAAACAAAAATTCAAATCACTTTAAATGATGGTCAAATTTTACCTGCCGCTATTTTTACATACATTGGCAGTACTAACTATTTTTCTACATTAGAATATACAATTAAAAGAGGTGCTGGCCACAATAGAAAAAGGGCTGGCACTATGAAGATCTTAAATGATGGCTCTAGTGATGTGGCCTATGATCATGAGTTCACAGAAATCGGCGACGATGTTGATACTTGGATTACTCCAGTTATCTCTGGCGGAACAGTCCAGTTACAATACACATCAGGCTTTGAAGGCAGCTCAATCCAACTTGAATATAAACTTACAGGATGGCAATAATGAACGAGCAAATCCTTAGAGAGCAGATTATTGAACTTACAAAGCTTTTAGAGCTTAAAGATGCTAGAATCAAAGAATTAGAGGTCTTAATGACAATGCCTTTTTCTTTAGTTCCTACGGTTTCTAGCAATACAGTTATTATAACCGATGCAAATCAAACACAAAACTCATGTGATTGTTATAAAAAACAGGGAGTAACTAATGACGGACTATAAAACTCCACAACCATTAAATCAAGGTAGCGTAAAGCTATCTGAAGTATCAATGGATACAGCTAGTGATCTATTGCAATCTCCTATCCACGATTCAGCCCTAAAAGTTACCGAGCAATTACTCAAAGTAACTGCTGACCTTTTAAGACGACAGAGTTTTTTCTTGAGATCTGAAGGTCAAATGAAATGGGACGGTAACACTCTATTTTTTGACGAAAGCTCTATTGCTAATAATATCGCATTAGATATTCTTCAAACAGAAAACAGTTCTCAACCAATTATCTCTATTAAAATGAATGGAGCTACTTCTGCTCCAGCTGTTGAGACAGAATTTAACTCAATTGCATTAGCTGATGGCGAAATGCTTTACCTTGAATTGGACCCAGCTATTGTAGCTGCTGCAGGTACATTACTTACTATTGAAAACAGTGTAGATTTTCCTTTGAGTGCCGCTGCTGGCAAAAGATTAGTTAGAACTACTATTGCTGCTGGTTTACCTACAGCCACAAGTCCAGTTGATCAGACTCCAGATCCAACTCCTGCCTCTACTACTTATTATTTGCCGCTTGTAGCTAGAAGAGGTTCATACTTACAGTGGATTCCACACGGTATTTCTTGGCCAGCAGGTACATCTTCTCCTTTGGGTGCAGTTATCGTTGAAGGTTTCCAGGCTTATCCAGACCTTTTTGCAGATTCTTTTTTACAATTTACTTCTAAACTTATAGCGTTAGATGCTTTAGGCGGAGGGGTTCTTCTTTTAACTAACTCATTCGGTATAAGCGCATCAGTCACTATCCCCTCAAATGTCACTGTCTTAGGGCGTGGCGCTAAAACAGTTCTTACTGTAGCTGCTGGCGCTCAGATCATTATGAGCGAAAACTCTACTTTAGAAAATCTTAAAGTTGCAGTTGCATCAGATTTTAGTGGCGATGCTATTCATATGCTTGGAAGTAAAAGAGCTAAGCTTAAAAATGTCGTGGTAGACGTTTCTGCTGCAGTAGATCAGCCGCTTGAAGAAACTATTACATATAACGCTGCAGCATCGGTATCAAATAAATTTGGCAGTACAGTTCTTGCTTTACTTGCTCTTTCTGATGGTAGTGTAATTTTAGGCGGTCATTTTACCAATTATAATGGTACAGCTGGATTAAATTACTTAGTTAAACTTAACTCAGACGGAACACCTAATACAACTTTTAATACAAATGCTTCTTTAGGCTCTAAGTTTAATAATAGCGTATATGCTTTGTCTGCTTTATCTGATGGAAGCATTTTAGTTGGTGGATCTTTTACCAATTATAACGGGCAAAATGGTTGGAATAATTTAATTAAATTGTCGTCTACAGGAATTGTAAATTCCACATTTAGTTCAAATACTTATCAAAAAATTCAACCAGTATCAGACTCAATTTCCTCTTCTATAAGATCAATTGCAGTAGACTCGTCTAATAATATTTACACCTCTGGACAATTTAGTTTTATAAACAATAGCGATCAAGGCAGCACTACAACAGGCCCAATTACAAAAGATTCTTTTGGTAATTTTTATTTTATAGGTAATAGTGGTATTACAATATATAAAACAGATGTGAATCGTGTAACTACTGTTTTTGCTTCTGGATTTACTGCCGCCATGGGTATTACTATTGATTCATCTGATAACCTTTACGTTTCTGATGCTGGAGCCCACGTAATTAAAAAAATTACCTCTGCTGGAGTTGTTTCTATTTTTGCAGGTGCTTCTGGGGTATCTGGATATGTAAATAATGCAAACCCTTTACTTGCTAGATTTAATGGTCCAAGGGGACTGTATGCTGTTGGTGTTGATGACGTATATGTGGCAGATACTAGTAATCATGTTATTAGACGTGTCACTTCTGTCGGAGTAGGCACTGCTGTTGGTGCTGCTGCACCTACAGTAGCTTCTGGATATGTAAATAGTTCTACAAGTACTTCGGTTAGGTTTAATAATCCAAGCGGTGTAGTGGTTATTCCTGGTATGACTACGTATATGTACGTAACAGATACTAGTAATCACGTTATTAGACGTACAAGCACATATATGGGATCTTCAATTACAACAACTGTTGCAGGTGCTGCTGCACCTACAGTAGCTTCTGGATATGTAAATAATGCCACAAGCACTAACGTAAGATTTAACACTCCTCTTGGTATTGTTTTGGATTCTTCTGTTTCTCCTTACCAACTATATATTACTGATTCTAATAATTATGTTGTTAGAAAAATTGATCTTAGTACAGGAGCAACAACAACTCTTGCAGGTGCCGCTGCATCTACAGTAGCTTCTGGATATGTAAATAGTTCTATAAGTACTAATGTAAGATTTAGCTACCCATATGGAATTACGCTTTCTTCTGGCAGCCTTTATGTTTCAGATGGATCTGGTGTAATTAGACAAATTTCTACATCTACAGGAAGTACTATTACTTATTCGGGGAATTTAAATGGGTATGTTTACAGAAATCTTGTAAAATTAAGCTCTGCAGGGGTAACAGACGCTACATACTCTACAAATACATCTTCGGGCGTATCATTTAATGAGTATATCAATGCATCTGCACTAGACTCATCAAATAATCTTTATATAGCCGGAAATTTTTCTGATTACAAAGGTGTGTCTGGAAGAAGCAAGCTTATAAAAGTAAATTCCAGTGGCGTTTTAGATACCTCATTTTGTGCAAATGCTTCAGATTCAAATAAATTTAACGGATCATTGCAATCAGTGGCAGTTCAAGCAGATGGAAAATTATTAGTCGGTGGATATTTTAGCGACTATGATGCAGCAACTGTAGATAATTTAGTTAGATTAAATGTCGATGGAACCGCTGACACATCTTTTTATACAAATGCTTCTATTGGTTCTAAATTTACAGGATATGTTAATGCGATTAAAGTCCAATCTGACGGCAAGATCTTAATTGGCGGAGCATTTTTAAATTATGATACAACTACGGGAAGAGACTTTCTTTTGAGACTTAATTCTAGTGGCTCATTAGATTTAAGTACATCTAATCCAACTAGCCAAAATTTTTACACTAACGCAGTTGATGGCGGAAAATTAAATAATGCAATTTATTCTATAGGACTAAGTTCCAGCAATAATATTTTATTAGGCGGAGATTTTACTAATTATTCAGTAGCCGGACTTAATAGATATGCTTCAATACTGCCTTATGGAACTACCCTTGTAAATGCTGTTAATGTTACTGGGATAAGAGTTGAGTCTAATAATTGCAGAATGTATGAATGTTGGTTTAAAGGTGTTTCTAGTGCCGTTCAAAGGCTTGGTATTAACTATGTGGCTGGATATACAGATAATGCTGATGTTGACAGCTTATTTGAATAAGGAGATTTTATGCCAAAATTAGGTGGAGATTCAAACGCAATAGGTAAGGATCTGAATCATGCGTATAAAGCGCCTACAGATTTAAGTTCTTCTACCGTTATTGATTGGGATGAAAACTCAATATTTTTTAATACTATTAGCGCAAATAAGACTTACACTTTTTCAAATATGGTGGAAGGTCAAACAATAGTTTTTATAGTAAAAAATACTGGAGCTTCAGCTATAACTTTGACATTCCCGACTTTAGTCAGTATTTACTTTGTTAATACAGTTCAGCCTGGAAAAGAAAATATTTACACATTTCTTAGATGCAATAGTAAAACTTATGTTACCGTAATTGATGGGATGGCCTAATAATGATGATTCCGTTTTCTAATATGGCTAGATTTTATCAAACTAATGGATCTGATGGTAATCTTGTCGTCAGTTCTGGGACAACTATTATAGCAGCTGGTAGTATAAAAAAATACTTATCTATTAATATAGCTGCAGGTGCAACATTAGAAATTACAGGGTCTGGCTCAGAATTAACCCAAATTGGCTGCAGAAGAGAGTTCATAAACAACGGGACTATAAAAGTTAGGAATACTACTACAGGATATTCTTCTACTACTGTTACTCCAACTGTAGCTCATGCTTATAACATTACTCATAGTTTAGTTCAAAGTAGTGGCGGTTCTGGCGGTCAAGGTGGTTCTAGTTACGATAGTGGTAATGCTGGTGGTGGTAGTCAATCGAATGGCAATGGCGGTGGCGGTGGCGGAGGCGGTGCTTACAGACTTGAGAAAGCTTGCGGTGTTTGCCCTTGCGATTCTCATGCTGCATCTATTGGTGGCGGTGGCGGAGCTGGTGGTAACGATGGTGGTACTGGCGGAAATAATGGTTATGCAGGAGGAATTTCGAATGCCCTTTCCCACTCTTCTGCTGGTGGTGCAGGCGGCGGTCCTGGTGCAGGAGGGGCTTCTCCTGGCGGAGGCGGAGGCGGTGGTGGTGCTATAAGAAGCGGCAACTGTAAATCCGGCAATGGCGGAGGCGGAGGCGGTGGTGGTGCCCGTGGTAAACATGGTGGAGCAATACTTTTATTTCTAGAAAGCTCTATTTCTGGTACTGGCATCATAAATGCAGACGGCGATGCTGGTGGTGCAGGCGGTAATGGAGGCAGTCAATCGAGCTATGCTGGCAGAGGCGGAGGCGGAGGCGGCGGAGCAGGTGGATCTGGTGGAACGGTTGTTATTTATAAGCAATCATTAGAATCTGCTCCAAACTATTCAGTATCTGGTGGATCTGGTGGATCTGGTGGAGTTAGTAGTGGAACTTATGCTACAAACGGCGGTGCTGGTGGAGTCGGATCAACAGGAGCTGCTTATATAATTAATATCTTAAATGGAATTTAAGTAGGTAAGAGGTAAAAAATGTCAAACCCATCTAAACAATTTGAAATGATTAGGCTGTATCCTCGCCTTAGTTCTGACCCAACGTCTGGACGAGTTGGTGAAATATACTATAATACTACGTTAAATTCTTTAAGATTATGCACAAGCTCTCTTCCTACTTGGACTAATGTAGGTGAAAATTCTTCTACATTTCAAGATAAAAATGCGCTATTAATAGAAGGGGGCGTGTGGTCAAATTCTTTTACTTCACCTGATAATACAATATCATTTGATCAAAGTGCTTTTATTCAATTACCTGGGTTTGATAAAGAATCTAACGAAATAGCAGCAGGATCTTATATTTTAAATGATCAGGAAGTTCTATATGTTGATATCAATAGAACAGTTGTTTCTTCTACATTAACTCCGTTAACTGCAAATATAAATGCCATTACTTCAAATAGCGATAGGCTTATAATTGCAAGAAATATTGGAGGAACTATTATTGTAGGGGATAGGCTATGCTTACCTACAAATTCACTGGGATCTTTAACGGAAAACCAAACAAGCCTAGATACGCAAAATTCTAACTTAAGACTTATAGACGGCGGAATTTGGTCTTTTTCTTCTAGCAACTCTTTATCGCTTTCATCAGACGCTTATATACAAGTTCCTGGACTTTTGTCAGCAGCTAATACTATAAGCTCTGGACCCTACACTGTACTTCCTGGAAACATTCTTTATTGTGAATTAAATAAAGAAGACGTAGTGTCTACACTATTTGTACAGGAAGTTTCTGTTAATACATTACTTCCATTAAACTCATTTGTTTTAGCTTACAATGATGGATTAAAAGTTTGGATTTCAGATAATTTTGTTTTAAATTATGGTGAATCTAAAGAAGCAGGGCAAAATGTGTCTTCTGATCTTTTATCTTCAATTGGGGCCTCTAATTGGACTGATAAAGAGGGGCAATTAAGAATCCTTAAAGATGCTACACCATCTTCGATTACATACATTACTCCTTTAAATAAAACTATTATTGATGGAACAATAAAATCTTTATCCATTAAAAATTCAAATGCTATTTTTGATGGAGCAAAAATTGACTGGGAAGCTGGGGAAATTTACGACTATTCAGGGGCAACTTTATTATCTACATTTACTCCTCCTAATACTGAAATTTCTGATGGATATTTTAAATGGTATTCAATTGCTTTAATTGCAGGAGCAATTGACATAAATAATGAAATAGAATTAATTTTAACTATAACAGCTTCTTCTGGGGAAAGTTTATTTAGTGCTAATGCCCCTAAAGCTTTATACCCGTCTAGCTCTATTCACGTAGGGCAAGTTTCATTAGGTAACATTGGTGGAACTATTGAACCTATATTTCAGTCCGATATTATTCAAAATACTTTGGGCGCAGGCGCTGGTGGAGCCAACGTAAATCTATCAAACCTTGAAACTACAGCAATTAACCAAGACTTACTGCCTGCAACAACAAATAGTAAAGATATTGGCTCTGAGCTACTTGCATTTCAAGACGTATTTTCTTATGCGATTAGAACTAATGCAATTACTACTTTAAACGGATTAGGCTCTGTTACGGTAGGTAATCCACTTACAATGGCAAACAATGGTATTAGTAACCTTGCCGATCCTCTTTTGGCACAGGATGCTGCAACTAAGTTTTACGTAGATGCCGCTGATTCTGCTTTAGACGCACGTCTAAGTGATCTAGAGGTTGATCCTGTAACTAAAACTTATGTGGATAATCAAGATGCGTTAAAGCTTGATCTTGCTGGTGGAACTATGTCAGGTAATATTGACATGGGGAACAATACTATCACTAACGTATTAAATCCAACTGCCCCACAAGATGTGGCTACTAAAGATTACGTCGATAACCTTGCTGGATCTGGAACTAGCACTTTTGCCGCAGCTCAAAGCCAATTAGCCTATACAAATGTGACAGGTTTTTCTTTTAGTGCTAGCGGTAAAGGGTTAATTGAGGTTGTAATAGACGCAACTAGTGATTTATATGAAGTTTTTGATTTAATCGTAGTTAAAAAGGGTAGCACCTACGCTGTTGATTATATTAGTGCCGGAGATGCCAGTGGAGTTGACTTCAATATAACATCATCTGGACAAATCCAATACATTTCAGATACTTACGCTGGTTTTAATTCTTTGACTATCAAATTTAAAAAGACTGAGATCTAAGGTCTAGTAAAACGGGGTATAATAGTAGTATGAGAAAACTACTATTTACCCTAGCTCTTCTTATATCCTGCCTTTCGCAGGCAAAACTTAAAATTGCCATATTAGATACTGGGATAAAGCCTGATAAGATAAAAGATCTTAAGCTTTGTCCAAATGAAAGTATTGATTTTACCAATTCCAATTTAAATGATGACCATGGCCATGGCACCAACATAGCTGGTCTTATCTCCCAACAAATACCAAAAAATCTAGATTATTGCTTAGTTATTATTAAGGTCTTTGATATTAATAACTTAGATAGTGCTATCGAGTCTACAATTAAAGGATTTAGATATGCACAGATGATTAGAGCTAATATCATTAATTATTCTGGCGGTGGAGCATCTTCAGATAAAGAAGAAAAAGCCACTATAATAAACGCCTTAAATAAGGGTATTAAAATATTTGTTGCTGCAGGAAATCAAGGCAAAGATTTAGATGGTAATTGCGACTATTTTCCTGCCTGTTATGACAAAAGATTGGTTATTGTTGGGTCAAAAACTTCTAAAAATAAAATTTCTGAAAATTCTAATAGAGGAAAAGTGGTTTCTGTTTGGGAAATAGGCAAAGATAGAGAGGCGCTTGATATAGTACTATCTGGTACATCTCAAGCAACTGCAGTTGCCACGGGGAGATATGCATATGAAAAACTTACTGGTAAATAAAATGATTGCTACAGCAGCTTCAACTCTTCTTATTGCAATTTCATCGACGACTTCTGCCAATGATGTTTATGTACAGAATAATTATAAGAGGGCCACTAATGTATTAAGCCAAATAGCATACAAAGAGCTTGGTATTGAAGGTTACTTGACTGATATGGAAAAAAGATATGTCCCAAAAGAGATAAAAGAGGATCTATCCGTGACCCTCGCTGTAAGCCGAATTATAGTAGAAAAAAAAGTAGTTTATATCTGGAGATTTTAACCACGTTTTCTTACTGAACACCAATGAGCATGACCAAAGTCTGAGTCATCAGTATACCCAAGCTTTTGAGCGCCGCAGTCACACAGGCTTTTCTTTTCAATAGTTTCAGAAACAGCATTAAAGGAATTTGAAATAGAGTTATCGTTGACGGACCCAGTAATCAAAGAGTTTTGCCTCCATCCACCTTTTACCATTGTACTCATAGACTTTAATGACAGCGTTAAGTTAGTAGAAAAACAGTCTGAAACAAGTGCTGTAATGTCTGACTTTACTGTATCTAATAAAAAAACTTCATAAAAATTATCGATAATAGCTGATGCAAATAGAGACTTTTCAACAAAATCATTTTTATCTTTAAAAAAGTTATTTATTCGGCTAATGTGATGCCCATGAAGATTTTTATCATACACTACAATTAGAATGGAATCAGTATTCCAAGGATTATAGGTACTGTTTGCAGTTCCTGTAAAATGTCCTGGGGTACTTCCAATATAATTTACACTAGGTTGAAGCTTAAATACTTCAATCTCAATTCCAGCCTGATAGCCCCAACGTCTTATCATGTAGCCATTTAACTCAGTTAAAAACTCACCATAATCCCAATAAAGCATAATAGCCTCCGCATAATGATTGTGTCATATTATAGTAAATATGTCAATCTATTTTTGTTAAAATTTCATACCCAGAATTGGTTATCAAAACGGTATGCTCAAATTGAGCCGATCTTTTGCCATTGTCACATTTTCCTACAATAATTTGTGACTCAGGTATCCTAGACCAAGATATTGCTGATCCTTTTTGTATCAAAATGGGCTCAACCGTTATACACGTCCAAGGTCTAAGTAAGGCTCCAGTTCCAGGAATTCCATAGCTTAGTATATTTGGTTCCATATGGTACTTTTTGCCTACGCCATGGCCAGTACATTCCTTAACCACGTCCAAATTATTACTTTTAGCTATCTGTTCTATGACAAATCCTATGTCACCAGTAGTGCCGTTGGGGTATATCATTGCTATTCCGGCCATCATAGCGTTTTCTGCAGCAGCCATTAAGTTTATGTCCTTAAGCGATGTGCTACTTACAGAGACGGTTTTAGACGTATCCCCGATGTATTCGCCCAGAAGCACTGCAACGTCTATGTTAAGAATGTCACCCTCTTTTAGAGGTGTATCATCAGGTACACCGTGGCATACTACTTCGTTGACTGAAGTGCAAAGAGTATGCTTGTAGCCTTTGTACCCTACGTTAATCGGAGTTCCGCCTTTTGAAACAATGTAGTCGTGAGTGGCTTTATCAATTTCAGCTGTAGTTACACCTTCCATGACCATATCTGACGCATACTTTAGCGCTTGGGCTGCCAATTTACCTGCTTTTGCCATTCCATTAGCAAAGTCTATATGCTTCATGTCTAGACCTTAGTTTAGTGTTTTAATAAATTTTTCTACAAAAGTATTATACCCTAATCTTATATAGATGGGAGATTAAATGATTGATTTAAGGGAGATCCTTAAAAGTTTGAGTTTTGATGACCAGACCCCAGAGGTTAAGGAGAATCTTTTGATTTTGCTTCAGCGCATCAATGTTATTAGGGAGGCTTACGGCAAACCTATGACTATTACCTCTGGACTTAGGAGCATGGCTGATCATTTAAGAATTTATGCCGAAAAAGGCATTACTGACAAAAATAAGATTCCCATGAAATCAAAGCATCTTTATGGTCAGGCGGTTGATATATCCGACCCAAAGAAAAAGCTACAAAAGTGGATTCTAGAAAACTTATCCGTAGTTGAAGAAGCTGGACTGTGGATGGAGGATTTCTCTGCTACCCCTAATTGGGTCCATTTTCAAACAGTTCCGCCAGCAAGTGGAAAAAGGTTTTTTAAGCCATGATTTGGGATGATGACGACAAAGCAATAAATCAATGGGATATAGCCAAAAAATCTGACGATTTAATAAATAAGATATCTAAGCTAAAGCAAAAAAGCTCTTTAACTATAAGCGAAAACGAACTGCTACAGGAATACACTAAAGAGCTGCATGAGATGCAAGAAAAATGCTACCATAATTATAAAGTTGTTCTTTTATTCCACTGGCATAGAAAATATTGTGAAAGATGCCATAAAGAAGATACTTCATACAGGCATGACGGCTAGCTGTTTTGCGTATAATTAATCAGGGCCTTTAAATCAGTAATTGCTTTTGCCATCTCTTTATTTAAATTAGTCACGGTTTGCATTTTTTTGCTGGCAGTATCCTGATCACTATTATTTCCAGCCATAAGCATTTCAAAAGATTCTTTTCGCAATAAATCAGATATCCTGTAAAGCTCTTCCACTTTAATTAAAACCTGAGTAGATAAAATCATTTTATTTACCTTCCATGTTTAAAATTACATCACTGATATCTTCCATGCCTCTTTTATGCAAAAATTTGATAAGATCATTTTTAATTGTTTCAACATTTGTCACATCTTTCAGATATTCACTAGTAAAAGTATAAGAATCCAGAGGTGTGACTCCTTCGTAAATAGTTAGCTCATAAGCACTGTCGATTCTTGGGTGTAAATTTACAACAACTGTTTTCATAAAATCTCCTCCAATATAGCCTTTTCTGCATTTTCTAAGAATTCTTGAAGTGCAACGGTTTTATTATCAATAACTACATCAAAATTATAGTCATCCAAGTCTCGTTCAGATGGATCTTCGGATACAGAAGTTGCAAACCTATTGATTCGAACGGTTAACAGTATATCGTATTTATCCATAAAACGCCGTAAACACTCTACCTCACTTTTATACCTTAAATCAGAGATAATGTAAATACCGTCTGGGTCAATATTTTTTGCTTCTAATATAGCCTGAAAAGCCCAATAATCTGGGTCAACAGACCTTTTTGTGGAGCCTTCTAGGATACATAGTGCCCTGGGTGTCCAATATAACTTCTCAAAGCGGCCAGAATACTCAGGGTTTCCTAATGCTTGTTTTGTAATAGGATGGACAAGATAATCTTTGGGTGATTTTCCTTCTGAAGTCCTAAGCTCTTTGTATAAATGTTTTACAATCATTTCAGTAAATGAATCTTTTACATAAACTGGTTTATCTAACAGAGGCCATTCTTTTGTTTGCCTATCATCAATTGATGACCTATCAACCCTATACTGAGATGCAACATTGTCTTTTAATGGTTTTGCAAAACTCAATTGCACATATCCATATTTTTTTGACAAATGTTCTGCTAACGTGTCTTTACCAGAACCCTTCCAACCACTTATAGCTATAATTTTCATTTATTGCCCCTTTATGAATTTTTTAATATCCTTTATAATTATTGCATTTGCCCATGAACTTTTTACTTCTACTGAAAAAACTACACCTACAACATTCCCAAAAAAGTTAACTATTGGGCTTCCAGATGAGCCAGGATGAGCAGTAACTGTAGTTAATATGGCATTAAAAGATGCGATGCATATCCATGTTACTCCTATTGTATTATCTGGTTGAGGATATTCGATTTGATATAATGATTGATTTTTAACCGTTTGACACATAACTTGATCCATATCATTTGTTATATTGTATAAGGGCATATAGATTATGGATTGGGCCACAGCCTCACCCATTGTCATGGTTCTTGGATTTAAATTTGGGTGACCTATTGCAGCTATAGTCTCCCCTTCGGCTACAGATCTAGCGAGAGTTAACCCCTCTACGCCATTTAATGGCTGAAGTAAGCATAAGTCAGTCTCGTCGGATATTTTAAGTATCTTAACTTGACTGCTAAATTCTTCGCTTTCGGCTACCATATACCCATTTTTAGATAAACCGCAAACGTGTTTATTTGTAATTATTCCAGTTTTCCCACTTGGGAGTTTTACGTGAAAACCTGTTCCTCCAGCTCTAGATGTATCTGTGCGAGTTAGTTTAACAACTTTAGAAGACACGTAACTTCTTAGGGCTGTTTTGTGGACTTGTGGGGCAAAGACGGATAAAAAGATAAAGGATGTCAAGATAAGAATGGCCTCTAAAAGCGAATTTAACATTAATTTTACCATGAGATACCTACACTTAATCCATAAGTTTGATTAGTTAATCCAAAGGCCCCTACTGAAAAAGGCCCAGCTACCTTTCTTTCTATTGAGGCTCCATAACTAAGATCACTTCTCAAGAGATTGCTATCTTTATGCGAAGATGAGATCAGGGCAGATGCTTTCCATTGAGATTCATACCCACTATCTTTTCTAATAAATAAGTCAGTCTTTCTGTCAGAAATTTTTTCGCCTTGTTTAGTCTGATCAATAACAATTCGACCTTTGTCTACAGTTCTAGTTTCAGTCTTAATCGTTCCATCTGGAAACTTAGTTTCAATCACAATAGTCTCTATATTTTTTTGTTCATCAGTTTTTTTAGACTCTTTCCATTTAATAACTTCTTTTTCCACAATACGTTCTTCTATTCTTACGGACTCTTTTTTGGGAGCGGTGTATCGACCTATGGCTAATGACGCAACAACAAGTGCGGCAATGCCTAAGATGCTTTTTAGATTAAAAGTCATAAATGCTCCTATCTTTTCCCATGCAAAACATCTTTTACAGCTTCTTGGGCCTTTTCAATGGCAGTCCTTGGGACTTGGACAAATTCACCTTTTGCCATCATTTCAGCAGCTTTTCCAAACTGGCTGCCAATATTCATAGAGGCTAATGTTTCCATAGTTATTTCACCTAAATCTGTTACTTTTTGCGATATAGCTTCAGTCATAGCAACGTGAGTTTGCATATAGCCAAGCATTGTTTCATCGTCAGGCTCTGTTTCACATAAAAATCTATTCAGCGTTTGTACACTTAATCTTGCGCTATGATTTACAGTAATTGACGGGAGGTCTAGCCCATAAACTTTAGATCTACCATAATCAGATTTTGAGATAAACACAGATTCAGTTACGTTTGATCTAGACTTACCAACATAAAACTTTACACGACCACCGATCTTATCATTTTTGTTACGATTGATTGTAATAAAATTATCTGAAATTTGATAAATGGCAAAGGAGTCGCCTACAGCGTCACCGCTAAGGTAGTTATTACTATCATTTTGAGCGTTATAGGCAAAACCAGATCTATTTGTTTGAGCAAATGCAATAATATGGCAGTCTAACTTTTTAGCCAAGCTTTTAACGCTTCTAAAGATGTGTGCGAGCCTGTCTGGTTTCTTTTCCATCTTTTTTTCACGGCTATCAAGTGCAGAAGGGTAATCCCAAATAATGAGATCAAATGTTTTACCGTAAGTACGCTTGTACTGCTCATTTTTTTGAATAATCCAAGGAATAACATCCTCAATATACATTCCAAGCGGATCAGAGATCTCTTTAATAACTAGACCTTCGTTTTGATCTTTTTCGGAACCCATGATAATTTTTTTAAACGCCTCGATTTTATTCTGAATTAATGGAATTTTTCTATCATGAATAAGTTGAGTAGTCGTAAGTTTAGCTGTCACCTGAAGGCATTTGATCGCTACCTTAGATTCTTTTTCTTCATGAGAAACTATCAGCACGTTCTTTCCTAGTAAACGATTAGCTACAGCAATTGTGGCAGATGTAGTTGTCTTACCGGAGTTTGATGGACCCATGATAGTAGTCAATTCGCCTCTGACTAAAGAACCTCTTGTTGAATCTTTAATAGAAAATGGATTTGATGGAGTTTGAATTCGTGCTGTAGCAAAAAGGAGTTCGTCAAAGTCTGGGTGACCAATAGTGCAATTCTCTAAAGATGAGGTATCTAATTTGTCTAGATCTAAGTCTATAAGAGACTGATCATACCCCTTTAGAGGATCTTCTACTGTGACTTTAGAGTTAACGGCTTGATTTAACACCTCTAAAGTCTTATTGACATCGCCACGGTTAATATGCTTTTCTGCAGACTTAAGATTAGCCTTAACCCTTTCCATTGAAATAAAATCGTTTAACTTTGATTTTAACGGATGAAGGGAGGTAGTTTTGGCGTCCAAAAGAGACATATCTAATGTTTTGGTATATGGGGCAAGGTCTTGTTCTTTTGGGAACTTTTCAAATAAAACTTGAATAATATCGTTCTTTTTAGGTAATACAGTATGCCTACTGTAAAAATCTACAGCAATACTAAAAATTTCGCCCTGGTAGATATTTTGAAAATTGTTCTTCTTAAGATACATACTGCATGACAGTAGTACCTCGACATCTTCAACTAAATACCCGATCAGGGCTGACTGATACTTATCCGATAGCGATAATGTGCTTTCTATTTCGTTCATTGATTATCCAAAAGTATAGTCTACTCTGTTGAGGTTTCTGCTCTCTATGAGTTTATTCATGATCTCTGTATAGTTTATACCGCTTTTTTTACATAAAAGTCTAGCCTTTTTACGAACCGAATGTTCGACTTTTTTGTAAGTAGCTAAATAAGCTAATTTTTCTGAGTAGTTATGAACATTCTCGTTAAGCTCTTTCTTATAATTATTTAGTTTTTGTTTAGACATTTTGCTTATACTTTGCTTAGTGTATTCCAGCTTGTCTATATCTGTTTTCTTTCTTGCTAATTCTTTAGCTAATCGTTTTTTATCCAATCCTTCTGATTTTTCAAAAAGAATATAGAGCTTATCATACTCAGTGTTCATTATTTCCATTTCATCAGAATTGTCATTTGAGCTAGGACCAAGATTTAAGTCTAGATTATTCATGCCAATGCTCTCAATAGAAACGTCTGTATAAGATTCTTTGTAGTGAAACTTTCTATCTAAGGTAATAAGGAACGACTCAAGACGCTGATTTACATAACGCATCAACACGTAGTAAAGATCCTTATCGGTCTTAAAGTTGCTGAGATCTTCTGTAGCAAATGCTAACCCAAAGGTTAAGCAGATATTATACATATCATCGTAATCAAACCCTAAATTCAAAAGGTCCGACCTATTTTTAATGAATACGTTTTTAGATAAAAATTTAATACAGCGATTAAAGTCTTTTCGTGTACGCAATGCCTCAATTTTCTCTTTATTTTCATTAGCAAAAGCTTTTTTCAAAGAGTTGTTCTTTAAATAAACCGCCTCAAAATTGTCTTTACTCTTAAATGCCATATACCCTCCTAAAAGTTAAACTTAAAAACACTCTTCGGCATCAAGGTTGCCCCCTCAATAGCCGTTTTAATTTCATCTTCAGTACACTCACCAAAGTCAGCTTTTTTACCGATTAATTCGCATCGGTCTTTGCAAGACTTCGGTACTCTTACTCTATAGCAATCCACAGGGATATCCCTATTAAGCTCTTCCATTTTTCTTTCAGCTTCGGCATCTTCATCAAGTGCCAAATAAACCTTATCAGGGTTTCCTTTTAAAATCAAGCTTAATTGTTTTTTAGATACGTTTAAACCCATAGTAGCTACATATCCACCAATTTTATTGAATTTTAATGCGTCAAACGGACCTTCGCAGATAATTCTATGTTTATAAAGTGATGCAGTATCAACAAACATTACTAAAAGCTCACGCCTAAACCCCTTGTTATTTCTCATTCTTTGAGATTTAGGGCAGTCAGGGGAAATATGACGCCCTTGGTATCCATAACACATACCGTTAACGTATATAGGTATGAGTACTCGCTGCATGAAAGGCGAATACCTGATCCCGTGTTTTTTAGCTAAATCCTTAGAAATACCACGACCTTCTAGATACTTAAGACCTTCCGCAGAAGACTCCGAATCTATATCAAATGAGCCAAATTCAGGCCATTCATATTGAGTCATTTCTGATTGCTCTTCTTCGCCATCAAAATTAAACTTAAACTCTGACTCACTTTGATATTGAGGCTTAAAAAATTTACCTTTAAACAGCTTTTGCTTAGCTTCTTCTTCGGGTATTCCAAGTACGGCTGATACATATCCTACGAAAGATCTCTTGCCATATGAGCATTTAGCTCTATAGCAAATAGAATAACCATTATCTTTCAGTATAGAAAAATCGGATTCAACGCCACACATAGGGCATTTTGTATGAATAGTCCTATCTTTTTGCTTAAAAGATATACCATTTTCTGATAAAAAATTGATAATTCTATTATATAACATAAACCTCTAGGGGGCAATGCCCCCTATCCTTACTATTTACAGGTTATCACTATATTTCTGTAAAAGCAAGGGGTTTATGATAATGCTTTTTCTTCAATCTTTTTGAGGAGTTCTTGCTGGAGACCTTCGTCATCACGAATTGCCGTCAAACAAGCAACAAGACCACGGTAGCTGTTTTCGCCAATTTTGTAGGTTACGTTATTTGGTCGCTCAATGATACCCATGTTTTTAGCCAATGTAAAGATCTCTTCATACTGATTGATGATACCTTTGTTGTAGTCCAGAGTAAACTCAGCAGTTCGGCCAGAGAACCCAACCGATGACTCTTCAATCCTAAAACGAATTTTATGGCCAGTTTTTTGCGCTTTGTTCATAAAGTCTACTACAGATTCATCAGAAAACTCTTCGCCATCCAATGTAACTTTACCTTCTTTTGATTTATTAGGCTCAGTATAAGCAAAGAACTCAAACATATGTTTTGTAGCCCAAGAAGCAGCCATCTTAACCGTTTTACCACGCATCTGTTCTTTCATATCCATTTCTGCACGGATATGGGCAGTACAAACAAGCGCAATGTTATACTTACGGATAACTGGCAAGATCATCATTAACCCGTCTTTTAATGTAAGGGCTTGGTCACCAATCTGTTGAGTAAGAATTGTGTCAGCGTTCTGAGTCCTGCGACCAACAATATTAGAAAGAGAGTCGATGATGACTAATTTAATTGGAGCGCCTTCTTGACACATAGCTGCAATCTCGCCAGCAATACGGTCAAAAATATGCTCAGGCTGATTCACATCATAAGTCAAAAAGCGATCTTCATCAATTCCCCATTTAGCCAGTGAAGAGCTGTTAGATTGGAACTTACTACGCATTTCCGTATCAAACTTAATAGCAATAGCTTCTGGGTCTGATTTATGTAACCCTCCAATTAAGGCATTCATCATGATTGATTTACCTCCTTTTGGTGGACCATATAAAAGCATGGACATACCAAAAGGGAGTCCGTTTCCTGCTGTAGCAAAAGTCCAGTTTACGGATGGACTCGGAGTTTTGAGGCAATTTTTCATTGCATCATCACCTTTGCTAACATCCACAGCACCTTCTAAATTTCTAAGTTTTGTAAGCCATTTACTCATAATTATCTCCCGTTAGTTTTACCCATAAAGTTTTGTTGATCAACTAAATATGTTTGGCCTTCAAATCCATTATGGGCTGGACTTGGAGCTACCATTTTTTGAGCGGCTACTGATCTAGCCGTATAATGAGCCCTAATAAATGTAGAAATCTTAGCTTCTATAAGAGTTTTTGCTGCCTGAAGCGCATTCATAGTATCTAACGATCTTTGGCAATCTTCATCTCTAGCTATTAAAGCTTGTCGGAAATCTTCATTAAATTTAATCCCCAATTCCTTAAACTTTTCTTTATTCTGTGAAAAGTATTCTGGAGCTTTTTCTAAAAGCACGGTCGCTTTATCTAGATCAAATTGCTTTTCAGCATGAAGAATCTCATACTCAATCCAAGCAAGATATTTAGACGCAAGGTTTGCAGCTTCATTAAAAAAGGCTTCCAATTCTAAGGCTGTACCCTGATTGGCAATCTTAACTTCAGGCAATCGTTTTTCGGCCTGATAAATAGTTGCCATATCAAGAGTGATCGGCGCAGAATTTGGCCGACCACTGGGAATAGTTAATATTTGTGTATTAACTTCGCTATTCATAGATTACTTCTTTGGTCTAGTGAATGCTAAGAAATCTTCATCAGACATAACTGCTGCAGGTTTAATAGCCTGAGCCGCTGCTCCTTGAGGTGCGCTTCCTGACAAAGGATTGGCGTAAGCCTCTTGAACAGCTTGTCGCTGTTGGACCTGATGAGCCATCATAGGAGCTGCAACATCTACACCTTGAAGCTCTAGGCCATTGGCTGTCTCTTTAGGAGTAAGAGTAGCACTAGCCGATGTGCCAGGGATTCTGACATTTAAAGAAGATTCTTCTTTTTCAGGGGCAGCAAACAAGGTGTCCATTAAACGGGCTCGCTCTTCACCTTCAAGATTTAAAAGCATAGCCATTTCTTCTGTAGAAATCCCTTTAAATAAAGTTCCTAGATCTGCGGCTTCCTTATCGAGTCGTTCAATGATGTCAGGAGTCAATGTGTGAGGAATGTAACGGAAAGACCCGTCTTGTTGCGGAACCATATGGACATTAGCTGTATGGATAGCATCTTTATCACCTTTAAACTTTTTGTTAATCTTAAAGTTTAAAAACACGCCATTTAATCCAGCCAAATTGATGCCTTTTTGCTGCCATTCTTTACCCTTTGATTCAAGGTCGTTAAACATTTTTTGACCAATGGCCAAAACACCTAATTGATTCTCTTGATTGATAACATTGATGTAATATTTCTTTTCAACTTGAAGAGGGAAGATATACTGATAGCGGAATTTTTTCAATTGCTCATCAGAGGCTCCTCCTAAGCGAAGCTCTTCAAGGCGTGATTCTAATTCACGTACTCGGTCACAAAAAGGACAATGTTTTACAATAACTCCATCTTTATTCTTTTCTTCGACACACAGGAAGGGCTTTTGTTTACCATCAGTTCCACGGACACCTCTGTGTACTTTATAATATTTAGCTACACGTCCAGAGTTTGCCATACTCTTAATAGGTGGAATAATACGATAAATATTATCTTTGGTGTCATCAACGTAAAACCATTTTACACCACCGCTAAAGTTTTTGTTTCCAGAAAAGTCTGCGCTACCGATTTGAACTGACATATGTCCTCCTGTTTTAGCCTACAATTTGGCCTTTGTTTTTAGACTTAATCATAGCTCTTACTTCTCCTAAGAGCTTTTTAATATTATTATCATTTAAATCAATTGAGCTTGGCACTTCTGTAGCCAAAATTTGGCGTGGAAGCATTTGCTCACTCAATCCATCAATAGCATTATACACCAAAACCACATTTTTCTTACCAGAAAATTTAGCCTTAAGTGCAGCTTCACCGATTTGTCGTTTTACAATAGCCGATTCCAATTCATTTCCATAGTTTTTTCTAAGCATATTTTCAACGGCTTCTTCTACAGGAACATCATAAACCCTATCTGAAGGGCTTACTACTGGTGTAGGCAATTGGGAAATATTAAACTCAGTGCGGATTTGAGCAAATACGTTAAGAAGAACAAAGTGCGAGTTAGATGTATACAAAGGTCCAGATTGACTCTTAACCAATGTCGATACAAGCCTGCTTCTTAGATATGAGGCGTCTACAGATGGGACCCCATATGCTTCAGCTTTTTTACAGAAATCCTCTGCATTTTCTCCTGTAACAAGTACAATGTCTGTCAAATCTGATGCTAAGCTTTTGTACTGATCTTCTAGTACTTTTAATTCTGTTGCGGCATTGTTTTTCAATGCTTCTGCCTGGGCTCTAATCCTGTGATCAACATCTTCTACGTTAATTGAGGCTTCGGCTTTTTTATCTGCAATTTTTTCTAATAACTCTTTTAAATCCATATTGATCTCCTTAAATACTATTATAGCTCTTTTACGACATATTATACTTTTCTAAATCTTCCTGCTTAATATAAGTATCTAGCTTTCTTAATGAAATGCCTCTGTGTGAAATTTTGTAAGTAGCTAAGGCAATAAGACCTTTATACCCCATTGGAGCTAAAGATGTTCCATAAGCTGGCCACAAAACTTCTTCGGAAAAGGTTCCGTTACAATCTAGTACTACTTTGGTTGCTTGTTTTGATTTATTTTGATAACTAAAAGCTTTTTCCTCAATAACATATGAGATAGTATTGATATCTACATCTTGTCCACCAGGAATTAAAGCTAAATCCCAGTTAATGCTAGCGTCTTTTGGAAGTAGTTTTTGAAGGAAAACTTTCATCTTAGTCATGTCGTTTTCTGCAGCCCACTCTTTTAGTTTTTCTAAATGAAACCCATCAATAATAGGTCTTTTATCCTGAGACATCCAGATATATACACCATGACCTGCAGCAGATTCCACTTTTAAGCCACCACGTTTAGGTAAAACTATATCTCTCAAGTCGTCAGAGTGAATTGTAATAAGCTGCTTTTTAATCATGTACTTACCCAAAGAAGTCATGCCAATATATTCTTCAGGGACTTTTTTAGGCTTTTCTTTACGAATTTCACCTTTAATCTTTTCAAACATCATGAGCTTTTCCTCTGTCGGCATTCCTTCAGGAAACAGGGAGTCTAGGACGCCAGCGGCAATAAGTTTTAAGCTTATGCCAGTATTTACTGCAGATCTACCTTCCTCAGAGTCTTTGGCTCTTTTAGAGTGATGAGTAGAGATGTACTGATGAATAGACGTATACGGCTTGCCTTTCATTAAAGCGTGGTAAGCTTTTTCACCAACCCCGTTAAGGATAGAGAATGGGGCAATGATCTTATCATTCTTAAGCTCATATGTATCTGTCGAGGAGTTAATGTCTGGGAGCAATGTAAACTCGGAGACGTGCCTCCAGAACTTTGATGCAAGCTCATCTTTTGATGAGTTAGATAAGATTGCTTTCCACCAGTCAAGAGGATAGCGAGTTTTAAGATACATACAGGCATAGGCTACATATGCGTATGATACAGCGTGGGATTTATTAAACGCATAGTTTGCAGAAGCCATGATCTGCTTGATTAGCAGGTTAACCTGATCTTCAGTCCAGCCTTTTTTTAAGGCAGCTTCTTTAAGTTTATTTGAAGCATCGTTTAGGACCTTCATATTCTTTTTGCCGATACCACGACGAACTTCATCGGCTTCCGCATCATCCATTTCAGCTATTTTTTTGAAGATTTCAATCGTCTGCTCTTGATATAACTGTACCCCATTAGTTTCGCCTAAAATAGGCTCTAAGTCGTTATTTACGTAAACAGTAGCTTCGCCCTTACTTCGTGCCACAAACACTTCTGATAGAGTTCTAGAGCTTGTTTCATTTTCAGGAGCATCTAATGTACCAGGACGGCAAAGTGCGGTTATAGCGGCAATCTGGTCTATAGTCTTGGGTTTAGTAGCTATCAAGTAAGGTCTAACTGTGGGAGTATCGAACTGGAATACAGATTCTGTATATCCAAGTCCAAAGTTTTCCCAGCATTCTGAGTCATCGGGAAGATTCCATGGGTCCAAGATTACCCCTGTACGCTCTTTAATTGACCTTAAGGCGGCCTGAATATCCTTGAGGGTATTTACACCCAGTAAGTCGAATTTAACGCCCCCAGCGGCTTCTGCCCACTTAGGAGAGAAGGCGGTAACCCATTCATTTTTAGCTTGAATGATAGGCATATAGTCCGTAACAGGATTATCGGTAATTAAATAGCCACAAGCATGACTTCCCTTGTTTCTCTGTACGCCCATCATTTCGGTAACTACCGCCCATACCTCTGGGTTAGCATCTGCATATTTTTGTAATTTTTCGTTACTTTCAAGTAAACCCTGATTGTGAACACCACTTTCGTCTGTGTACCCAAAAACAAAGTCATAATCCTCGACCCCTTGTGGAGTCTGAGGCAAGGCTTTAGTAAGATCTTCGGTTTCTTTTCGGACTGAGCCAAGAATAGTTCTTTCCGCATCTTTAATTGAAGACTTTAACTTTAGTAATACGTTTGTCGATAATCTACAAACTGAATCGCCATACTTGTCATTTAAATACTGAATAACCTTACCTTGATCAGAAACGTCCATATCAACGTCAGGCAAAGTATTTGCTTTAATGCGGCCTTCAGTCAAGAATCGACCGAATGATAATCCATGTTTTAAGGGATTAATACCAGACACGCCGATTAAATAAAGCAGTAAGCTGCCTCCAGCGGAACCACGGACATTGAGAAGAACGTCATTCTCTTTGCAGAAGTTAGCAATATCTTCAATAGTTTCAAAATACGCTAATAAATTGATTTTAGAATTATAAGCAAGAACCTCTATCTCCATTTTAAGTCTATCCATCATTTCTTGGTTTGACCAATCCATACGGCCATACTTATCAATAGTAGACTTAAGTCGATTTAAAAATCTTTCTGAATCACCAGCCAATATCCATCTGTTTTCTGAAGTTTCTAATTTAAAGTCATTAAATTTAGATGCCCACTGATAAGAGTTATCAACCCACTCTTCGATATCTTTATCAGAAACACCTAGACTAGCTTTAAGCTTTTCTGCAGCTTCATCAGTACTTAAAATGTGATACGATTCATGGAAACGCCAATTTTCTTGGCCATTTCCAAGGCGAGAGTCTTGAATAGCTTTATGCTCAGGGTTTGCAAAGTGCGAGTCTAAGGATATAAGGGCAGGATCTTTGTGTTTTTTAGCAAGTTCTAACACAAACTGATTCAAAGGCTTTTGCCTGTCTTTATCATGTTCGCAGCTACATTCATTTTCCTTAAAATACCCAGGTTTAACAATTCTACCTGAGTCATCTTTTTCCGGTCTAACCCATTCATGAGTAACTGAGTGAGGAAAAACCTCTACAAAAAATCCGTCCTGAGCGATTTCTTTAAGTTTCAGGTACATATGCTCGGCTCTTTTAGTGTCAGGCTTAATCAATCCATTCCTTGAGCCAAGCAAAAACCATTGAACTGGGCCTCTCATACATGAGCTACCTATTGTGACCTGCCCTTTGACTGACATTAATTCCTCAATAGTAATCATGGGTTTAGTTTCGCCGACCTTAACAATAGATCGCTCCCACATAGCTTTAGAAATTTTACAGAAATACTGGTATGCTTGTGGAGTCCTAAAATGTACAGTAACGTGAAGATATGTGTCACCCATTGCCTGAGATTTAGCTTCAGATTCGATGTCTGCATCAGAAAGATCAGTCTTTTTACCCCTGAGCCCTTTAGGTTTAATAGCCTTATTTTTAAGGGCTACTTTGTAAAGGTTTACGTATTCTTCATAGAAAGGGTTTACCATATAGGCTTCGATGCCTAGAATAGGTTTAGCACCTTTTTTATTAGCCAATACATATAGTTCCATAGCTGAATTCATGTGCCCATGTTCAGTAAAAGTTACATGGGTAGCGCCAAGTTCTAGATTTTTTTCGATTATTTGAGATACTGTAGAGCCGCCGTCTAAACTATAGTCAGAGTGACTATGTGGATTATTTAACTGTTTAAATTTGCCCATTTAACCCTCGCTAAGACGTTATTGGTCCACCTTGAAACCATGTCTTAGCTTAATTATAGCACAATTATAAATATCGTCCAGTTCTTTTTGAGTTAGATGTAGCGCTTTTTTGATTAATGTCTCAGGAACGCCATCAGGATAAGCATCAAGCATTTTATTAAGTGAATTACCAAACTTTGGCATATCCACAAAATCGCCGTCCATAAGAATTTTATCTTTTATGTTTTTACTCACGTTTTTTAAATTCCAAAAGTTTAAAGGAGACATCTTTCATTTCGTCTTCATATCTCATTATAGCATCTTTTTTATTCTCAATATTTTTATCGAGAAAAATAATCTTGCGGCTAATTTGATCGGCCTGCTCAAGTAAAGATGCCCTTTTGTAATTTAAATGTATATATTCGGAAATACTTACAATTAATGCGCTTGTTTTTAGGATTTTAAGAGTTTCGTCTATTGTTTTTATTCTAGATTCTGTAGAGCTTAATTTAATAAGCTCTTTTTCTTTTTCATTATTTAAAAGGCGAATGGATTCCTCTGCCACTTCTATAAGAGCAATTAAATCAGTTACATAGATGTTATCTTCTGGGACCCATATTGTCATATTAAGTTATACTACGTTTTTGGTGTGAACAGGCTTCATTATCGCAAGTTAGTGTTGTCAGTTTTTTACCATCAGCCCTTTCCATTGACCAATATTTATACTTACCTTTTCCACAAACCTCACAAGACTGACCATCCTGTTTATTCTTTTTTTTCTTACCTTTTTTCTCTATTTCCTCTGGTTCTTCTCCAAGTTTTTTGTTTTGTAAAAATTGCAACGCTTTATCAAGGGCCTTACGAAGACTGGCATTTTCTTTTTTAAGTTTTTCTAATTCCTTTTTAAGTTGCCTAATTTTGTTTGACCCGTCAGCTCTATCTCCAAAAGAGCGTCCCATATTAACCTCGTCGGGTTTAATCCTCAATGCTTGTAAAAGGTTTGATAATTTCGTCCAATGAGCTGTCCTTTTCAGCTCCACTTGCGTTAATAAAACGCTGGTCTCCAACGGCATGATCTTCCGTTGTTTCCCACATTACTTGGTTTTGCGGTGAGTTCATAATACTAAAAGTTTGAGCAAATGAGTTCGGTGGAACTAAAGCTCCATTTAGAATTAAGAAGGCTCCATTAGGAAGTTGCGTACTAAGAGATAGGTGTACGTGACCTAGAGCAAACACTGCGTACTTTTCATCATCTTTTAAGGATGAGTTTAATCTATTAATTTGAGTTTCAATTGATCTAATTGAAATTGTATTTCCAGGATTCCCTACATTTAAATTTGTGTCACCATGTGTAGCGTATACTTTATGACCTAGCGCATCATAAACTACCCAAGGAGTAAGGGGTTGATAGAATTTCACATTCGTAATATGTGAACATGATTTTTTAACAGCATAGTAAATGGAAGTCTCTAATGCGTTCCATTTTTGAGATGTAGCTCTGCCATTATGAACAGAAACGTCTCGACCATGATTTCCTACGGCAAAATTAACAACTACTTCAGGAAAGTTTTCAGCAAAACGTGCAATACCCTGACTCAGCAAGTGAATAGCACGGCAAACCTGTTCATGTACAGGTGCTGCAGAAGATTTATCATGAAGCTCATTCTCAATAATGTCTCCTAAAATAGATACGACTAGTTTTGTCTCATCTCTATAGTGATCTTTATATGAGCATACATTTTTAACAATCTTAGCAAAAGACCTAGACTCTTCAATCTTACCCCAGTTGTGACCAGTCTCTCTAGCTTCTAGATCGCTACCAAAGTGAAGGTCACTCAAAAGTAAGTTGAGTACCCTCTTTGTTTTTTTGCCTGTCTTCTTTTTTGAAGAAACTTTATAGGGTTTGATATCCAGCTTAGGCTGTTTCTTTAAGATTTCATCCAAGTTTCTAAGAAAAAGATCTCTGTCGCCGATTTTTCTTTCAGTTTCAAGTTGCTTTTTTCTTAGGCTTTTCATGTCGTTAACTGATGCTAAGTCTTTTTGAATCTCATGCCCAAAATGTACGGTTCTAATTTGAGTAAATCCGCCAAACTTTCGGAGAGCCCACTCAGTTGCAAGCCCTCCGTTAGAGAAATACTCAGTAATTTTTAACAGAGACGGCTCCACATTTGCGGCCCTTGCCACTTTCTTGATATCAGCTACGATATCCTTAAGAGTCAAATTAGTAGTCTCAGTTTTTTTAACCTTGCCCATTAAATACCTCACTGTTTATAAGATTAGGCACTATTGCCTTAATTAGCCGCCGTATCAGTAGTTTTATTAATAGTATAAATATTTTGAATTGTACAAGTTAAAGTTCCATCGTCATACGTAACCGAAAAAGTATCCCCAACTCTTTTTCCCACGACTGAAGTCCTGAGTTCTTCTGTAATATTCGCAGAAGTAAGCTCAATCGTTTTAAAAGGGCTTTCCTGGACCTGAGTCCCGTCATTTAATATAAATGTTTCAGATACGGCAACTACAGATTCAGGAGTTGCTTCTGAAGTTTCAGTCAAGATGTTTTGAGAAACCAAAATCTCGACTTTTTTACGTTCTTTTGAAGCCCTAACTTCATTTAAAGATTTACGAATATCATCAACTTTAACTTCAGCAGCTTCAGCAATAGAAGCGCTCAAGTCTTGCAGATACTCAATAGTTTGAACAAGTTCTTGATGACCTTGATGTGTTTGATAAGCAGTCACAAACACTCTATTAAGCATACCTTCAAAGCCAGATAGCTTTTTTGTAAGCTCAGTGAGATTAGCTTCTAATGTTTCTAATCGTTCCAATGTAGTTGCCATAAATCCTCCTATAGTAATTATATCACTTAAATTCTTCTAATGTTTGTTTATATGAGCTTGTTTTACTCATAAGCTCTTCAACTTTTTCAGCAAATTTTTTGGCCTGATTACTTTCAGAACCAAAAATAGTTTTGATCTTCATAAGTTCTTGAAGCATTTTATCAATAGCCCTGGTAGAAACTCTAACACTGTCAAGATCGTCAACCATTACGTTTACAATACCATCTGAAAGACCCATTTTTAGTGCATCCTCAGCTTCTACCCAGAGGTTTTTAAGGACCATAATCTTAAACTTTTCCAAAGGAATGCCCGATCTTTTAGCAATCTTTGCATCCATTCGAAGCGTATAAGTGTCAATCATAGTCAAAAGACCCTTCATTTCTTCTACAGTTCCTCTAACACCACCCGAAGCTGGATGAAACATTAGAACGCTCTTATCCATTGTAAGTCGTTTTTTACCAACTTGGTGTAATTGCGCTCCCATGCTTGCACACAGAGTAACACAGATTGTACTGATTCGTCCAGACTTTTCTACAAAATCTGTCAATCTAGCGCCATCAAAAACAGACCCACCTGGAGAATCGATAAGCAAATAGACTTGACCTTCTGTTCTATTTAAAGCATCTTTAAGCATTTGAACAGCAATATCAACAGTTATGTTTTGAACATCGGTGTCAAAAAATACTACATTATTCGAACCTTTAATCTCTCTAACAGGCTTGCTGATTGTTTTATCGTCGCTTTTTAAAACGACTTTATCAATTCCTGACCCTTCTACATTTAATTCAGTAATAACTGTAGAAGTTTTTTGCGGTTGTCCTTCGTTTTTGCCAATTTTATTTAAAATCAGGACGTTTCCAGCGATAGTAATAATAGCGAAACCTAGCGCCAATCCTTTTAAAAGTTTACTCATTTTTACTCCTTAACATTTTTATTTAAATTTTGAAAGTGGTTTAATAAAGTGGCCGTTGTATTTGCTCCCAAACCACTAATTCCAGACGACCCTGAATTGGATTCAGCTTGTCTAGCGTTCATGGCGTCAATTTCTGATTGAGACGGCATTTTTAACGGTTTTCTAGTCGGATCTACAACTTGTGCGTAGTCGATTCCCTCCTTAGAGACAGACTCACTCTGCCTTCTTTTTCGCTGTTTTGGTTGTGCAGATTGCACAGGTTGTTGTTGACGTGGCGTTTTATAAGCTTGCTTGGGTACTGAAATAGTGTTAACGACAGTAGTCTTATGCTGGATATCTTGCTGAGCTGTCATTGGCTTAATAGTAGGCGTAGCAGCCTTTTGTTCTGCAGGCTTGCTGGTATTAAGAACCCTGCTGGCCAAAGCTTTCAATGCATCTACTTCTTCATCTGAAAAAGGAAGGTCCGCCCTTTGTGCCTGAGTAGCTGTTTCTTCGGGCTTCATGCCTAAAAGACGCTCTAAACGGGAAAGGATGAAGGTTTTGATCTCAGTCTTAACGGCGTCAATGATTTCAGGTCTAGCAGAACCCTCGCCAAATAAATCATGCTTAAGAAGAGCTTCGTAAAGCTTTGCCTGCTCAATTCTTTTCATGGCCTCGTTTAGAACAAATGAGCTTTCTTCTTCTTGGATATAATTCTGAGCAATTTCATCAAGATCATTGGTTGAGTACCTAAGTGTATCTGTGGTATGACTGTACTCGTATTCTTCTTCGTCAACTAAAAAGTTATTCATAAACTCTCCAAAGATTATACATATATAATACCTCGTTTTTAGTATAAATCGTATAAACCAAAAATCTTTTAAAAATATAAGGTAAATGATTGGTTTAACTGGTGTATTACATATTGCAATATGCAATAATCTAATAAAAACAATATGTTAAGTCTAAAAGTACTTTGACCATGATAAGTAAATATATCTAAAAACATATCACGATCAAAGTCTAGATGTAATTCTAAGCCTCGCAGGACTTGCAATCAGACTCATCCTTAAAGACACTATCCCCCTTAAGAACACTCTCAGGGCGCAGGTAATAAAGCCCTTTAAGGCCAAGCTGCCAAGCCTCCAAGTGAACGGAATGGATGTATTTAGCTAACTTCTTCTTATCCTCTTCGTTCTGGACATCATCGGGCATAGCGAAAAACAAATTAATACTCTGACCCTGATCAATCCACTTCTGCCTCTGTCCAGCCTGCCTAACGATGGCAAACTGGTTAATCTCACGGGCGGTAAAAAATACCTCTTTTTCTAAGTCGCTAAGGCCATCTACGTTCTTTACAGACCCTTTATCTTTATTGATCTGATTCCAGACCTCCACAGTATTAAGTCCTTTAGACTCAAGAAGCTTTTCTAAAACAGGGTTTTTGCGTATAAACGTACCTTTAGCAGACTTCTGGGCATAAATATTAGCTCCAATAGGTTCAACTCCTTGAGAAACTCCCCCAGAGATAAGACTATTAGAAACAGTAGGGGCAATAGCCAATAAAGTCGCATTCCTTCTAGTTCCAGTTGTATCCCACGGGCAAGCTCCGTACTCTTTAGCTAATTCTTTTGTAGCCTGATCAGCATCTGCCCTAATTTTACTAAAGATCTCGGCATTAAGCATCATAGACTCATAAGAATCAAAGGGTATGCTTTTTTCCTGTAGGAGGGTGTGCCAGCCTAAGACACCTAAACCAAGGGGCCTAGCATCTTCAGACATACGTCTAGCCTTATCAAGGCCAGGAATGCTTTTAGATTTTTCATTGAATTCCGTAACAATTGCGTCCAAGAACATAATGGCCAGCTTTACGGTGTCAGTATCTTTCCACTCATCATATCGGGCCAAGTTAAGCGACGAAAGCACACAAACGTAAGTGTATTCGTCTGAAGACGGCAAGAAGATCTCGTTACAAAGCTGAGACGCATAGATTTTACGGCCCCCAAAGGTCTCTGGAGCCTTTTTGTTGGCCGTGTCGCCAAACATAAGGTATGGCTCTCCAGTCTCAACACGGGCTTTTAAGATCTTGTTCCACAAATTTCGCTCATGTTCTGCTCCGTTTAGGGCTTTTTCCATGAAATCATCGGAAATAATCACGGCATGATGAAAGTTTGAGGATTGACAGCGACGAGAAGGGTCTCCAGTGGGTCTACGGATGTCAATAAATTCATCGATATCACCATGCTCAACCTCTAAATAAATAGCCTCAGCACCTCTCCTGACGCCGCCCTGGGCGGTGGACTGGATAACCTGTTCGTCCACCTTCAGCCAGGGGATAATTCCTTCGGACTTACCGTTCCCCCTGATCGCCGCCCCTCTGGGGCGGATAGCGCCGTAGTATTTGCCAATACCGCCGCCGTTTTTCGTCAGCATAGCTGTCTCATGGTATCCCTTGAAGATGCCATCTACACTATCCTGGACATACTGTCCAAAACAACTTACGGGTAAACCCCGTTCGGTGCCACTATTAGACGCAATAGGAGTAGATAAACCAAGCCAATTATTATAAATAATAGAATAGAATTTATCCTCAAGTTCAGGTTTATTTAGATTCTTAGCAGCAGATTTGCTTACACGACGATACATATCTACAGGCGTCTCTCCATCCAATAGATAGCCACTTTTTAATGTTTGAAATCCCTCAAGCGTTAACCATTGGGGGGCTTTACCTTGCTGTTTTAACTCTAAAAGCTCGTTAGTCATTCCATACTCCTTCAAAGTCAATCACACCTCTAGCGTAAGCGGTAACCTTACCTGCAAAAAAATCTTGCATTTCTACGCCATTACTTAAAACGTCAAACCATTGTAATCGGTCTAGGGCAGTTTTGTCAATATTTTTCCAATTAGACTTTAAGCCAAGCTCATGAAGCTTAGTATTAGCCCTATATCGCATATAGTTCTTAAGATCGCTTTCTGTTAAATTAGGAAGATCACCTTTTTCAAAGGCTTTTTCAATAAATGCATCTTCTAGCTCAATTGTAAGTCTAGCCGCATCGTAAATTTCTTTTTTTAGCTCATCTGTCCAGATTTCAGGGTTTTCCTTAATAAACTCCCTAAAAAGCCAGCAGCCAGCATTGCTATGCAAAGATTCGTCTCTAATAGACCAGCTAACAATTTGGCCTACGCCCTTAAGGTAATTCCTTTGAGAAAAGGACATTAAGATAGCAAAGGAGCTGAATAAGCTGACACCTTCATTAAAGGCAGAGAATACAGCCATTGACTTAGCCAAATCTACTTTATTCTTAGATTTCATAGACATTAGCCTGTCAATTTTGCTTTTTGTTGTAGGTTCATGCAAAAAGGCTTCATAATTATCTAGACCAAGAGTATCATTAAGATACGCATATCCGGCAATATGTATTGTCTCAAATGAGGAAAACGTATTAGCCATCATCTGAATTTCAGGCTTTTTGAATCGGTTAGCAATAACATTTGTCCAATAATCAGAAATAATGACCTCGGCTTGAGTAAATCCTTTTAAGATCGACCCAATGACGTGTCTGTCAGTGTCAGATAGATTAATTTTCCAATCATTTACATCCGAAGCCATTTGAACTTCGGTGTGAAGCCAATGAGATTGCTGGGCCTTTAACCAGTAATCGTAAGCTTGAGGATATTCGAACGGCCTATAGATTGGTCTAGGTGTAAGTAGTCCCAAGTAGCCCCCTTATGCTGTAGTAACTATTTTTTAATTATACCGTTATGACTGCTTTAACTCAAGAAGAATTTGGTCTAGATCTAAAGATTTTTTTTGGGACTCTAAGGATTTAGTGTACCCAAAATAGGCCAATGCAATGGCATCAGCTATATCATGATCTTTTTTAAGTAATTTTAAGTTAAACATATTATTGGCCCATAATACTGCAAGGTGTTTTGGTGTAACCTTTCCTCTGGCTACCCCATCTTTAACAGATTTATTATGTTTACGCTGATCTTTAGTCAATTTTATGCTTAAATCTGATCGCCATCTAGATGTATCAACATAATACAATTTATTAGTTCTACTATGAATAGCTAATGCCTGCAAAAATAAGCAGTGTATAAATTCTAGCTGTTTTTGGCTAGATCTAAATTTGCCAGCATTGGTTTGTTCTGCAAAAATATAATCCGGTGATTCTTCTTCAATTTTTTCAAATATAGCTGAATTGGCCTTATGTGCCCTAAAGTACATTTCTAAATCTTGCAATCTTTGAGACTGAGTGTTAGAAGTTTTTAATAGACCATAAGACAAAAGTTTGCCATCTTCAATGACAGCAAACCCTGTTTTTGTTGATATGTCTAATCCTAAAACTTTAGTCAACGATAGGCTCCCCTTCGACTTCGCCACGTTCCTGAAGGATCTTATAAATCAGTTTTGTCTTCATTTTAATAGCTTTAACTGGAAGAGTATAAGTTTCATTAGCAACTTTAAGCTGTTCTTTCAAAGATTTAATGTCTTCATCTTTAGATTGAGTTACTTCAAGCAATGTTCTTTGTTTTGCCATATCAGCAATTTTGTCGTTTAATTGCTCATTTTTAAGCATATAAACTTCTTCTACAAATGTAGGATCAAGTTCTTTAACTTTATCAAAAAGAGTCTTTGGTCCTTTTTTAGCTTTTTTAGCCATGGGTTACTCCGTAACTGTTTGGTTGTTGTTTTGTTGATCTAATAAAGCGTTTAAAACGTAAATACCGCCAAGAATTTGAAGTCTTTGAGCTTTTAGGTCTTCTATTAACTGTAAAGCAGTCTTTATTCTTTGATCGACTTCTTTAAGCTCTGTTTCCAGTTTCTCTTTAAGCTGCTCTTGGTTTAACGTCATAAATCCTCTCAACTTATTATAGCATTTTTTCTGATTCAGCGGTCCATAGAACATCTAATTCAACTATTTCAGCTCCGACAACCGCACATACAACTACCCTGACTGGTTTTTTACCAGAAGATATATATGAGTCTGAAAGCTCCCTAAAGTATTCTACGACTTTTGTCGGCTTTACTTCCCACTTCCTTACGTTTTCTTCATCCACATTTTCATTAGCACAGATCATTTGAGAATAATTCCTTAAGTCTTCTTGGGAAATAAATACTCGTACAATCCCACTTGCGCTAGAATTCTCTTCTTTTGGGTTTTCCATGTAAAAAGAAGACCTTGCTCCATCGGTAACCAAGCATATGTAGACGGGGCTGTCTTTTGCAATTTTTTCAAAATATGCTTTCATTAAGTTTTCAGGCAACGTGTATGGTCTACTATTGACTAACGACATATGACTCTCTTCCGTTATATTCTATCTGTATTACTTTATCAAAACTCTCTTTAATCTCAGTTGCATGATCAATAATAATAACTAGACCATTTACTCTAGATTTAATCATATCAATCGCAGCCTGTTTTTCTTCTACTCCAAATCCATCCATGGCTTCATCTAAGCAAACCCAGCCAAGTGCGCTACCAGACCTAGATCTAATAGCCTCTGATGCAGCTAAATCTGTGCAAAGTTCTATTGAACACTGCTGACCACCCGATAGCTGCCTAAGAGTTCTTGTTTTTCCATGTTTCTGTAGGCTTACATTAATCTGCTTTTTTGTGGTCCCCTTGCCTTTTACCTCTTTGTTGGAATCAATTTTAACAACAAATTCGTTTACATTTGGTATTTCAGAGATCATGTCATTTGCTCTAGATTGAATATCAAGTAGAATTTCATCAAAAATAGAGCCCATAAACCCATCTCTACCAATCATTTTTAAGGCGAGACTATAATTATGCGCCTGTTTTTGCACAGATAGCAGCTCGACTTGGGCATCATTTAGATTTTTTTGCATAGCAGCTATTTGCTCGATGGACCTTTGCCTATTAAGTTTAATTTTTTCCAAAGTGTCTAGGTTCATTTGTAACGATGCCTTTTTATCTGAAAGTAACCTGATTGGCATATTTCTGTTTTCAGTTTCCATTTTTATGGACATAATCTTTACATTTAAAGCGGATAATGACTGATTAGTTTGGTCCTCTAATTCTTTCAAGTGAGGCAGTTCTAGTTGAAGAGATTCTGAATTTTTAATATATTGGATGTTTTCTGAAAACTTTTTACGTTTATCTTCAATAAGGGCCTGGACTTGGTTTACTTTTTCCTGAGAAGTGTTCCAGCCATCTCTGTTGCAAGTGTTGCACATTCCATTAGATGCGTGTTCGATAAAATTATGCAGCTCCATAACTTCTTGTTTAGTTTTATCGTTTTCTTTTTTTAACATTTCAACTTTTGACATTACTGAAACAATATCTTTTTGTCGATTTCTTACAGATAAAAGCTTTGATTCTAATTCTTTTAGTTGACTACTTATCTCAGCCGTTTCTGGCATAGATCTGTCAACAGAAAGTTTAGAAATTTCAAGGTCAGTTTGCAAAATTTGTTGCCTAATTGATTCTACTTCACTTAAAGATATTTCGTTTGGTAAATTTGAGGAAAAAATTTGAATATTTGTTTGAAATCCTTCAATTTTTTGTTTAATTGCAGATTCCGCTCTTTCTAAATCTTTTAATTTTAAATCTATTTCATCAGATGCAGATTCTAGCTCCCCCAAGTTTAAGGGGTTAGTTAAGAATTCCTTTATCTGTGCATCCGTAGAGTTTATAAACTCACCCTTGGTTCTTTGTTCTCTATATGTGATTATCTTTAAAACATCCTCAGAGCATTTAACTATGTTACCCATAAAGTATTCTTTTGCTCCAGTAGATAAAGACTCATATGGTTTTCCGTTTATTTGCAAAGAAAACTTTGGATTTCTAGTTAAAGTGTAGGTATTTGTGCCATCTGTAAGGGTAAGCTCGGCAAATATTGACTTGCTTTCATCATTTTTAAGTTCTGTAGCAGGTGTAGAGTTTATATCTAAACAAAAGGCCATTGCCTCCATTATTGAGGATTTGCCAGTTCCAGACGAAAGTGTGGAGTTAGTTCTGTAGCCAGAGATTAAAACAAGACCTTTTTCAGGAAAAGTAACTGCAGCTTTTTCCTTAAAACTCTTAAAACCTTCAATTTCAATCTTTATTGGCCTTAATATCATTAAGTCTCCTGAGTAGCTCTTCAAAGTCTTGATCTGAGCAGCCTAGATTCAATCTAAAAAATTGATCTGTTGCCCCAAAAAATGAGCCCTCGATACTAATGATATTATACTGTTTTTCTATTGATTCTTTACCATTTAGATCTGTTTTATGTTTGCACCAAATAAACATACCGTCTAAATCGCCATTTTCTATAGTAAAGGGTAATTTTTTAGTATTTTCAATATGTTTTAGTTTTTCTCGTCTATTATTTAGTATTTTTTTACCGTAAGATATTGCATTTATTACATCTTTTTGTTTTATTTTTTCAACAATAAGCTCCGCAGCTGTAGAATACCCTCCTGTAGAAAGCTCTACATATTCAGTCATGGCATTGGCAATTTTTTTATCTTTACAATATGCGTAACCAATCCTAAGTCCAGCTAATCCTAAAGATTTAGCTAACGAGTATATTATTATGTCTGCTTTTGGTACGGTTATATCATTTTTATATTGAGGCCATGAATAGCAAGCGTCTATAACTGTAAAAGATGTTTCGTCTGAATTGTTAAAGTAATCTGCAGAGCATCCGTCTGGATTGTTTGGATGAACAATAAAATTTACACAATTGCTTAAGGTATTTAATTTGGCGCTGTTTGTTAATATTTTTGAATTGCTATTACCGAAATTAATTAAAACCTTTAACCTGCCCCAATAAAGATCTTTCATTACCCAGGTGTCTAATCCATAAACCTTTTTAACCGCATATGAAGCTGCTGATACAAGCTGGCTTGCTCCAATACCAACAACAAGATGTTCCTGGTTTTTATGTAACTTTTTAATTAATGATTCTATCTTTTTTGATGGTATGGCGCAATTGTAGTCAGAAAAATGGCTATATTTTACTTTTATGGTTTTAGTAAAATTTTCCCAATATTTAGTCATGTACTTTGGATAACCAAACCCTAAATCTAATGGGCTATTCTTCATCTTCATCTGAAAGTCCCCGTTGCTCTTTATACCTTTCGTCGTCTTGCTTGCTTCTTTCTTCCATAATATTTTCAATATCATGGAGCCTCTCTACAGCTCTACCCATTACTCCGTTGTCTAATTTTTCAATAACTTGGGTGGTCCCAATTTTAATAACAGGCTTTGATGCTACCCCACAGGTAGGGCAATCGGCCACATCTTTTCTTCTTTCTAAAATAAGCTTAAAATCCCCATGCTCTGGACACTTATAAGTAAACCAGCCCATTATTCCTCCAGAGGCAATTGATCAAATCCAGAGCTTTTAATAAACTCTTCAGATGCATCCTTACATATTAAAATTGCAGTTTCATTCGGCAAATTTAATGTAAGTGCTGATGTACATCCTATAAAAAACCCTAATTGAACATTTTTAGGAATTAAAGCAGAAAGAGCATTTAATCTTTCGTTTTGATGATTTAAAATAAAAGAGAAAAGCAGCAATAAGACCGCAGTTGTAAATAGGCTTGCCTGTATTTTAGCTTTTTTAATTTCGCTAATATTTTGCCAAGCATTTTTGATTTTACTTAAAATGTTACTCATTTTCTACCGATCCTCTCTGCCCTGTAGCAGCTTCGAATTGTCTTACAAACTTTTCTTCTTGTTTATCTGAATCATTATCCCTCTTAAAGGCAACAATACCGCCAAGCGTTCCAAGTAAGGATGCGATTGAAATACTGTTTCTAATAGCTTCAAGTACTGCTGGCGCAGAATCTAATAAGTCATATGCTGGAACCCATTTTTCTGCTGACAGGTCATAGGTTAACGAATCATCCTTTAAAATGTTGTAAATCTGAGTTAGAATTTCTTCTGGCACATACCCATAGTTTCTATATAAAGCCTTAACAGGATGAAGCAAGGATTCGCCTAAAATAAGAGCTGCAAGCTTTTTAGGCCAATTATCTGTAATCTTTTCTGCTCTTACTGTAAGCTCGGCAGCAATTCTTGTAAGAATATACCCACCACCTGGAACAGCACCATGCTTTAAGGCTCCTTTAATCGCCATCCAAGCGTCCTCAGCTCTATCACGCTTTTCTCTTGTTTCTCCAGACGATGGTCCAGAGATATTGAGTCTTACAATTCCAGCAGTAAGTTTACCAATTCTAACTTCCAAATCATTTAATTCGTAAATGCTTTCTGGCTTTTCTTTTTGCAGTTTAAGTTCTTCGACTCTGATAGAAATAGCTTCTGGGTCTTCATCAGCAAAAACCATTGTTTTATATCGTGATACATCAATTTTCTTAACCCTGGAATTATTGCATACAAATTGTGGGTTAATATCAACAATTGGCCTGTCAATTGGATTAAACACTGGAGTTCCAGTATAAGCCTGCAAGTCATACAGGAAATTAGTTCTCCAGTTCTGGATGGCCTTTTCAGGAGTCATTAAAGGTAGGATTTTAACTTTAGAGTGGGGATGGTTCCAGTTTACGTGCAAGTCTCCAAGAACGATTTCAGAAAATCCATGGGCCACTAATACAATGTTTTTATCCTGTCTGTTTGTCTCATCAAAATATTCAGAAAGCTTTGTAAATGCTTCAAAAACTTGCGACATATCATTAATGTTACCGTCAAACAGGATCACAATTGGATTGTTTAATTCAACTCCATTACCACTCTTATTATTAATAAAGCCATTGGAAAAATTCCTACAAGATTCTTCATATCCACGTTCTACGGTATACCCATTGATTCGCTCAACGATATATTTTGATGGACCTTGCATTTCTACAATAGTCATGTTCCCTTCTTCTCCGACAAGCTCAAGACCTTCAATAATTGCGTCTGAAAGCTCTAAATCACCATTTCCAGATAAAGAAGCTACTTTATGTAAAACCTCTTTATAATTATCCCCGTTAATCTTAAGCTTATATTTTTCTACAATCTCTTCCATTACAGGTACAAGCTTTTCCATTTCCCTAACGATCTTCTGAGGGCTAAGTCTTGGGTTATTTTTTGTGGCATCAGATGTATATTCTGCAATTGCGCTCGAAAGGATTGTTGCTGTAGTAGTTCCGTCCCCAGCTTCATTTGCAGTTCTAATAGCAGCATCCCTTGCCGCCTCAAGGATAAGCTGTTTAGTAGCTTCTTCATATCCAAGATTTTTAACAACAGTCACGCCGTCTTTTGTAATAATTGGCTTCATGTTAACTTCGGAGCGTTCGATCAAAACTTGACGACCACCTGGACCTAAAGTAGCTCCTACCATTTCAGCAATGTGAGATAGCGTTTTCACAACTTCATCCTGAAGCTTAGTGCTAGATGGAATCATTACTTTTGCTGCAGATTTTGGTTTACCTACTTGAAACAGACTCATTATATGCTCCTTCATAATAATCAGTTTTACCGAACTCTATGTTTTTAAATTCTTTTAAAAATTGTTTAGCCTGCTCTTTTAACCAGAGTCTATCCTGCCTTACTGTTTCAGAGTTTGCTATCTTACTTAACTCGCTATGCAAGAATTTGAACACCTGATAAATCTTGCCAGTTTCATGCTGCTCAAAAACCTCTTTAACAGTGGCTCCAAAATGCATTTTAATTACGTTTGGTATCATATGGCCAAACTTCTGTATAGCCTGCATCCTAATGTAAAGCTTTGGATTAGTATATTTACAGAGATCGTAGTTACCATTTGCTACAGGTCTAGCTTTAGGGATATATTCCACCTGTTTTACAGATTCGCCATTCTTAAATATATATTTAACCTTTCTAACCACATTTGCATAGGCAACTTTGCTAGCTTTTCTTTTCTTCCATACAGCAAGCTCTCTTTTGTATCCAAGAACCTTTAATCCGTCATTACCTTTGGTTCCGTACTCTCTTTCGTTAACCCACTTAGGGTACATATCTATAAACCATCGGTCAACTAATCCAAGTTCTCCAATTTCCATAAGCTCGTACATATCGCCAGTTTTGATTTTTTCAATCTGTTTAGATGCATTTTTAATGGCTAGACTTTTTAAATATTCTGATTCGTCTAAACCTATAAAATCAAAGCTCATTCTTTTTAATGAAAATGGGGTGTGATTAATAAAAGGCAAGTCTTTTTGCTTAACTTCATTTCCACCATTTAAAGCAAGGCCAAGCCAAACTCTAATAATTCTATCCGAAGTACACCCACGCTTTCTGTTGTCAAACTTTTTTACGCTTGGTTTTGTAACAATATAAGATGCAATAAAGCCTTTTTTTTCTAAATCAGCAATAATATTAGTAACTTGTCTGCCAGATATTTTTAATATTTCAGCTATACGATTGTTGTTGATTTTTGTAAGGCCAGAATTCTGAAGGCTTCGTGCTAAAAGAATCCCATATACACGTCTATGGTTTTTATGCTTTTCTGTTGGGTATACTGCTGTTATTAATGGAATTTTGCCTGCTGATGGAACTTCTGTTTTTTTACATTCATTTGATAAGATGACTCCAGCAGTATTATCTGAGAAGATGTCACTTACAAACTTGTTTTTTGGAGCTACAGTTTTAATAACTTTAACCCTATGCTTAATACCAACTTCATTTGTTCGATCTTCCCACTTAGAATCCAGGTAGACTTCTGAACTTAATTCAAAATCCTCTCGACTAAGACCAATGGCTACGTTTTTATACTGGTAAACAAATGATTTCATGATGCTATTATACCTCAAAAATGACCGCCGCCCATTAGACAAATCAATATTTCCTGGTAATAGACAATAATTTATTAACTTTAATATAACTTTAAATAAAAGAATAATTGTTATTAAAAGCTTATCTATAACCTAGAAATATTCATCTTTTTACCGGAATAAGGTATGAAAGTGAATCTGCTATAGTCGGGCCGCACCAAAAAATGGTATAATAAACACATGAAAATGCTACTTAAAAACCCTTCTCAAATAATTCTTCCTTCAGATTCAGAGGCTGTAAAAAGCTTTTTGACATTTACAGACAGGTCCGTAAACTATCAAATTAAAAGGCTTAAAGATAACTACAGGTGGAAAAACTCTGATCCAGAATCATTTCAAGAAAGGCTAGAGACTTTAAAGGATCAAGCTAAAGTCTGTCTTCTTGATTATGACGAAGATGGTAATGCAGTTACCTACTCAGGTCTAGCTAATGATTTGAACGGTAGATTTGGATGGGAGTTGCCAGATAATGAAAGTAAACTAACGGACTCAATTATACCCTGGAATAAACCCCCAGAATACTCTCTTAGGTACTATCAAAGAGATGCAGTGGATGCTTTATTTAAAGTAAAACATGGGGCTGTCAGTTTGCCTACTGGTTCTGGAAAGTCTGCAATAATTTACACTATCTGTAAAGAAAACCCAGTCCAGACTCTTATTATGACTCCCTCTAAGAGTATTACTAATCAGATTTATAATGAGTTTATTACACTATTTGGTAAAAAGCGTGTTGGTAAGTACGGTGACGGTAAAAAAGAAATTGGAAAATTATTTACTGTAGCCACTGGACAAGCTTTAACTAGGGTAGAAAAAGGAACTGAAGAGTATGAATTTTTATCAAAAACTCAGCAGTTTATAGCAGACGAAAGCCACACTACGCCAGCAGAAACATTTGAAAAGGTTTGTCTTGGAGTAGCCAAAAATTCCCAGTTTAGATTCTTTGTGTCAGCCACTCAAATTAGAACCGATGGATCTGAGCTTGTATTAAAAGGTATTACTGGACCTATAGTATACGCCAAATCATTTAGAGAGCTTGTGAATGAAGGTTACTTAGCTAAGCCAATAGTTAGAGTAATTAAAGCGCCTGCAACTGGTTTTTCTTATACCGACATCAACAAAGAAACAAGAGCCCAACTTTACCTTAATCCAGAGGTTAACAGGATTGCTGCTGAATTTGCAACAAAAGCCGTAACAATAGCCAATAGACCCACCGTAATCTTAATAGAAGAGTTTAGGCAGTTTGTGGCTCTTAAAAACCATATTGGAATACCGTTTTCATTTGCTCATGGCGGAGCTTCTGATAGAGAAGATGCTTCTGGAGTAAAATTAAAAGATATTTTACCACAAGAATACTGGAAATGCGATGTAGAAGAAGAGATTAGGAAGTTTAATAGTGGAGAAACTAAACTCCTTATTGGAACGTCTGCAATCTCTACTGGCGTTGATATTAAACCGACAGGCTGCATAATTTACCTCCAAGGCGGTATGTCAGAGATTTCCCTTAAACAGGGATTAGGCAGAGCCACTAGAATGGTTCCAGGAAAAATAGATTTTATTGCAGTAGATTTTTTAGTAGAAGGTTCACCAGCAATGGAGAGACACTTTCAAGCGAGACTTAATATATATCAGGAATTAACCGACGACATAGAATACTTGGGATAAATATGAAAGATCAAAAATTAGTAGATTTTAGAGTATTTGTTGGCAAGATGGATAGCATCTTGAAAGAAAATGAAAAAGAAATTGGTAAAAGCCAAAGACAGCTTTTAAATGACCTATTTTCCGTAGAAAAGCAGTTTAAAGCCTTGTTACTAAAATCAAAAGAAGGCGAAAAGGTATATGAAGATTTTATTAATTTTATCTTAGAAGAAAAAGAGAATACTTTATCATGTAGGCCATACTTTAGAGAAAGACAGGATACATTTACAAAGCGTATTTTTAATCTATTTAAGAAAAAAGACAGTAAGAGATTACAAAAATATAAAATAAATTACAAGTTTATGAAATGGGCAATAGAAAAATATACAGGAAAAAATAAAAGATCAATGAGGAAGCTAATAAAAGAAGCTGAGCATATTAGAAAAACCCTGTGCGAAAACAACCTACCGCTTGTGTTGAATAAAGTTAGAATGTTCTGGTCAAAAACACCTCAAAAACATTTGGATTATATGGATTTAGTACAGACCTCTACAGAGGGACTTCTTATTGCCATAGATAACTTTGTACCCCCATATAATACTGTTTTCAGGTCTGTGGCGATTGGCAGAATGACTTTGAATATGATGGAAGATTATAATGACACTATGGTTAAGCTTTCTCCTAAAGATAAGCGTATATTATACAGGGCTAATAAAGCCAAGAATATAAAAGAAAACGTATCTAAAACAGAGTTAACAGACTTTGTAAATGAGTCTTTTAAAGGTGTTAGTTCAGAAGATATTGAGAACTTGCAAAAAGCTACTACAGAAATTGTAGATTTATATTCTCCTAGCTCTAGTGGACTAGCTCCAGTAGAACAAATTGCAGATAAGAACTCAATAGAAGATATTGTTGAAAAAACTCAATTAAAAGAAAGACTTATGTATTTAATGAAAAACTTAACCCTATTAGAAAGCAAAGTCTTATTGCTTAAACATGGGGAATTTGAAGGACTTTAAGGAGGAAAAATGTCTGCTGTAACAAAAAAAGGTATTTTAGCTGTATCACAGCCACAGTTCAAAAAAGTAGAAGCCGAGCTTAAAGGCGGTATTGCAGTTATTGCTCAAAGAATTAACTTAATCAAGGTTGATTTGGTTTTGGGGTATAATTTTAATGGAACTGAACTAACGGCTGGGGATAAAATTATCCTTAGAGGAGACAGTGGACTACAACCATGGGCTAAGCAAGTCGTTTCTTTAGATAATAAAGAATTTGTTTTGTGCCCAGAAGATCAAATTTTAGGATATGAAAAAGCATGAAAGTATTGGCCATTGGTGATATGCACGTCAAAAAAGATAACCTGGAAGAGTCGGCTAGACTCACCGATTGGATTTATTCCTTAGCTAAGGAAAAAGATCCAGATTTTATTGTCTTTTTGGGTGACCAATACGATACAATGGGTATTGTAAGAGTAGAGGTAATTGATTTCTGGACCAGGGCTTACAATAAACTGTCAGAATACCCTGTAATATCTCTTATAGGCAATCATGATCTTAACTCAGAAGCAACAGCATCATCCATGGTATCTCACCATAAAGCAACTACGGTAGTTAAAAATACCCTAATGTATTCTGGCAACATAGGGTTTATGAGCTTTATTAGAGATAACAGTCAGTTTGAAAAAGCAGCCATGGATCTCTATAACAAAGGCGCAAGGCTTATCTTTTGTCATGCAGAATTCAATGGTGCCCAGTTTGAAAGCGGTGCATATGCCCCACACGGTATTGATGCAAATCTATTCCCAAAAGACTTAAAGTTTGTGTCGGGACACTTTCATAAAAAACAAGCTTTTGGAAACATCCAGTATTTGGGGACACCTAGACATTTAACCAGAAGCGATATAAACGAAATAAAAGGTGTACATATTATTGATACTAACACCTTAAACATGGAATTTATAGCTACGCCACAAAGCGTATGTCAACCGTTTACTTTTATTTCCATAAACTCTGAAGAAGACTTAAAAAATATACCTACAGACATATCTGATTTTAATAAAGTGTATATAGATATTAAAGGTACGGATGAGCTTATCAAAAAAGCCAAGAAGATTGTGCCAATAGGTGCAAAAATAAGAGTTTTTGAAGATCAGGAGCTAATTAAGACATTAGAGATAAAAGAATCAGAAGGAATACCTACAGCATTTTTAAAGTATTCTGAGAAATTCTTCAATACAAACTCGGCTTCAAAAGATACTCAAGAAGATGTAATGAACTTGGTGTATAAACTTTGCCCATCACTAAAGATTGGAGAAAAATAATGAGTAACCCATCTTTTATGGATCAATTGGAATACTTAAAAGGCATGACAATACGACTTGATTCAATTCATGAAGCTCAAAAAACACAGTTAATGTGGTACGGATTGCTTATTAATGGAACAAAAAACGTAACCTTAAAGATAGATACAGAAAAAAAGATAGTTTATTATGAGTGCGAGGCTGATAAGTTCAGAAACTCAAAATTCAATAAAGGTTTATATCCAAAGATTGATAGCTGGGCAAAATTACTCTTATGGCCCACAACTGTAATTGTTATTTCAGTAAATGGTAAGGTTGTATATGACTCAAGGTCCTAAAAGTCTAATAACAGTAGACGATATTCAAAAAATGACTATAGTCCCAAGAGATAAGATCATTGAGGCTGCAGAATTATTTCTGTCTATACCAGAATTAAATGTGCTAAAAGCATATATGGACAAAGGTGGAATGGAACTTTCTGCAGAAACTGCAGCAAGATTTTATGAGTTATTCCTAAATGGATCAGACTGCAAAGATATCTACAGGCTTAATGCCGCTTTCCCTTATGAAGCTATACTATGGTCCAGAATAAAGTATAGATGGGATTTAACAAAAGATGAATATGTGTATAAGCTTCAGGAGACAGTAAGAGAAAAAGTAATGAAAGCACAATTAGAGACAACATCTCTAATGGCTGATATGCTTACCGCTGCAAATAAAAAAAATAGCGATAAGATTAAGAAGTACCTACAAACCGGAGATGAAGAGACATTAAAAGGCGCATTATCCATTGAGTCACTGCAGTCTCTTTTAAGGATTACCGAAGGTCTGATAAAGGTCACTGGGCAAGATCGTGTGGTTAAAAATGTCACAGAAACAAAAAATACACAAAACTTAAATGTAAATGTAAACACTTCTAGTAAAGATGATAATTCAGATTTAAGCCCTGAAGCAGCAGCTAAAATATTGGCAGCTATAGCTGAAGATAGAAGAAAAAAGAATGAAAACAGTTAACTTAGATCCAAATTTAACAAAAGTATTTAATACTAAGTTTGAAACAAAAGATCAAATGAAGGATTGGGTATTTTTATTTTTAGGTCTAGACTTGCCAGATTCATATATTGACCCAGATAGCAACTCAAGTCCTATTGAGTGGATGTTTGACGTTTATAATATGTACAAAACTAATACTGCAGACCAAAGTCCATCTGTGATTACGGTAAGCTCAAGGGAAAGCTATAAAACTCTTACAGAAGCTATTCTTGCCGTTATACTCATGGGGCACTTTAATGCTACAATATGTCACATGGCTGCAATTGTTCCACAAGCCACAGCAGCTCAAAAGTATATTACTAATTTTTTAGCAAAAGTAACACCATACATGGAATACTTTGGGCGATCAATTAATTCCCAAAACGCAAAAGAAGTTTCTATTAAAAACCCAGATGGATCATCTACCTGGATGAAGATCGTCGTATGTACAATTGCCGGAGCTAATTCTAGCCACAGTAATGTCCTTTGCGTAGACGAGGTTGATACTATTAGATCGCAAGAGGGTATACGAGCTTATAAAGAAGCGGAATTTATCCCTGGAGTTTTTAATGGGCAAAATCCAATTACAATAAAAACCTCTACTATGAAGTTTCCAGGAGGACTTTTTTCAAAAGAAATGGAAAAAGCTTCTAAAGAAAACTGGAAAACATTTAAGTGGAATATTTTAGATATAACTGAATATTGCCCATCAGAACGAGCTAGACCAGATCTACCTAAAAAGATCATGTACACTAGAGACAAAAAGCTACCTCTTAAAGCTATTGGTGAAAAAGAATATGAAAGTTTAACCGATAAAGAAAAAGAAGAATATATAAAGCAAGACGCAATGGGTGGGTGTGCAGGATGCCCTCTTCTCCCCGTTTGTAAAGGTAGATTACACCAAAGAAGGCCATCGGATAAAGGTGGGTTATGGAAACCGATTTCTTTTACTATATCGCAATTTAAAAAAACAGACCCAGACTTAGGCGAAGCCCAGCTAATGTGTTGGAAGCCGTCTTCTCAAGGTATGGTTTATGGTAGATTTCTAGAAAGAGCTGACGGTAAAGGAAACACATATACACTAAAACAGGCATGGGAAGTTTTTACTGGGGACGAAGCTCCAGAAAATGTAAATATTACAATGCTGACCCAGCTCATGAAAGAAAAGGGAATCTCTTTTTACGCAGGGGTTGACTGGGGATTTAGACATTATTTTGCTATTACTATCTCAGCATTAATGCCAAACAAAGAATGGTGGATCATTGACTCTTATGCTGTTTCTGGGCTAGAGTTTGAGCAAATGATGGACCTTGCTATGCAGGTTAGGGATATCTATAAACCTAAAATGTGGTTTGCGGATACCGCCCAACCCATGTTTATCAAAGCTTTTAAGAAAAACAAAATGCCTTGCAAAAACTTCAAAAAAGATGTTATGGGGGGTATCTCTGCCGTTCGTGGCCAGATCGTTGATGCAAAAGATACCAGAAGGCTTAAAGTTATCATACATGACAGAAACGAAAGCGTCTTGATAGGGTTCAGAGAGCATACTTTTATGCTGGACTCCTTGGGGAATATAACTCAAGAGCCTGATGATTCGGAAGTTGCAGATACAATGGATACCTTAAGATATCAAGCTCAGAACTTATTTGCACCAAAAAACAAGCCAACAGTTACAGAAAATATAGAAAAATCAACTATTTATATGGATAATCCATATGGAGATAGGCCAGAATTCCAAACTCCTCAGCACAGTTGGAACGAAATCAAGAAAAAAGCAATGATTTCAACAGCTAAGGAAGAAATAACAGGGGACACAAAAGGAAGTGACGGCATAATCTGGACCTTTGACGATGAATAAAGCTAATAGCCTAATCTTATAGAAAGATTAATAGTTTTGTGGTATAATACTTTTGAGGAAAAGTCATGAATAATCATATTTTAAACATTATCAATCAATTTATGTGCTACAGTGACCCATCCGTTACTGATAATCCTCACCAAAGAGCTTTTGATCACCGTAGAGCAATCAATACATTGTCTGTAAAAAATCCATACTCTAGCTCTAAAGTATTGGCACCAGGGCAATCCTTTAAGTTAATTGATAGCACAACAGAGCATGGCTTCCAAGCTGGAAGCACTATACTTACCTTAGACCTTATTTCTGCGGAAGAATCTTTGTACCGATTGTCAGTTAGCGGTCCTGCAGATTTAAAAACGGCACGTTCTGTATCCTCAATTACTTCATGTGCAGTTACAGTAAACAATAACGCTGTAGTAGAGTTTAATTTTTCTGGAGCCACACTTACAGGAGTCCAAGCTGGAGATCTTCTTAGAATCAAGGGTGCCGTATTACACGACTCTGGAGTCTGCGCTTTTAATCCGCTTAATTCAGGTTTTTGGAAAATTTTGGCTGTTTCTGGAACAAAAGTAAGCTGCGTTAGGCCAGCAGGTGATGTGGATCAAGCTATTGCAGAAAATATAGCAGATGCATCAAGTGATGTTGAATTTTTTGCAGATGACGGAGTTCAAAAAGGAAATAAAATATCGATCAGCGGTACTTTAAGCGTAGTCTCTCAAAGAGTTTATGAAATTAAAGATGTTACTCCAAGCTATATTGATTTTGTATCTACTCAACCGCTACCATTGGAATCTGACCTTGCTTATGAAGCAGATTCTATTGTTATCTATAGCATGGTAAAAAAGTTCTTCTATATCGAATGTGATCAAGAGTGTGTAATCAGATTTAATGGAGATACTGGAGATTCTAACAAATTATCTCCAATCGCTGCAGGAAATAGCCAATTGCCAGCATTTATGTCTAAAGTTGGCGATAGCTATATATGTGAGATTGTAAATAAGTCAATCAACTCCTGCAATATTAAATTCTTTACTTGTGAGTAATTAAATGGCTAAAGATAACGAAAAGAAACAGCCGATTTTAGCATTAGATCCAGTCTCATATAATATGCTCAAAAAACAAGAGCAAGATGAGATTGAATCTGCTAGTGCAAAAACAGAAAAAACTGAAGCTCAAGAAAAGTCAGTTCTCGGCATGATTCTAAAGTCACTTCAAAGTCAAGCTGCCCAACAAGTCGATAGGATGGCCTTTGAGGTTGATCCATTAAATCATAATACTAATACAGCAAACTTTTATAAAGTAAAAACTAATCTTACCCCAGATCACGTCATTAAAAAGCTTATTGGTCCAAGTGGGGATGAATTAGTTTCACAAATTCTACAAGCAAGAGCAAACCACATCTCCGCTTTTGGTAGACCTAGAACGGATAGATTTTCTACAGGCTTTGATTTTGTCGATATGGATAAAAATGCCATTAGGACAGAAGAAGAGCAAAAAGCTTTACAGGAAAGAGTAGAAAAAGCCAGAGCATTTCTTTGGAAATGCGGCTTAGAAAAACTTGATACTGAAGCTGATCAGCCTAATTTAAGTCAAATACTCAAACAAGTTGTCAGAGATGGTATTGCTTACGGAAGGCTCGCAGTAGAACATTTATACGGAGCAGACCCTAAAACTGGTAAAAAAGTTTATTACGGCTTTAGACCTGTTGACGCCGGAACTGTCTATAAGATTTTACCTAAACGTGAACAAGACCAGACTTTAAGGGCTCAAGCCGTATCTATTTTAGCTGGTCTTAAAAACGAAAAAATCAGCGTAGAAAAATACAAAAAAGACGAATACAGATACGTTCAAGTTATTGACGGTAAACCTGTCCAAGCATTTGCAGAAGAAGAACTTTCGCTATACAATCTTTATCCTGTCACAAACGTAGAATACAATGGCTATCCGCTAACTCCAATTGACCAAGCTTTAAATGCAATCATGACTCACATCAATATTGCAATGCACAATAAGCTGTACTTCCAAAACGGAAGAGCAGCCAAAGGGATGCTTATTTTTAAATCTGACAGTATAGATGAGTCAACTGTACAGAAGATTAGACTTCAATTCCATCAGTCAATTAACTCAGTTCAGAATTCCTGGAGAATGCCAGTATTTGCAGTTGGTGCAGAAGATGACGTACAATTTTCTTCAATAGATACTCAAGGTCGTGACGCAGAGTTTCAATATTTAATGGATAACAATGCCAGGGTAATCCTTTCGTCTTTCCAAATGTCCCCAGAAGAATTACCTGGGTATGCTCACCTTGCAAGAGGTACTAACACACAGGCTCTTTCAGAATCTGATAATGAATGGAAGCTTACTGCAGCCCGTGATGTAGGTTTACGTCCACTAGTTCTTGATATTCAAGATTTCTTAAATAATCATATTTTACCTAAAATTGATGCAGAGTTAGCTAAAACCCACCAAATTGTTTTGGCTGGATTAGAAAAAGATAGTCCAGAAAAAGAAGCTACTAGATTGCAGCAAGATATGCCTATTCATATGACCTACAATGAGGTCTTGGAATACGTAGAAAAGAATTTGTTAGACAAGTCAGTTGGTGGAGACTTCCCATTAAACCCACAGTACCAAGCTATTATCAGTCAATATCTTACAGTAGGTCAAATATTAGAAAGCTTTTTTGGCGTTAAAGACGCATCTAAAGACCCACGTTATCAGTACGTAAGAGACCCTTTCTGGTTCCAAAACCAGCAAATTTTATTACAAAAAGCTCAAGTTGCTATGCAGCAACAAATGATGGTTGAGCAACAAATGCAACAACAAATGATGGCACAACAACAAGCTGCTATGGGCCAAGATCCTAATGCTCCACAAGAAGGCCAAGATCAATCTTTACCACCACAACAAGGTTCAAATCCACAAGATAATATGCAGAAAAATTCTGAATGGGCTATAGCAAATTATCAAGTAATGGAAAAGGCTATTAAAAACAACCACAATTCCATTTCAAAAATGCTCCTAAATAGACATTCGCAAATGGTAGATAAGCATTTATCTAAATGGTCCGAAGACTCCAAAAAAGCCCTAAAAGAGCTAGAAAAGGTCTTAAAAGATAAGAAAGAGGACTAAATGCAGCTCTCTCTTTTTCAAAGACAGCTAATAATGAATAAGGTCGATGAGCTATTTGATTCAGCAAAAGCTCGTTTACAAGGACGTTTTTTCAAAGGTCCAGCAATATACTTTGAAGTAATTAATGCAACTCACCCTGAAGAAACTATTGAAGGCATATATACCCACGCCCTTAAAACTATGTTTGGACCAACTGCCACTACTTCCTCCGAAAGATCAATAGAACACCTTTCTGAAATAGCTGGAAATTACATTGACGCTCAAAAAATGAAAGTTAAAAATTATGTAATTGCAGATGTTTTAAACGCTAAAACCGCAAGCGAGGCATATAAAGCTGTATCTGACAATTTAGGTAAAGCCCAGAAGTACATGGAAATGCTTGTTGCTAATGAAACCAAGCTGATACAGTCTTACGCCTCAAAAGAAGGTGTTTCTCGCATTGCTGCAGATATGAAAGACGATAACCCTACTATAGTCTGGTTTGGGCCAGTAGATAATAAAACTTGTAAGCATTGCAAAGAAATGTATCATGACGATGCTATGCCACTTAAACCAAAACCTTGGAAAATGTCACAATTAAGGGACGGATACTTTAAACCAAAAGAATGGGACAGAGCTTCTGTTTTCCATAATGCTCACCCTAGATGCAGACACGCTATGAGTTATGTACCTAAAAATATGGGGTTTAATGATAGAGGGCAGATTGAGTTTAAGCATTTTGGATACGACTATTACCAGGATTATTATTCTACACAAAAAAGTCAACCAGAATATGGCGAACCATTAAAAAAAGAGCTAGACCTTAGTCAATTCTTTATGGATTATGACGAATATATTGAATATCAGATTCAGCATGAAAAGGCTCATCACAAAAACTCCAAACCCTAATCTTATTAAAGGTATGGAGATCAAATAATGTCACTGAAAATCGATGGTATTGCCGCATCATCTGCTTTAGATAGTTCTGGTGAAATACTGGAAATAGAAGGCTTAGATATCTCCGATTTTATCGAAGGTCGTGGTGTACTTAACTGGGAGCATGATAATAAGCATGAAAATACAGTTGGTGCCATAGTCTATGCTAAAAAGATTTTACAAAAATCTGACTGCGAAAATGATCGTCAACGTAGGTATTGGGACTCAGTAAAAAAGCCTTTTGTGTATATAATCGGCGAACTTTTTGATGACGAAGATCATCCAGGCGCAATTGCTATTGCAGCTATGATCAGATATTATTCTAAAAAATCAGAAAAAATGCTAGTTGGCTTTTCAATTGAAGGTTCTACTCTAGAACGTGATGGCAATATGCTTAAACAGGCTATTGCTAGGCGCTGCGCTATTACCATTAAACCTGCCAATAAAACTGCTATTGCCGACATCTATGAAGATGAAAAAGTCAAAAAGCTTATGAATGACATGGAAAAATCCCAATCAGACGTACAGCTATTTGAAGTAGACTCTTTTACATTAGAAGATAAAGAAGTTCCATATTCCCCATACATGGAAATCCATAAGGCTATTGAAGATCTAAACAAAACATTGACTGCAGGCATGGGTAATGTAGCTCCAAGCCAGTTAGTAGGTGGAGCAGCTTTAGTTCGTGAGCAATTAAGCGGAACTCAAAAAAATAAGGTAAAAGCCGCCCTAAGAGACTGGGATAAAAGAACGCCCTTAAAACAAGTAATTAAAAATGTATTGCCAGAAATTGGCGATAAATATGTAGAACATTTTACTGATTTAGCCGAAGACTTGATGCTTAAAAAATCTATGCAAAATCCAGCAGTTAGATTATCATCTAAGCATGGGCATACTCCTCTCCATCCAGAGCAAAACGAATTAATTGAAGGTCTTCAAGTTACACAAGACTTAGATAAAATGCCAGTATTTAAACCAAAACACGACCTTTACGGTTCCGCTATATATAAAGGTAAAAACGACAAAGGTCAAACAGTTTTAATTAAAAGCCCAGAAAAAGATAAACCAGAAGACTTACACAACTTTGCTCAAAAAGCTTCTATGTACCATGGAATAGCAAAAAGCGTTTTTGGTCTTGGCGACAATGTGCCTGAAACAGCAGCATTTAAACATGAAAGCTTAAAAAACTCAAATAAACATCATGGAGATTGGTTCCAAGCTATTGAGCATAAAAAGGACACTAAGACTCCATTGGAAGACCAAAAAGGGTATAACGCCGTTATTGCTACACCTGAAGGTCAAGATAAGCTTTCAAAGCTATTGATAATGGACCATATTTTAGGTGGTAGAGATAGACACGCCGGAAATATTTTATTTGATAAAAAAGGCGAGCTGCACCTTATCGATAATGATAGATCTTTTGATCATTACGACTCAGACTTTTTACCTTCAGAAACACACGAAGAAATAATGCCTGAAAATGGATTTTTAATTTCCGATGATACCGCAAATTGGATTAAAAAAGTTGACCCAAAAATTTTACTTAAGACTATGCTAGACCATGGTATACACCATGATACCGCAAAAAAATCCATTTTGAAGCTAAAAGCTTATCAAAAAATGGCAAAAAAGGGATATAATATTAAAGATTTAATAGATAAAGCTCATATGTCTGTGAGTGCTGCACCCAAGGAAAAGGTTAAGTAATGAAAGTCTATGTCATTAAAAGCGTAAACTCAGACATCCCCTTGGCTGAAATCAGAACTGATGGCAGATCTGTTGATTTTATTGTAGATAATACTGAAGGCCAACTTCCATCAAAAGTGGGCAATAGCCTAGAAGCGCTTAAAAAATACCTAAAGTCTTCTAGTATCTACTTAGAAGAACCAACTCAGCCTACAGCACATTTAATCAGATACGTTCTATCAAACGGAGATGTTGCTGAAATCACTACTGACGGTAAAACCTGCCTTTTAAATGGTAACCTGCTAACTGAGCAAGAAAAATATGCTCTATTTGATGCTATTAAAAGAAAAGAAATTCAAGTATCTAGAAAATCTGATGATATACAACCAGTTTTACCTAAAGCGCAAAAGCCTTTAGAGGAAATTAAGCCAAAACAACTGCACCCTACTATTCAATCTCAAATGAAAGAATACTTTGAAGAAAAAAGAAAGCAATTGGAAAAATCAACACCAGATATGGATCATGAGATTGAAGATTCTGTGGCTAAGATGGCCGGAGACAGACAAGAAGTAGGCTTTGTAAGGGACCTTTTGTATTGGTTAAAGCACGGAGGCAATCGTGAATAAGACTTTTTTTGACGAAAACACCTCTCCACAAGAGCTTGAATCTACAATAAATCAATATATTGATACACCAAAAGATAGTCACCCAGAAGACTTATCAGAAAAGGTATATGAAGCTGCCGCACATCCTCAAATGCCAGCAGCGCATTTATCTAAACTTTACCTTCATAACATGGCAAAACCAGAAAATACTCCAGAAAATATAGGCAGCCATGAAAGTATAGACTCAGATTTAACTGAAAAAATACTGCAAAATCTAAATACACCTAAAGATATACATGAGCAGCACCTTGCAGCTACTCATTCTTCTAATAGCGAGCATCATAACTATGCTATTTCAAATCCTGCAGTATCTAATGATGTTATTCAGTCATTTTTAGAAAATAGAGCAAAATCGGAATCTGCTTGGAATATGCCAGCAGAAGAAAATGTCCATCCCGATGTTGGGTTTAATCTATTTAATAAAGGCCGTGAACTTAAAGACATTGATCCAAAGCATTCAGAAGCACTTAAAGAATATGGATTAGATATTCTACAAAATTCTAAAAAACATACAGACGAAACATTAAAGAGAGTAGTAGATGCTTATCATAAAGGCCAGCCATTAAATAGCGGCTTTTTGGGCAATCTTATCTCAAAAAATAAAAATTTGACAAAAGACCAGTTAAATCAAATTCACAATAAGCATACATCATCTGAAGAGTTTGATCCTGATTATGGTAGCAGTGTTATTTCTTCTATAGCAGAGCATCCTAATACTGATCCATCATTACTATCACTAATCGCTAACGATAAAAAGTATAAAAACCATGCATCTGATGCTTTAAAAAATCCTGCGCTTCCTATGGAAGTATTCAATAATAAAATTTCAAAATTACCTAAAAGAGGAAATGAACATTACGATCATAATGATGAAATTACTGAATCTTTACTGCAAAATCCAAATATAACAAAAGACCAAGTGTCAGAACTTTTTAAAAAAGGGTTTAAATCAGCGTTAAATCATGAAAAAACTGATGAGTCATTAATTGAAAATCATTGGAATAGCTCTGACAAAAGCGCAGATGCTGCGAATAAAATTTTGCGAACAAAAAACTTGCCTGAAAGTGTCTTAAAAGAGCTTGTTAATCATAAAAATCAAGACGTAGCAATTGAAGCGTTAAATCATAAGAATGCTACAGAAAACGTAGTAAATGAAGGTTTAAAAAGAAAAGCTAAAGCAGTACAAGAAGAGGCAGCTAAGCACCCTCTTGTAAAAGATAGAGCTATTACTGAAAAGCTAAAAAATAAATCAGTAAACGCCTCTACTATAGCTTCTGATAATGATTATAAAGAAAAGTTTGATAAACTTTCCGATTTGGATAAATCTAATCTAATTAACCACTTCCATGAAAAGCTCTCAGGCTCAGACATTGATGCAATTGCTAAGAATTCAAAAGAAAAGAAGTCTGATGTATTATTGGCAAAAAGATTCTTAGCTAGGGATAAAAGTGTACCACAACACATCAAAGACCATCATTCAGATGAGTTTTTTGATATGTTTACTAAAGAATTTGGAACTAATTCAGATATAAACGTAGATAGAGATGATTTACACAAAAGGCAGTTATTCCAAACCGCAAGAGACCTTTTATCAGATGAAAATCCAACAGCGCAGAAAAGATTGCTAGAGCATACACCTTTGATGTCAGCGTTAGGCCCTGATGTGGCATCTAAATCTAAAAATCCTGATTTTATTAAAAAGCTAGTCAAAAGAGCTAAAGACGCTGATGGTGAATCAATAATAGATCGCTGGGGGCACCCAAGACCATATAATTCGTCTGACTTAAGATTATCTGTATTAAAAAATCCAAATCTAAGCCTAGAAGATCTTAAAGGTCACTTGTCCGACCCGTCTTTTAATGATTTTGATAAATATGCTTTGAATAATATTATGGATAAAACAAAAGGTTCCCCAGAAAAACAAGCAGAAACACTAAGTTTTTTAAAAAATTTAAACAGACCAGAAGTAAACAAACACCTGCTGTTAGGCAGTTTTTTGACTGGAAATGACCAAGAATCAGCATTTGAAAACTTAGAGTCAAAATACGATAAAAGTGAATTTTTAAAGGAAAATGCAGACAAAATTTCTCCATCGTTAGCTGACAGAATTTTAAGTGGCGAATTTAATGATAATTACACACAAATGAAACATAATCTTTTTAGTGGATTAGAAAATCCCCCTAAAGAAATTGAAGATAAAGTTTTAAATCATTTAGACGAACTTTCTAAAGGCCCTGTAGCCGATTTAACTGATTCGTTAAACAGTATCTCTAATAGTTTTAAAAAATCTGAAAGATGGAAAAATAACGCTAAAGAGCTGTCAGCATCAAATCCAACTTTAGCTTCTCAAATGTATTCTCATCATATTGATGTGCTGCCAGCAGAAAAACAAAAAGATGCGATTAGCAACCTTGAAGCTTATGAAGATTCATTGGGCGTAAGTCCAGAACAAAAAGATATGAGAAAAAAAGCTTTTTGGAAAGCTCAATTGCTAAATATAAATAGGTTAGGTAGAGTATTTGAAAAAGGAGAATTAGATCATTTAGCAGATCTGCAGAGTACAGATGAAGACGAAACCGCTCTTTCTATCAAATCCCTTTTATTAAACAAACGATTATTGTCAGATAACAAAGCTAGCGAAATAGTAGCCAAAGACCCTTCTTTATTTGAAGATTATTATAACTCATTACATAAAATAGATGATAAAATTAAATCTATTGATAGCGTAATAAATAATCCTAATTCAGATAAAAACTTGCTTTTTAAAGCTGTAGGCAAAATAAATCCTACACATTTATCAGAATATAAAATTGATAAAGATAACCAAAATGAAGTTGCAAAGAAATTAGCCAATAAAATTGCTGATTTAAGTAAACTTCAAGATCAAAAACACTTACAGACAGCAGTTCAGGGGCTTACACGCCCTATTAAAGGGCATTTAACTGAGGGTGTTTCTGAATCTTTAATTAAAAAAGCTGCCGATGAAATCTTAAAAAACGATAAAATACCCCAAGATAAAAAAGTAAGAATGTTGTCAGCAGTTTCTTCTGCTATGGATGTCAAAGGGGTAACACATCAAGCAACTTCTAAATTTTTAACTAAGGCTGTATCTGAATCAGAAGATGTCAATACACTGCTACCTGCTATCCAGTCTTCTACATTTGATTTTGCAACAAAAACTTCTATGGCTAAAAAAGCAAATGAAATGCTATCAAACCCAGAAGCTATAGCTAAAGTTGATACCCAAAAATTGCTAGACTTTACTACTAATGCAAACTGTACGGCAGAAGTTAAAACTTTGGTAGCTAACAAAGCAACTGAAGAACTTTTTCAAGAACAAGACCTTGATAAACAAGTAGAAAAAGCTGAGAAATTAGCATCAGCGCTAAACTACTCATCAAACGATAGCAGCTTTAATTCTGACGCTAGAATTTACCATTTAGCCGAACATCCAAATCCAGAAGTAAGAATGGTCGCCTATAAACAAATGAGATCCACTCTTTCTTCAAACGGAATAGAAAGCAACATTGAACTATACAAGAATATGCCAGATGATATTAAGCTTCATCCAATTGATATTGATCAAAATGAAGCAAATAATGCTGATTTTGTAGAAGCATCGACTAAAGGCTGGAAATTAGATACATTAATTGTTAATGGTGGAGTTTTAAACAAAGAAAACTCAAAAGTAATGATTAATAGAGCTATTGAGTCCGAAGATCCTGCCCATAAAAGATTGGCACTTCAATCTTTAATGTCATCTGTGTATACAGACAAAAATGACCTAACTAAACTTGCCAGAGCATCTAGCGAAGAAGACCTACTAAAGTCTCTTTCAATAGTCCAAAATCCATTCCAACTAAATGCACATTTTGCTTTATCTGAATTGATGGATAAAGTAGATCAAAAAATGGAAAATCCAGAGATGGTAATTCATGGTGCTAAATTTTTAGACAAAGAGCATACAAAAAATGTACTTTCTATCCTAAGCGATATTGCCAGTAATATAGGAAAAACTATATTTGATGAAGGCACTTACGATATTAACGCAAAAAACGAAGTGTATGAAGAGGTTATTAACAAGCATACGGACCATTCCAATACTATTTTGAATAATCTTAAAAACCAAATTTTAGAAGAACCATCTGAAACTAAAGTTAAAGTAAATAGTTTAATCAATAACCTAAGAAATATTGTTGCGAATAGTGGGTTAAAGTTTAGCAAAGAAACTCACAATAAGCTAATGGAGTCCTATAATTTACATAAAGACCTTTATGAAAAATTGGGTACAAGATTTAACACTCCAGTTCTATTAGGTGGAATTATTGAAAAAACAGAAGGATTAAATTCCGAAGATTGGAAATCTCTTTTTGAAAAAACTCCTGAATCCAAATATTTTATTGGACATAGATCATCTATAGGAACAGACATTTCAGATCATCTATCTTTTTCTAAAGAGGATCAAAATTGGAGTCATTCACCTGTAGCTGTTCAATTTGCTTTAGATAAACTTGATTCCCAATCTTTAGATAAGCATGGCAAAAGACTTTTTACCGAGGCTTTAAATGCAACAAATGGAAGTCCTAATCAAAAATATGTTATTGAGACTGGTTTAAGTAAAATGGGCGATAGGCTTAATCATAAAGACTTATTGGACATAAGAAAAGCTTTACCAGAGTTTAGTCAACATTTTGATACCGTAGCTATTAAATCTGGTGCAGGCGGAAAAGAGCTTTTAGCCGATTCAGTCAAAAAAGTGGAAGAACTTGCTAAAAACAAAGAACAATCTAGCGTTGAGCTTTTATCTGCAATATGCAGAAGTCGCCACTTAGACGAAAATCTAGCAAATAAAATGTTGGAAATTCATGATAATCACCCAGAAGTAATGGAAGAACTCGCTAACAATAACTCAGTTCACCCTAACGTATTGCTTAAAATTCAAAACGAAGCCGCTAAATTGTCACCAAGAACATCTAAAAAGATTGTGGACGCAGTTATTTCAAACTCAAATACTCCATTTGATGTTGTTAAAAAGGCATTTGAAACTACTCAAAAAGAGTATAAACCATATTTCATGAGCAATACTTCATTTAACCCTGCGCTAGATAACTCTAAATGGGGACCTAGCCTATTAAGAGAAATGCCAGTAGTCTTACCTGAAGGGCTTCAAAACGTAGATGGGAACTCTTTAAAGCAAAAAACTTCAGAATTTTCTACCGAGTATTCAAATAAACGTAAAAAAGCCCTTAATGTAATGGCAGCTATACCTGATACTGGTATTAACTGGGTTGAATTTAAGCGACAAAATCCGTCACTAGAGGCTGGATTACCAAAAGAAGTTAAAGATATTTTTACTAGAAATGCTAACACTCCAATAACAAAAGAGAATATGGTATCTCTGGTAAAATCTATGGATTCAGAGCAAAAGAAAAGAGAGTACCACTTAGCGTATTCATCTTGGAGTGGGGTACAAACTCATACTGGAGGCAAAAATCTTGTTATGACTTTAAATCTATCTCAGCAAACTGAAGAAGAGCTTAAAAAAGACCCCAAAGTATTTGCTTTATATAAAAAAGTTACTCAAATTGCAAATGGAATATCTGGTAAATCTATAGGAGCGCACCCAACAACACCATATGCTGTATCTTGGTCTAGAGTTGATACTGATCAAAACGGTGAAGCCTGGGTAATTGAAGAGCTTCAAGCAGATGCTGTACAAAAATTTAGATCTAATTTCAGAAGAATACTCAACAATATGGCCTCTGGGTCAAATATTGATGGCCATAGTATAACTTCAGAAGAAATGAAATCAATGGTTAAGACTATTGAAAAAACTTTTGATGGATGGGACCGAGCTACTATAAATGCAGTTATAGAAAATGCAAAGGCTCATGGAATTAAAAAGCTTTATATGCACGGTCTTGGAATCAGAAGCTGTATGTCTGGTGGAGAAATCGGCGGTCCCAAATACACTAAAGACTATATTAACCCAAATATTAAAAGGCTTTATGACCAATTGCCTCAAGAGTATGGTTTTTCAAAGTGTAAATACTCAGATTACCCCAAAAATAACGCAAAAAGATTCAACGATGATCTTAAGAGCAGAGAATTAAATGATGATTGTTGGGTACTTGACTTAGAGGAGAAGCCTAAAGCCTAATCTTAGGTCTAAGGGGATACTTATGAATTTAGATGAAGCATCTTTAAAAATTGCTAGCGAGCTTGTAGCTGAATCTACAAAGCTTGAAAAGGCATTGCCTCCTAAACTTGCATATCGTTTTCGCCGCTGGCTACAAAAATTTAAATACAACAAAAGTCCAGAAGAACTCAATGCGATTAAAAAAGCTTTAAATGAAGCTATCGAAAACCTTTCTCCAGCACTTAAAAAGAATGAGGCTAGGGCATCATTTTTTGATTCTGGAGTTATTAAGATGGAATTTGGCGGTTCTGTAGATAAAAAAGTAAAAGAAGCTGCTATGGCCTGGGCTAAAAAGAATAATCTCAAAGTATTAGAAGCATCATTGGAAAAAAGCTCAGATAGTAATAGCTCTATGGTTTTAGGTAAAGAGGCTCAGCCCTCATTAGATTTTTGCGTAAAAACGATAACTTGGAAGTGCTAATCCATAAGTTATTGGTTTTATTAATGAAAGTTTAATTCAAACTTTTCTTAATTACCTTTTAGGTATACTATACCTATTTTTCTTTAATTAAATCAGATACATATAAATAGTCTACTAAAAAAATCCTAATCTTACGAATAGGTTTTGCAAAACCATTAAAACTATATATAGGAGGATATACTATGACAGCTTTTAAATGTCAAGCTCATAGCAGAGAATTGTCTCAGCGCCTTAAGCTCTCCATTGCTGACCTAGCAATCGAAGAAGCTCTAGATGCCAACGGAATGCCTGAACTGAAAATCGAAAAAGGTTCAGAAGCTATTTTGGTAAAAATCGAAACTCTTGACAATGCTGGCCGTGTTGACGGTCTTGGATTGCCACAAAGAGTTTACAGCCCACACAAATGCACTATCTTGCAAGCTGATGCCGCTTCTGATTTAGAAGTTCGTGCAAAAGTTCTTGCTGCTTGTGCAAAACTCGGAATGAAACTTATGGTTTACGAAGCGGCAGCTGTTCCTGCATCATGGGATCTTGCTGGTGCTACTAAAACCGCTGAAATCGCTTCTGACGAAATCAACCCTCTTACTCAATCTCAGTAATTAATTGAGAAGTAGAAGGGAGAGATTATGAATCAGCTATATACAGATCAAGACTTGGATGCTATCATTGCTTCTGTCGAAGAGGCTTTGTCTAAGGCTGAAGTATTGGCAAAATCTTCTCTCAGAAAAGATGGCCAAGAAGACGAAGAGCAAGAGCAAGAAGCTCCTGCTGCTGATCAAGCTCCCGAAATGCAAGAGCAAGCCCCTGCTCCTGATGCTCAAATGGATGAGCAACAAGCACAGGCCCCATCCGAAGAAGCTCCTGAAGAAGCACCTGCTCAAGATGAGCAAGCTGCCCCTGAAGAAGCACCTGCTCAAGATGAGCAGATGGATGAAGCTCAAGCCGATCAATCACTAGAGCAAGAAGCTCAAGGCGACGAGGACCAAGCCCTTACGGATGAGGAATTGGCTCAGATTTATGGAAGTATGGACCCACAGGAATTGGAGCGCCATTATTCTGTTATCCGCCAAATGATTGAACAAGCTTATGCAAAAGCGGAAGCTGATGAGTCCGAAGAGGATGAATCCAAGGAAGAAGAAGAAAAAGAAGAAGATGAAAAAGACGAAAAAGAGAGCATGGAAAAGTCAGAAAAGATTTCTGCTTTAGAAAAGCAAATCGCTGACCAGAACAAAGCTCTTGAAAATATTGCAAAAGCGTTTGAAATTATTGCAAAACCTCAACGCAAAGCAGTTACTGAAATCGATTTCATCAGAAAATCAGAAGCCGAAAGCTCTGATAAAACAATGACATTGGAAGAAGTTAAAGCTAAAGCTAATAAACTTGCTCCAGCGTCACTCACCAAGTCTGAAAGAGATCAAGTGAACTCTTTTATGCTTTACGGTGAAGGAAAAGAACAAATTGAAAAACTAATTAAGTCTAAGGGAGGAAACTAAAATGAATGACCTAGTAAAAACACTAGAAACATTAGTTAAGACCTTGGAAGCAGGTAACTATAACGTAGCTCCTAGTCAGCTCGTCCAAGGTTCTGCTCTCCAGATCGAAAACTTGGAATCTGTCATGCACAACACTACGTTTGATGACAGTCACATCAAGCTTCAGAAGCTTTTTTCTGTAAAGAAAGCTAAGAGCTTGCTTGTGCAATTTAACCGTCAATTGTCTTATGGACGTTTTGGCGGATCTGCTCAGCGTGAAGGCGCTGTAGGTGACATCAATGTTGGCGACTACGTTCGTGCGACTGTCCCTATGTGCTTCTACTCTGCAGTAACACGTGTAACAGTTGCTGCCAATATGATGGAAACCATCGATGGCAAAAAAGCTGAAGACCGTGAAGCAGATAACATTGCAATGAAAATTGCAGGGGACATCGAATTTGACTCCTTTAAAGGTAAGTCAGATTTCTCTAACGCAGGGGTATTCGATGGAAACCCTCTTGCTATGCCAGAGCTTCCTAGTATGCTTGGTGTTGACGCTCAAATCCGTCAATCGGATATGATCGTTTCTACTCAAGATCTTATGTTTGCAGCTTTTGGTTCAAATCAAAGTGTTGTTCTTTCTAAGAACGGCGCTCTTGATCAACCACACATCGAAGACCTTGCTCTTCGCAGCCGCATGAACATGGGTAAAGCTGAAACTCTTTTTATTGACCCTGTTGTTCTTTCTGGATACAACAAGGCAGTTGCCCTTGGATCAGGATCTAACGCTATTCAACGTATCGTTTTAGCTGGTTCTGCTCAAGACGCTTCTGGAGCTGATCTTCGTCGTCAATGGGTTTCTAACGGAACTGTGACTCTTGAAGATTCTCGTTTCCTTTCTGGAAAAACTGCTCCTCAACGTCCTATGATCGGTTCACCTGCTGCTCCTGCTACTGTTGCTGGAACTGCAGCTCCAGGCGGAATTATCCCTGCTGGCGATCATGTTTACGTAGTTACTGCTGAAAACGAAAGAGGCGAAGGCGTTGCTAAAGCTTCTGCTGCTGTAACAGTTGCTGCTGGTGAAAAAGTTGATCTTGTTATCGCTGGTGTTGCTGGCGCTACTCATTACAACGTATACCGTGGCGCTTCTGCTGCTTCTGCTAAGTTTATCGGTCGTGTTAAAGCTGATGGTGCTGCAAGTGTTACTTTTGTTGACCTTGGAAACAAAGCTCCAGCTTTCGTAACTGGTTACCTTATCCAAAAAGATACTTGGGGATTCCATGAGCTTGCTCCATACTCTCGTATGAAGCTTGCTATCAGCGATTTATCAGTTCCTGAAGCTCACTTCAGATTCTTGTCTCTTGCTGGATATCAACCACGTAAGAACGTTATCTCTGATAACTTGTTCTAATTAGAAATTTAAAACATTTCGACTGAAGCGGAGGTAACCCCTCCGCTTTTTTTATTTTTAAAGGTACTTAAGCTGCCCACTCTTTTTATAGGCTTGCATATCAATAACCTTAGCCTTACCACGGCTTTTTTTCGGCACACCTTTGCCGCTATATGACACAATCAGGTACGATTGAGAATCAACCTGAATATCTTGAACTCTGACCAGACTATATTCTTTCAAACCGTCCATAATTTGTTTAATAAGCACTTTATCAAAATGAGTCGTTTCAAGTTCTTGAGTTGCTCCAGAGATCGCAAATCCCTGGATGATGCTGTCAATCCAATCATTAGCTTCGTAATTAAAATCCATAGTTTACCCCACTTTTAAGAGTTTTTTATCCTTAAAATCAACGTAATAAACAGTTGCGTCAGTCTCATTTTGAGCCACTTTAGTTATAACATAATAGGGAGTCTCACCTGCAAGAGAAATCTTTTGCAAATTAACCCAGTCAATAATGCCATCGTTAATTGCCTTAGAGATCTCAGTAGCTACAGCTTTATCTTGAATGATAACTCGCTTAGCCCCAGAATCAAGTTCACCAACTGCGCTAACTGCCTGTGTAAGTGCTTTATTTTGCTTTGCCATAAATATCTCCTTGTTAAATTCATTATTGCGTTAAACAGAACTAAAGTCAACAGAAAAAAGAGATATTATTAAGATAAGGAGATTTTTATGACCAAATTGTCTAAAAAAGAGAAAAAGTACGTATCTGGACTTATTGCTAAGAAATTGGCCGAAATGGGCGTAAAAGATGAAATTCAGATGGTTAATACCGAAAAGTACGGTGTTAGACCTGCTCTTAATGAAACAGGTGAGCCCGTCCTTAATGAAGAAGGGCACCCTAAATTAGAAGTATTCTTTAAACAGCAAGCTATGAATCCTGTACGTCGAACTATCCGTAACCTTAGAGATCAGGGCTGGGAAGCGTTAGAAGCCTTCTTAGCTATTGAAACAAAGCCTCAACAAGAGGAAGCCTTAGAAGCAACTGTAGAAGCAACTGCTACTGAAGAAGGACAATAAAATGAGAGTACGCAATGGTCAAAGATTCGATCTTTCGTTCATAAGAAAAGACTCCCTTACCCATAAGGCTTTGACCAAGCGTTTTGGTACAAATATTAATGAAATCCATGATATCTTATTAAATAACCCTAACTTCCGTATAGCATTGAACTCCATGACTTTTGATTACACAAAGTATTCCATTGGTATCCACGCCAATGGTCTTGAAAAGTGGGATTATCCCTCAAAAGAAAATGATTACGGCAATAAATCTGAAGAAAAGCAGCAATACGATGTTGAGGGTCATCGTTATGCAGACGTATATGCCGAAGTGACTTTGAATTTATTTGACAAAGAGCAGCGAGATATCTATATCCAAAATCTAAGCCATACCATGACTCTCTTATGGGAATCAACACAAATCTTAGTAAAAGGGCTCCTAAAGCCTCTTTTTAGAAAAAAGTTTAGGCTTGTAAGCAAAAAGTATTACAAACCCCTTAGCGGCCTTAAAACTTATTTTCATATTTTAAAACAAATTCCAAAGGCTTTTTCTAGAAAAACATCTCGCTATATTTGGCAGATCGACACACATGAAAATTTTATGAATAGTGCCCTAGAAGAAATTGCTTACTCTAGAATTGAATATAAACTACCTCCTAAGCTTTTAAACGAACAGCTTGAGATGGAGATAGAAAATGTTAAAAGCGAAATCGAAAGATATCCCAAAGATCTTTTAATGGGGGTTTTTGGTTATGATAGAATTGACAATGCTATGTGGATTAGGAAAGATGACCCAACAGTAATAGTTGTAGATACAGAAGGCTATCAAAAAGAACTTAAGGATGGCCTGTCTAATAAAGATGTTAAGAATATTGTAGAAAAATGGTTAAAATTAATATTAGGGTATAATGCAATTAGAGTTAAAAGTACCGAAGCCATTGCATCAAAAAGCCTAGACCTAGACCTTAAGGTTAGTTTACTTGAGATGGAAATGGGAGAAGTTTACGAAATTAAAAGTGTGAGCGATCTATACGCATTACTGGGGATAAAAAATGGCAAAGATGAAAGAGATCGAGAGTAAGTGGGATGCCCTTAAGTTAGATAGGGTATTTTTTAACAACAAAATCTCTCAATACTTCCATAAGTCTAAAATAAGGCATACTTTTCTATATGCAGCAGGGTTTGATTATTATTATGAAAGTTGTAATGGATATGTAGCTCGACATAGACATGGCGCTGATGTAAACGAGTTAACAGTTAAAGCTAGATTATCAGATCAAAGTATTAAAGTCAGAAAAGAAGGCAATCTTCACTTAGCTCAAAATACTCCTGTAACAGAAGTGAAAGAATCTTTAGAATTGATGGGATTCAATTTATCTTTTTCTATCTATAAAGACTGCGATATTTATTTCATTGAGGAAGAAGGTGCTGAGATTAGCATCGTATGGTATGCAGTCGATAGACCTAAGTCTAAAATGAAGAGACGCTATTTTTTTGAAATCGAAGTCCAAAATGCCCCTGAAAAGAAAAGCTTAAAGCTTCTTAAAAAGTGGACCAAAATTGCCTACAGCTTATTTCATTTATCTGATGAAGATTTGATCCACGATAGCTTGTATGAAATATATTCTGGTAAAAGATATAAAACAGTCAAAAGGAAATAAAAATGAAAAAAGAAAGGGCAGGTAGTGTAGTTAATTGTGAAGAATGTAAGGCAGAATTCTATATATCCCCTGCTCGACTGAAAAATAAAACTCATACTTGTTCAAGGGAATGCGCTGCAAAAGTGGCCTCAAAGAAAAAACCTAAAAAAGATGGGGAACAATGCGTTAATTGCGGTAAAGTAAGCTTTTATAAACCTTCAAGGAAAAAGCGAATAAAAGGATTTTCATGTTGCTCATTGGCTTGTCGTGGAGAGTATCTTAAAACTGCTTATTTAGGAACAAAAAATCCTAATTACAAAAAAGCTGATATTATATATAAGTGGTTTTACAAAAAAAATCAGCAGATACAGCATTCAGCTAAACAGAGAGGTCTAGACTTTAGTTTAACCGCAGAAATGTTACTTGAGCAATATAAAAAACAAAATGGCCTATGTTATTACACAGGAATACCTTTGCAATTGTCAAAAACTGATCAATGGAAAACTCAGGAAGAAGCTTCGCCGGATATATTATCTGTAGATAGAGTAAATTCAGAAATTGGGTATATTGAAGGGAATATCGTTCTATGCTGTCTTGCTGTTAATAGAATGAAAGGCTCATATCCGGCCTCTGACGTAATGGGTATGTTTAGTTATATTGCTGCAAAACATATGAAAACTTGCTATGCTGAAATAAAGCGAGTAAGAGAAAATGCAATATTGCCACATAAAGCATCCTTGGGAGATATTGGGTACGACCTCTATGTATCTACAGTTATTGATGAAGGCACTTATCTTACAGTTGGTACAGGGATTGCCATATCTCCTGCAATAGGATGGTATTTCGATGTAGTTGCAAGATCGTCTTTACATAAAAAAGGGCTAATGCTTTATAATTGCATAGGAATTATAGATAATTCATATCAAGGTGAAATTATATTAAAATTATTTAAAACTACTTCGGACAGTTCTGTCAATGTAGGTGATCGTATAGCTCAATTGATTGCTAGGCGCTACACGGTAGTTGAATTGGAAGAAGTTTCTGAGTTTAGTAACGAGACAGACAGGGGAACGTCTGGTTTTGGGTCAACCGGAAAAAATTAAATAAAAACCCCTTGACTTGTGGCTCAAAGTATATTATTCTGGGTTTACAAATAGGAGGTTTTTATGGATACGTTACAAGTCGTTTGCACTACACTTACAGTATATGTTGGCCTTGAACTTTTAGTTTTGGCCGTTTTATTGAAAAGATCTCATTCGCTCAGGCAGCGAATTAGACAGTATTTTCTAGGAAATACCGAATATAAACTAGACAGTATTCAAAGCTATCTTCAAGATAATTTGCTCGAAGTTCAAAATCTTGCTAGTAAAATCGACAAAGAAATCTTAAATCAAAAAGCTTTTAGGCATTCAATCCGACGAAGAGTTTTGGCTCAAGAGTCTAAACTGAACGGGTCATTTGTACTTACAGACACAACAAAGGCTAACCGACAATGATCTTATTAATTAAAAAGCTCTTCAGTTTTATTGCTTCAGATAAAGAATTAACAGATTGGAATTATAGGCTTTACTGCTCATATCAAGAAAGCCTATATCAAAGATTAGGAGATTAATATGCTTACATTAGAGCAAATAGCCCCACCTACAGTGTTTATTTTAAGTGCAGAATCGGATAAAAACAGTGTTGCTGAAAATTTAGCAGCTACTAAAAGACTTGAAGAAGTTTTTGTGCATAGCAATATACCGAATAAAAAAATATTTTTGTCCTACAAAGGCAGGGAAGAACTAGGGTTTCTTGTAGTAGGTGAAGAACATGAAAAAGAAGTCCTTCATTTAGCTATCATATTCAATCAAGATGGGTATGTAAAAAGCGGTACTTCTAGAAAATCACAGTTTGTTGGCAATGGCAAACCCTCGTTCGATTTAGGCAAACTTAAGCCTTCTTCAAAAGAAGTGGCGAGAAGTTTAACTAATTGGGTTTATTGCCCAAAATTAGATCAATACTACATTTTCGAGTAAAATATGAAAGAATATCTTAAAGAAAAGAAAAACGTGATTATAGGAGTGGCACTAATAGTGGTGCCATTCAGCAGCATAGCCTACGGAGCTTTTTTAATTTATAAAGGGGTAAAAAAATGGAAAAATGGCAAACATACAGAATCAAAGGGACAGAGCTTGAAATCCGAGACTTTGGACCAGAATTTGACGGAAAACCAGTAGAACTGTTTCTTCCTGGGAATGAAAAAAGCGCATTAGATGACCTCCAAGATACATTCAGTTTTCTTTTAAAAGAAAAAATAGAAGACTATGGAAATATTTTAGATGAAAGCGACATGATCATTTTGATGGCTGAGCTTAAGATTGAATTGGCAAAAGCTGCTGTTGTGCCTATGCAGTCTTTACCTAAAATCTATTTTCACGAATTATCGGGTAAATTTTACGCTTTAACGGGTGAAATGATGTTTTTTGTGCCTAAATTATTAAAAAATGCTAAATCGACCGTATCACATTGATAATTTAAAAAATTGTACAAAAACACTATTGACAAAGATTTGTGTTTTATGTATTCTAAGTAAGTAAGCAATAAAGCTTATACAAAAAGGAGAAGTTTTATGGCTCATGAAATTCAAGAAAAAGACAATATGATTTATGTAGGTGAGCGCCCTTGGCATGGTATTGGAACACCCTTTATTGTTCCTCCTACCTTGGATGACGCTATTGTTGCAGCTAAATTAAACTGGACTGTTAAAACAGCCCCCCTATTTACTGCTGCTAACGAAAAAGTAGAAGCATTGGTAACTCGCCGTAGCGACGATAATGCTATTCTTGGTGTAGTTGGACCTAACTATCATCCTCTTCAGAATTCTGATGCATTTAAGTTTTTTGAGCCTTTTATCGACTCTAAAGAAGCTTTCATCGAAACTGCAGGTAGCCTTAATAACGGCAAGCGAGTATGGGTTCTTTGCAAAATTAACCGTGACCCCTTGGTTATTAAAGGTGATGATACTGTAGAAAAGTTTATCATGCTTTCTAACTCTCATGATGGTACAATGGCAGTACGAGTAGGCTTTACTCCTATTCGAGTGGTTTGCAATAACACCTTAACTGCTGCTCATAACTCACAAGCTTCATCGCTTCTCCGAGTTAAACACACTAAGTCTGTTAATCAAAACCTTGAAAAAGTTCGTGAAATCATGAACTTGGCTAATCAACAATTTGAAGCTTCTGCAGAACAGTACCGAGTTTTGGCTTCTAGAGAGATTAACTCTAAAGACTTGGAAAAGTACGTTAAGCTTGTTTTTAATCAGAAAGCAACAGAAGAAAAGTCTTTAGAAGAGATCAATTCACGGGTACTAAACAAAATCATCCCTCTCTTTGAAAAAGGTCGAGGTAATGATATGGCTGAGATCAAAGGCACTTACTGGGCTGCTTATAATGCAGTAACTGAGTACCTTCAATATGAAAGAGGTGACTCTAACGAATCACGCTTTGACAGTGTGTGGTTTGGCTCAGGGGCTCAGATCTCTAAAAAAGCACTAGAGGTAGGTCTAGTAATGGCAAATGTTGCCTAAAATCAAGGGGCTCTTCGGAGCCCTTTCCATTTTTGGGGTATAATGATTTTAAGGGATAAGCTATGAAAAAAATGCAAAGAGACGATATAGATAAATTTTTTGATTACGAGATTTATTTACCCACCAGGACTTTGTATATGGGTTCGGCGTCTTATGACGAAGAAAATGGCGAATCTGGCACTGATGGTGCTATGGCCGAAAGAATTATCAAAGGGCTTCACATTTTAGACTCTTCCGCACCTTCAAATGATCAACCTATTACTATTATAATGAACAATCCAGGTGGTGATGAATATCATGGGATGGCTATTTACGATGCAATAAAGTCTTGTAAAAATCATGTTACAATCAAAGTTATCGGTCATGCCATGTCTATGGGCTCTATTATTTTACAAGCTGCAGACCATAGGGTTATGTCTCCTAATTCACGAATGATGATTCACTACGGAACTAAGAGTATTCAAGATCACGCTAAAAACTTCTACAAATGGACGGACGAAGGTAAGAAATTTGACTCCTGGATGGAGCATCTATTTTTAGAAAAAATCAGAGAAAAGAATCCGCATTTTACTTTAGCTAAAGTAAAACATATGTGCAATTTTGACACCTTTCTATCGGCAACAGAGGCTATTCAGTTGGGGCTTGCTGATAAAATATTAGGAGAAGATGAATGAAATTTAATAAAGGGTTTTTTACAGTTTTAAAATGGACAAATTTAGTATTTATGATTTTATCAGCCGTGCAAATGTTTACAGTTAAAGACACTAAAGAAGCTCCTGTGTTTGGCTTTATATTACATTTTTTTGCACTATACGTTTCCCTGGGAGCTATAGAAAAGATTGAAGAACAAGAACGTATGGATACAATTAAAAGCATGATTGAAGCCGGAAAGATTAAACAAGTAGAAGATTTAGATAAAAAGGAAGAGGAAAGTGAATAGAGTAGTCTCCTTTAAGGCAAATATAAACCCTAGCCTGGATATACCAGCTAATCAGTCTCATCCAATCTACGATGAGTACGGGTCATTAGTTGGAGCCTTCAATATCAAAGAAGAAGGCGCAGTGATTGGGTTTTTGTCTACAAAAGGGTACGAGCTATCATTAGAAATATCTCTAGGCGAACCCTTTTACATTACATTAAATCCTGGGGACGATGGAAAAATAGAAAAAGGTCTAGTAACTAGAAATAAAATTGGTATTAATTCAGCAAAAATCTCTAAAATTGAGGAGTCGTTATGAGTAAAGTTGAACAAAGATTTGGTATGTTGCACGGATTTCCTGAATTTGGAGGTAACTGTATTTGGGTTACAGATTTTGATCAAAGTGCCACCCTGAGATTTTTTGAGCAATTTCTTGAACTGGAAAAAAATCCAGCCGTTAAAATCATCCCCGTCTTCATCAGCAGCTACGGTGGAGAAGTTTACTCTCTTTTAGCTATGCGTGACTTGATGAAAAGTTCAAGCAAACCAGTGGCCACTATTGCTGTCGGTATGGCCATGTCCTGTGGAGCTTCACTACTTGCCGCTGGGACTAAAGGCTTGAGATTTGCTGCAACTAGTACTGATATCATGGTCCATCAAGTAAGCGCAATGACTGCAGGTAAAACATCAGATGTGATTGAAGGAGCCATGGCTATTGCTAGACTTAACGACCAATGGCTTAATCTATTTGCTAAAGATACTGGCCGCCCCATCCATAAGATTAAAAAAGCTATTACTGATCGCCATAATACTGATTGGATTATGTCTCCTGAAGAAGCAAAGCACTGGGGGATTGTAGATGAGATTGGCCTCCCAAGACTTATGAGCTATGAGCCAGAAGTGGTCCTAGCTAAACCGTTATCCTTTGACTCTAAAAAAGCTTCTAAAGCCAGAAAAAGACCTAAAAAAGAGGAGCCTAAGCCTAAAAAGGACGAAGCCAAGACTAAAGTCAAGAAAGATGAGCCTAAATCTAAAAAGGACGAAGCCAAGACTAAAGTCAAAAGCAAGAAAAAAAACACCTAAAACCCTAATCTTAATTAAGAAGAGAGGGTTCAAATGAAGATAGTTTACAGGCTTTTAGAGCAAGTTTTAAATGTGAATTCCTTTTATGATGTTGATCGCTATGAGGTTATTCAAGGCAATCAAGAGACTGTTTATTTTAGGCTAAAAGTCCAAAAAGAAACTACTCAGGATAATAAACTCCAAGATATGCGCTATATCCCAGCCGCTGGGTCTACTGTAGAAGTTACTCTAAGACATATTGATACCAATAAAACTGTTACACGAATTGCTACTATGGCTTTTCCTAGTGATGACAGATCTGTATGGAAATTTGACATCTTAGCGACTGATCGCTTTGCGTTTGACAGCATGGAAGTTAAACTAACTGAAAACGGTGTAACAAAACGAGTTGTTGGAAATTCATTTCTAGTTTCTACTCCTGCAAGTGGAAGCGACAACTACTGTTAGGAGCAGAAATGTCTAAAGATCTTAAAAACGCAAAAAAAGCTCCAGGATCTATATACCCAGAATCGGCTATAGATGCTGTAGGATTAAAAAGAGTAGAAAGTTTAATTACTGCTGAGAGGGTCATCTCAAGATTTTTAGGCGGTATTGCCCTTGTGTACCCCACTACAAAACAAAAGATTACTCCAGATGATATCAATGATGCAATTAATCGTGCTGCTAACTTAATAGAAGCAGAGTCTCAAGTAGACGTACAGCCAGTTGTTAGAAGAGTCAGGCTCCCATTTGACCCATATCTTTATCAGTCTAATATCTGGGTTGAAGTGCCGTATAAGCCAGTTCAAAAGGTCATAAGACTCGCTATCTGCTCAGCTTCCTATCAAGATACATCTGAAGAAAACCAAGCATCTCAGTATCCATCAGGCGGTGAAATCTATAAGATCCCGAATGAGTGGGTAGACTTATCATATGCTGCTAAAGGTAAAATCTTTGTTAACCCAATTAACCCAGCCTTTACAGCTCTTGGAACTGGTACAGCCGTATCTGGACAAGCCGGAGCTATTTTACAATTTATTGGTCAGACTGGATGGACACCTGCCTATTGGACAGCAGAAGTTATTACAGGTTTTTGTACAGAAGATGGAAACGTGCCAGTGATAATCAACGAAATGCTAGGCATGAAAGCCGCTATGTTAATTATTGACAACTTAATTCCATCCTACAAAATCGCATCCCAGTCTTTAGGGATCGATGGCTTATCTCAATCAGTAAGCGACCTTACTTACCAATTATTGCAACAAAAACGTCAACAACTGGATGCTGATCTAGCCAAGCTCATAAAACGAATTAAAATGATGTCTGGCAACACAATGTTCGTTTCTAACGTATAAGGACGACAATGAAGCTAAAGGATTGGCTCTCTAAAAGAACAGAAAGCATTAATCCAGTCGAAAAGACTGTTTCATATATTCCTTTATTAAATTCGCTGGAAAAAAGTTTTGGTGACGAAATTTATCCAGTAATTACAAAACATATCAGCAAAGATCTTACCACCAAAGAGGCTAAAAAACTTGCTTTAGACCTATTAAATAAGTCTTTTAATTCTTTAGTAAAAACAGAATGGATTGAAAGCTATAAGTCGCAGTTCCAAAAAGATTATGCCGAAAAAAGTCTACAAAAAGATGTGGCTCTACTTATAAAAGGCTTCAGTATATCTTCTAGTGACATGGAAAATCTAATCCTTTTTGACGGATTAAATAAAAGTATGGCCGAAGCTCCTCCTAAGTATGTGGGTGAGCGTCATTCTTATAAACCGTATATTGGCAAAATACATTCTGATGGTAAACTATCCTGGTATTATAACGACAATCAGTCTAAAATTAATGATACTGAAATTGCTACAGGTTTTCAAAATTGGCTAGAAAGAAATCATTCATCAGAAAATCACCCAATTATTAGACAATTTTTTAAACAAGCAATGTCATCAGACACAAGACACGCAGTTCCTGCCAGAGACAAAAGTCCTGGACCAAATATGGTTAGAGCTAGGCATCTTAAAGCTATAATGCAAAATAAAGATGTAATGAATTTTAATGTAAGCCCTCATAAAATATCTATAGCACTTAAGCGTCACATTCAAGGTGAGCCTATTCATGAGTGGGAATTTACACCTAAAGGCGGCATCAAAGATATTCAGCATCAAAGATCTGGCCAAATGGCAAAATCAGAAGACTTAGAAAAAGGTTTACATGGCGATTGGAAAAAAGAGGGATATAAGATTGTCGCTAATTATAACGAAGATGAAAAACAAAACAAAGCGGGACTTGCAAACGCATACACAACAAAAGTGTTTGATAAAAACAATAATCACGTTGGCGAAGCTAGCTTTGTCTTACACCCCAATGGGGACGAAGTAAGCGTAAGCTCTTATGTACATCCAGACCACCAAAGAAAAGGTATTGCCACAGCTATGTATCAAATGGCAGAAAAATATTTTAATTTACCTATAAAAGCCGAAACCCAAACCTCTTCAGCCAAAGCTCTTTGGTCCCAGCCTAACCGATCTTTCGGTAAATCAGAAGAGCTTAACAAAGCCGTAGATAATAAAGACTGGTCTAAAATCGCTAATAAGCATTTTGAAGATGGCGCATTAACAGTTAATCATAAAGGTCATATAGAACAATCTTCCGTTGACCCATCATATAATCACTTACTTTCTGCCCCACAAAAATTTAAAGGACATAAGCTTAGTGGTGGTGGAATCTCAGCTAAAATGGTTCATCATATGAATGGTTACTACGATGAAGGCGGAGACTTTGTTTCTACACCGCAAAAAACAAATACTTTTATGACAAAGCCATATCATAGAATCCCAGAAAGTCACACAAAATCATGGGTAGATAAGCCTATTTTAGGTTGGGCTACAATGACCACAAAGAATTTATTCAATGCAGGCGGCATAGGGCATTTAGCAGAAGACGTGCATACACATGAACATGAAGGTGTGCCTGTAACAGTTCACAAGTTTGCTAAAGGCTATTCTCCAGTAGCTACTGATGAAACTCTACATAAAAAACAAATTAATCCAGATGACCTACAAAAAATTGCTATTATGGATTACCTGACTGGCAATAACGACAGGCATAGCGGAAACATCCTTACATCAAATCATCAGGATGATGAAGGCTATCATAAACCGCTTGCAATTGATCACGAAAGAAACTTTCAATATAAGAAAAAGCTAAACAGTTTGGGTGGGAAATATCGCCCTATAGATGAAAGTGAAACTCCTCAAGCATTTATGCAGCGCCCTGGAATGAATCATGTTAAACATCAAGCTAGATGGTTTTCTCATGAAGAGCCTGTCAATTGGTGGGGCCAAAATAAGCATAAAATTAAGAATCAAATGGAAGCAGAACTTGCCCATATAAATGATGAAGGCGTCAGAAATCACGTCAGAGACAATTTTAACCATAGATGGGAAAAATTAAGCAGTTGGGCTGATAATCTCAATTCGAGCCAGGACTTTTGGAACAAAGACGACTTCCATGTACCATTTAAGGACACAAGAATTATTAAACAACAAGCACCTAAAATTACTAGCAAATTTATCACTGATCAGTTTAAAGGAGACCCAAAAGCGGCCATCAATCAAATAAGTGATATAATTAATTCAAAGGGTAAGCTTACCGCTAACCAACATCATGCTGTTAAAGCTGGCATGGATTCGGTTATCAGAAGCTTAAATCCTGAGCAGGCTAAAGACTTACTTAATCATGCTCTAGATAACCCTAAGCTCAACACTAGCGCTCTAAGGAACCATCATTTGGACCTTAAAACTGCCCTGTTGACGGGATTGTCCGATAACAATATGACAGAGCATATGCGATCAGTGGCCGATCACATAGACTCCCTACCTGAAGAGAAGAAAGGCTCTTTACCCCAATGGTCTGAATTTTTCAGACGTAATTTGGCCAGATAAGGAGTTTTTATGTATATATTAAAAATAGAAGACCATAACGGTAACGAAAAAACCTACAAGATAAACTCCAAAGAAGATCTGCGCCCACTTTACGATGAGTACCCAAATCTTGAAGATGTAATGATGCATTCACATTCTTTACAAGAAGGCTTAAATAATATAGCCGATTACCTTTCAACGGGATACTCTACAGCAACTGTTGAATCAACTGAGTTGACCAAAGGTGTAAAGTCTGCATTAGCTGCACTAGGTATCGCTCTAGGAGCAGCCGTCCCTACAGCCCATCACTCCATGAGCGAAGCTGCTGTACCTAAAATGCAATCACAATTAAAACTAGATGATTTTGGCTCTAAACCAGAAGATAAATTCCTCTGGTCAGTAATGCAGGTTGAAAGCTCAGGCGGTAAAAATCTAAAGCATCAACCAGTAAAACATGGACCCTTAAAGGGGCAAGTAGCCATGGGTCGATGGGGGCTTTTAAAGCCAACTACTGATGAAATGATTACTCGCATGGATCGAGAAGGCAAAGCCACACATGAGCTTAAGTCTATCCTCAAAATGGATAGAAATACTGCTGAAAAATACTTAAGAAAAAATCCTCACGTAGAAACTCACATAGCAAGATATATGGCTAGGTTGGTATCTAAGCGATATAATGGAAATCTACACATGATGGCATGGGCATGGAATGCTGGTCATAATACTGATAAAAGTAAAATTACTAATTCAGTGCTTTTAAATTCTGATTATGTAAGTAAGTTTAAAAATGCCCATAAACTTAACCCATTCAGAGACCAAAGATCAATTGCCTCTGTTATGAAATCCCAAGGCACTTCTGACCTAGTTGTTAAAATAAATGAGTGGTTCCAGAAAAGGCTAGATAATGCTAATAAGCCTCTAAGGGATAGTACGTTTGTTCAAGACAAAGGTCCGGTTAGAGATAAAGAATTAGATAAAAAACCATCTGATGATTTAATGGAAAAACTAAAACAGCAAATTAAAGGCAAGACCTAATCTTAATATTATGAAAATAGATGCAAGCCAAATAAAAGAAAAATGTATCGCAGGGTATTCTAACTCCTCGCCAATAGTCTATGTATATAGCCATGGAGGACTTCATGCATTTTTCAAAAAAGAAGATGATGGAGCAATAGTAGCTATTGGAGCCGCCCCTCATAAAGGTATTGCCAAGTTCTTAGCCTTAAAAAAAGATCCAGATATTAAATGGGAAAAAGACTTCATTGAGGAAAAGAATCTATCTAAATCAGAAGAAGACATATTCCTTCAACTTAGATCAGTAATTTTTTCCAAGACTTTGGAAATTAAAAAGTCTGAGTCCACTACTTATTATCTTTATGAAATAAGCAAAAAGACAATCGAAATCTTAGATAAAGCAGAAATTGAAAATAGAGTCAAAAATAGTGCAGTTGATCTATACTCACTCGTAAGAAATACAGACCTTAGTCAAGAGCCTCAACTCCTTATCGACACAAGTTTTGTCAATGGGAGAGTGTAATGTCAGAAAAAAGACAAGGTGGACCTAGAAAAAGGGCATCAAGAAAGCCACAAGATACCCAATTGTACTTTAATATTGAAGGGTATCAACAATCTTTCGATAAAGAGGCTTTTAGTGCCTTGGTTAGAAGCCAGGGTGTAAAGCTTGTGCATTACAAGGCTATCCCAGACCCATCAGGAATGGCTTCTATTGGTGATATTCATGCAGTACAAAGCCAAAGGTCTAGTTCTGATGGTTTTATTTATAAAAAAGCTGGGACCATCCTTGGATTTTTTTCAGGTAATTCATCTAATTTCCAACTAGAAAACGAAGGGTTCATCAAAACAGACAGCGCAGTCATTACTTTGCCAGATTATTATGAAGATTGCCCAGACAAAGAAGTGATGGTAGCCCCTTACGATAGGTTCTTTTTAGCTGACATTGAGACTAGAACTATAGCCTCTCAGTATGTAGAAGCTTCGGTTCTAGGTGTAGACAAACTCCAGTATCCAGCAACTTGCGTAGAGTTTTTGATTGATGCCGATGGTATTGAATATGAAGAAGGTAAGCATTTTGAAATAACTCAAGATGGTTTTATTAAATGGACTAGTCAGCAAAGACCAGTTTTTAATGAAAAAACGCTAAAAGGCACAGTCTATTCAATAAGATACAGGTATACCCCTTATTTTGTTATTATTAGATTGTTGCATGAAATTAGGGTAACTAACATTACTGACCCGAATACATATGAGAGAAAACTTGAAAGAATGCCTTATCAGGTTCTAGTAATGAGAGAACACGTCTTAAGTGACCAAAACCGTAGTCCTTTAGATAACATGACTGACATGAGATATCAAAACGCACCTCCTGTAGCTGGAGTGACCGGACCTAGTGACGACAACTCAGATGGCGGAATGCTTTAAAGCCTAATCTTATCAAGGTAATAATAGGAGTTTACATGGCAAAGAGAAGATCAAAACCCTCAGACAAAACGCTAGGCGGAAACGTAGCTCTTGACATTGGTTTTAACGAGTATGCAGGAGCCCACAAAGTAATGGCTTCCGTTATGGGTAAGATGCTTCCACTCGGGGCAACTTCTACTGCATTAAAAATTGATGCAGGAAAAACTATCGCATTATTTAACAACAGTGGCTCTACAGTATTTTATTTAACTAGCGGTGACCCTGCAATGGCTGCTCCTACTGGTGGAGCAAACGGAATTCCAGTTGCACCATATTCTTGGCAAATTATTACAATGGCTGGTGATACAGTTCTTAGATCAAGCTCAAGTTCACTGTTTGCTTATGAAGTTCTTGACGACACAATTTATCAATAAGGTTTAAATGAATTCATCAAAGGAATTACTTAAAGCTATAGTTGGCAAAGATGGTCTTGAGACTTTAGAAAAAGCCATCTTTAAAAAGAGGACAAATGCTGTCATTGATCCTCTTGAATACTATTTGCCTTTACTAGTAGTCCCTAGAGCTATTCTTTCATGGTTAATTCAAAATATTAAGCCAATGAAAATCGATGAGCTTAAAACCTTAGAGTTTCCAAATAATCCAGATATTAAAATAGAAATACAGAAACAGGACGTAGATCAGTACCGTGCTGAATTTGTAGAAAAAGGAAGAGTCATACACTCTTTTGAAAAACAAAGTTTACCAGCAGTCTCTGGACACTTAATGACTGTAGGCGAACTCTACGACTCTTTTTCATCTGAGAAAGATAAGGCTGATTCTGGCTCAAAGGAAGAGCCTAAAACAGATGAAGTCCCGTCTTTAGATGTAGCTAGAAGTATAATGGCCATTGGCCGTATTAAAATTCCCAATGAAGATCCAGAACAAGTTAAATGGGTTACATCTCAAAGTAATGTAAAAGAATTATCTGCCGTTATCGGTAAACTCGTAGATGCATTAGTTGCTAAATCTTCTAAAAAAGAAGAAACTTTAGATAAAGCTGCAATAAAAGAACAAGAAGATCAAAACATCGAAGAGACAAAATTACCTGAAACTAAGAAGCCAGCCCCTAAAGAACAATACGATGAAGTTAAAGTAGCAATTCCAAAAGTAACTGATTATATAAAAGATATTACTCCAGAGCCTAAAGAAGCTCCAGAATCAAAAGCTGCATCAAATGCAACTATAACTGTTTCCCAATACCTTAGAAGAAGATCTAAGGGGATGACTAAATCAGAGATCTTAGCTAAGCCTTACCAGTCGGAAGCTCAACGCCGCTGGGCTCATACAGAAGCTGGAACAAAAGCTTTAGGTGGAAAAGAAAAAGTTAAGCATTGGGATAAAGAATCTAAAGGCAAAGATTTACCTGAAAAAGTAAATAAAGCTGAAGAAATAAATTGGGAAAATAAAATAAAAGGTAAATCTGGCTTTAATACCGAAGTTGTAGGCGAAGATGATGATTACATTGAAATAGAAGCTACTCATCCTGAAACAGGTGCAAGAGTTGGTTATGCCACTGTTGATAAACAGCATCCAGAAGACTTTAATTTTGCTAGAGTTGGAGACATAAAAGTAAATTCTAAATGGCAAAATAATGGAATTGGTACAGATATTTACACCCATGCTTCAAATTATTTAAAAAAGCCATTAAAAATGAGCCGAGATATTCAACCAGCTGCTAGAAAATTACATGAAAAATATTCTTCATTTATACAAAAAGCTGAAATGCCTGGAGGAGCTGCACAGCCTAAAAAGCCTGCTATGCCGCAGCCTCCAAAACCACCAGTTCCACCAAGTAAAAATCCAGCAGGTGCCGCAGCTAAACAAGCTCAGCAATCCGCTAAAGGTAAAATGGCTACCCCAAAGCCTCCAAAACCAGCAGCAGGCTCATTAGGACCTAAGCCTCCTAAAGTTGGGGCAATGACTAAAAATGAATACTTTAAAAAGAAGCTTAGTAAGTCAGAAGTTACAGAGTCAGAATTATACTCTCATTGCGAAATCTGCGGAACTTCTCAGTTTAAGAAAACAGAAAAAGGGCCTGAGTTTAGCCCATGTGCCTGTTTTTCTGTAGTCAAAAAAGATGAAGAAGGCAACTCTAAAAAGTTTGTCAATGTATTAAGAAAAAGCGATGGAAAGTTTGACTTAGAATTTTCTCCAGAGTCTGACCCAGAAACAGTTAAGTTATTTTTACTTTCAATGAAGGCAAGACTCTTAATTAAAAAGAACCACGGATTGTAGGAGGTCTTATGTCGAACCAAAATATGATCTGGGTAAGCATTGAACTAGACGCTCTCTCTGACAAAATGCGTGAATATGCCGATAAGGGTTACTTTAGAGAAGCAAAGGATCTTGACGCTACATCTAAGGCATTAAGTGAAAAATTAAAATCAATGATCGGTCAATTTGGCGGTACATTACATTTAGCCATAGTTGATAGATATGCACTAGAAATCCCTATTTCACTAGCTGAACAGCTCAATAATTATCTAATCCCTATGGTTGAACAATACTCAACAAAAGTCGCAGTAGGCATTGGTCTTAATATGGAAGAGGCTGCTAAAGCTGCCAAGATTTCAGCATATTCCGGCAAAATAGAATTATTTGACCCATCCGTACATCAATTTGAAAAAGCAGAAGAGCTTTATCTTGATCCGACAGAAGAATTTTCTCCAAATATTTATGACAGATCTGATCCAGAATCCCCTACACCTAAAGGTAAAGAAAAAATCAAAGAAGTCCCCCCAGCAACATTCCTTGACCCTAATACTGCAGCACAATTAGATATGGCAGCAGTTCAAGCTATTTTACAGCAGCTTATGGGACCAGCACAGCAATCTCAACAACAAATGCAGCAACAGATGCAACAACAGATGCAACAGCAGCAAGAGCAAGACCCTAGAGACTTAAGAGAAGCTTTAAACGGTGGGCAAGTTGAAGGCTATAGTCCAGAAAAATCTCAACAAGAAAAAGAAACTGCTAACTCAGAACCGGAAGATAATGAGCCACAGCAGGCACAACCAGAAGAAAAAGACGAAAGTACGGATAAGCTTACTACTTTACTTGGCACTATTAACGATAAAATGCCTCAATTAATGGAACTTCACGACAAAAACCCAGAAGCCTTCAAAAAGATTCTTGGATTAGTAAATAAAGTTGTCGCAATGGCTAAAGACAAAAAAGCTAAGGTAGAAAAGTCTGAAATAGACAGTATGACTGAGCAATTAAATAAAGCCATTAAAGGTCGATATCCAGTAGGTACTATTAAAAATAGAAAAAAGAAAGTCGTTGTTAATGGTAAAGCAGTTTGGAGATCTGTCATTTCTGGAATGGTCAGAGATAATCAAGGTCAGCCTATTTCCGTGAAGTCTCACAATGCTAAAGCTGATGACGGAACGGATGGCATGAGAAATGAATAGTTTTAAGATAAGCGTAAACATTGAAGAAGTTACTTCAAAACTAAATCAAACCCAAGAAGCAATTGAAAACGTATTAAAGCCTGCTATCGAATCAGTTTCAATAGCTACCCATGCATTTATCTTAAATAAGGCTAACACCGAGCTTAGTGGATTTAAAAGAGAAATGTTTTTAGGCTTAGGTCAATATGCCAAAAAAGCTTCTGGACAATCTAGTAAAGATGAAAGAGTGGATTCTACCGCAAAAAACGTAAGATGGATAAAAATATCTAACAATATGTGGGTAGTTGAAATAGATGAATCTGCTAAATGGATTGAAGAGGGTAGACCTGAAACGTCAATGGCGACCGACCAATGGCTTTTAAAACCAGGAAAAGCAAAAATAGCAAAAGACGGCTCAACTTACCGATCAATACCATTCAAACAAACTGAAGGTAAAAAAGATGCCCCTGGAGCCAAACCTTTATTTGCAGAATTAGTAAAAAGAGCTGCAAAAAGGCAAAATGTTTCACTGACAAAACCTGAAATCGGGTTAGACGGAAAGCCAAAAATTGGCATAGTTGCAAAACTTGATATTTCTCCGACTATGACAAGATCTGAATCCCCTGTTTTATACTCCAAACCAAGGACTCTTGAAGAAGCTATGGCCACTGGACTTCAGCCGCATGGCGGAATATTCAAATTAAAAGGTGCTGTTGTAACACAAAAATTAAATAAAAAAGGCAAACCAGTAAAAGAAACAGTTGTTTTTAGGACAGTTTCCTCTAAACATAAAAACGAATCTAGGTGGATGTATCCACAAGTCCAGGCATTTAATGCTATTCCTGCGGCTCATAAATGGGCAGAAGAGCAAATTAATGCTATAATAAAACAGATAGAACAAGATTTTGCAAGGACTTAATTATGGGAATTTTAGCTACAGATATTCTAATAAAAAGTGCTATTGAGGCAGCATTTGCTGATCTCAGAAAAAATTCTTGGATTTTAGATGAAGTTTTTGGTGATTTAGCAAATGATTCACTGTCTAAACATGAGACAGGCTATAAAGAAGTAGTCGCTGCTAAACAGTGGTTTTTAGAGCAAAATATTGATGTATACCTAGCTAATAGGTACGATACCCCTAGATTCCCATGCATCACTGTAGTAAAAACCTCCTCTTCTGAAATGGAAAACAGAGCAGCTCTTTCTGATACATTATTTGAATCAGAAGTTGATGCTAAAGACATTACCAAACGTGTACAAAAAGTTTACGATAACTTTACCCCAAAAGCTTATGATAGGTCTACTGGTACGGTAACTTTACCTGATAGCTTAAATACTGCTATAATGGCACCCAATCAATATCTTGTATCCAAAAAAACTGGAAAAGCCTATCAAATCACTAGCCTTATAGACGAATCCTCTTTTACTATTGACCCTAATGTCAAAGATGATTTTACAGAAGCCTATATTGTCCCTCCAACCGTAGTATGGAATTTAACTCAAGAAGTTACCTTTCTTGCTGAATCATTTGCAATTGGACTGCACACGCAATCCGACTTAAATCAAGCCTTATGGCTAAGACAGCTAATGCAATACATCTTTCTCAGATATAAAGAAGCCTACCTTGAAAGACGTGGATTTGAGCTTTCTACCTTCAATGTAGGTGCAATTGAGCAAAACCCCCATTTTAGCGGAGTGGAATTAATCTGGTCTTGTCCTCTAATGATATCAGCTCAAGTTGAAGCTACCTTTGTTAAATATGCCGCACCTAAACTTTCTAAAGTTACTGGCGGAATAAAAATAGCTAAAGGCCAAAAAACTCCTGAAGAATACGCTGCTCATCAAAATATTCAACCAGTTCCTATAAATCAGACTCCTGCTGAAGAAGTGCCTACAGCAAATACAGATCCTCAACAGCAAATTACTGAAATTACTGTAGAAATTAAAACTGACGAGAACCAATAATAACCCTAATCTTATGTTAGTATGAAAAAGATTGCGATTATTGCTATTCAGCATCCCACAGAAGCAAATTTATACTTGCATGGCCTTAGAGCTGATAATGCAAAATGGGCTTTACCAGGAGGACATTTTATTCCTGGAGAGCTTCCAGATGAAGCAGCCAATCGAGAGCTTGAAGAAGAAACAGGCTTAAAGGGTATAAAATTAGATAAAGTCGCAGAATCTACTACTAGTACTCATAATTTACATTTATATCACCATAAATGCACATCTAGTTTAAATTTAAATTCTCAAAATGACCCAGATCAAGAGTTTGTTACATTCAAATGGTTAGACCCAAAAGAACATGAGAATTTACACATACCTAAAGAAAATAATATACTTATACATCATTTGAAAAATAGCGAAATAAAACCATTTGTTTTTCATGAATCTGATCAAGAAGATGAAGTTGATGATGGACACGACCATTTTGGTTATCCAATTAAAGGTTTTATTAAAAAAACTGAAAACATTACTTTTGAGTCTTTAAAAAAAGGTAAAAAAGATATTTTACAGGTTTTAGGCGCAGAAAGCATAAAACCTGAGCATAAAGAATATATTGATTGGGCACAAAAATTGCCAAATTCAAATTGGCAAACTTGGGCCACAAAGCATTATAAGCAAAAGCCACAGGATTTTACACCTGAAATTAAACAAAAAATAGAGCATTTTGCTGGCTCTCAGCATATTCCTAATATTGCAAAAGTAACATTTGATAAAAGTCATGATTTACATTCAGGATTAAACTTACTTCATTCCGCTGAACAAGATTACACTAAAAAACTTTCTGAAAACACTAACCTAGTTACGCCAACACAAAAAACTCAAAAAGTTGTTAACGGTGCTACTAAACCAAACAGACATTGGTTTGGATTAGGAGTTGGTAGCTGTAAAGCTGAAGGCAAAGCCATGGGGCATTGCGGAAACAGGCCATCAAAAGTAGATGGGGACAAGGTGCTGTCCTTAAGGACAGAGCATAAAGTTGGAGATAAAACATTCCATGAACCCCACGTAACTTTTATTTCAAACAATGGGTTTTTAGGTGAAATGAAAGGTCGAGGAAATCTAAAACCTACAAAAGAATACCATAAAGATATAGTTGAATTGTTAAAAAATCCTCAAATAAAAGGTATTATTGGTGAAGGGTATAAACCTAAAAATAATTTTCATTTTTCTCATTTATCTACAGAACATCAAAATGAAGTTTTAGCTCATAATCCTAATTTAATTACTGACACAACATCTAAAGAAAATATAACTAAAATATTAGATACTAAATTACCTGTAAAATATCTTCACTTAATTGGTATAATAGCTAAAAATCCAAACCTTGATCCTGTACATCATGCTAAGCTAGTTAATACTAAAGATTTTTCTGTTAGATCATCAATAGCTAAAAATCCAAACCTTGATCCTGTACATCATGCTAAGCTAGTTAATAGTAAAGATTCTTATATTAGATCATCAATAGCTGAAAATCCAAACCTTGATCCTGTACATCATGCTAAGCTAGTTAATGATGAGGAGTCTTATGTTAGAAGAGCAATAGCTTCAAACCCAAACCTTGATCCTGTACATCATGCTAAGCTAGTTAATGATGAGGAGTTTTCTGTTAGAAGAGCAATAGCTTCAAACCCAAACCTTGATCCTGTACATCATGCTAAACTAGTTAATGATGAGCAGTTTTCTGTTAGATCATCAATAGCTGAAAATCCAAACCTTGATCCTGTACATCATGCTAAGCTAGTTAATGATGAAGTTTTTGCTGTTAAATCATCAATAGCTTCAAACCCAAACCTTGATCCTGTACATCATGCTAAACTAGTTAATAGTAAAGATTCTTATATTAGATCATCAATAGCTGAAAACCCAAACCTTGATCCTGTACATCATGCTAAGCTAGTTAATGATAAAGCTATTGATGTTAGAAAAGCAATAGCTTCAAACCCAAACCTTGATCCTGTACATCATGCTAAACTAGTTAATGAT